GGTGGTGGTGAAGAAGAAGGAGGAGGTCTCTTCGCCGGCGACACAACTTCTGGAAGTATATTGTCCGCGCTATCAGAAATAGATGGATCCGATGATGACAGCTCAGAAGAAGATGACGAAGATGAAGTGTCTTATATGTCTATAAAGGACGATGAAGCCCCTGCAAAAGCTCAAAATCAAATAAGAAATGCTTTTAATGAACCTATTAAAAAAAATAGAAGAGTTGTAAACGGACCAGCCTCCACACACATGCCTGACTTCTTAAAAATGACTTCAACTGGTAAGCCTGGTCGAGCGCAAGATTCTTTAAGAAAGCCATATGATAATGATTTTGTTACTAATGCATTTGCTGAATCTTCTTTACCAAGAAACTCTGAAATGAACTCTTTTATCGACAAAAAGATATCTCAGCGTGCAATAATGACAAAGGAGATAGAAGGGATATTAAATAACCTTAGCAACTCAATAGATATATCTAGGGCGTCTATTCTCACAGAGTCAAGCAATGAAGATGGAATTGTAGAGATTGACCTTGAAGAATTAGGAGAATCAAACAAAAATGAGTAAGCCACACAACAAAAAGCGGAATGTGGGGATTATCTACGAACAGCTTATCAACTATACTTCTCAATCATTGATTGAAGGAAGAAAAGATGATGCCGAAAATGCCATGTCTATTATTAAAAGAAATTTTAAGAAAGGGTCAGAGCTGTACAAGGAATTTAGGCTGTTTAATGCAATGGTAAAAACTTCAGTTCCAACTTCTGCATTAGCAACAAGAATTTTACAAGAAGCCAAAAAAGCTGCACAGGATCATGATGAGAAAAAATTAAGATCCGAAAAGTCACTCTTAATAAGAGAGATTAATCACACACTGCCAGAGGGCTCCAGCCTTTATTCTAGAAAAATACAAGACTACAGAACTTATGCGACTATTCAGACACTTCTTAATGACTGGAGATCAAAAGCCTCTGAAGACTTTGCCCGAACAACCCTATATGAGACAAAAATACATGACTGGCTTTTATTGGAAAAACAAGAGGCTAATTTAGAAAGTGAAAAAACTGATGACATTAACAAGCTTACTGTTAAAATAATGACGGAAAAGTTTAATGACAGATATGGGAACTCGTTAAGCAAAGAGCAGAAAGATATTTTAAGTGAGTACGCATTTTCATCGAACACTAATAATCATGTGAGTCTTACACAAAAGCTCTCCAGCGTTCAAGGCAAGACACGTAAAAATATAAATAAATTTTCTAAGAACTGCTCTAATAAGATTCTTAACGAAAAAATAACTGGTGTTAAAACAATGGTCGAGTCATTAGACTCAAAAGAAATAAATGATGATTCAATCTCAAAATTTCTATTATTGAGTCGACTCAACAGTGAGTTAGAGGAGAAAGAAAATGTCTAACAAGCTTAAACTACTTACTGAGTGGGCACCTTTTGAGTACTCTTCAGAAATGATCAAAGAATCCAAAGATCTTAACGGCGGAAAGATTATTATGAAAGGAATACTTCAAAAGGCAGAAACTCTAAATCAAAATGGAAGAATATACCCAAAAGCTATTCTGGAAAGAGAAGTACGTAACTATCAAAAGTTTATTAAAGAGAGTCGAGCTTTAGGGGAGTGTGACCACCCAGATTCATCAGTCGTTGAGCTTAAAAATGCTTCGCATATAGTAAGAGAAGCACATATGGACGGAGACATATGTTACGGAACAGTCGAGCTTTTAGATACACCTAGCGGAAAGATTCTTCAAAGTTTAGTCGAGTCCGGGGTGACTTTAGGAATTTCTTCTAGGGGAGTAGGCTCTACAAAAGCCGACGGTGAGTACCAAGTTGTGCAGGATGATTTCCAACTAATTTGCTGGGACTTTGTTTCTGAGCCGTCTACTCCTGGGGCTTTTATGATGAGTGAAGGCGTAGAGGTAAATAAGAAAGACCTTAATAGACACTTTACTAAAACAGACAGAATAGATAGAATCTTTAATGATATACTAGACTGGGAGAAAAAATAATGGGAATGAACTATCCTAAGCCGCACCACAATCATGTGTCTGAATATCAAGTATCAGGAATTCCATTTGTAACCGCATCTGCATACAATGAAGTAGAAGAAGGCTCCGCGATTTGTGTGAAGTTTCCTTATGTGACACAGTGGGTGCAAGTAGCTTCCTATGGCTACGGAGGCTTGCAAGTAGGGTTTACTGAAAACGGCGTCTTATCAAAGGAGACTGCTAACTACTTTATTGTATCTTCCGGGTCGATATCTACCTCTGCCTCGGCTGCCGCCGTAAACACTGAGCCAACTCAGAAGCTAAATGTAAGATGTAAAGAAATATGGATCACAGGCATGACCAGCAACAGCAACCAAAAAGCAGGATTTGTTGTTCTCGCAAGCCTAACCAATGTTCAGAGCAGAGACTTTCCAACATTGACTGGGTCAGCTGGATTCGAGGGAGTAGGTTAATCCATGGCTAAGTTATCTAGAACAGCACTAAAAGGGATTGTAAAAGAATGTCTTATGGAAATATTGTCTGAAGGTCTTGGAAATGAATCTTCTGGTCTAAACGAGTCTGTTTCTAGAAAGTCTAGACCTAAAAGAAGAGCTGCACCGAAGCCTTCTCATCGAAGCTCAGTAGATACAGTTTCCTTTAAAACAGCTGTGAATAATACAGTGAGTAAGGTAACAGATGATCCTATAATGTCAGCAATACTTTCAGACACAGCTGCAACTACGCTTCAAGAGCAGTTAACTGCCGGAGAAACACCTTCTGCACCGACAGCATCAGAAGAAGGAGTTCCTCTAGCTGGCCTAACTGACGATATTTTTGGAGAAGCCTCACAAAACTGGGCTGATCTAGCATTTTCTGATTAAAATCTTCAAAAAATGACTTCACTCTGTGAAGAAGATTTTGTTCGGAGATGATATGTATAACAAGGACATACCCTTTTTGAGGAGGAGCATTTAAATGAGAAGAAGATCACAGAACAAGAAGCTGACCCCTAACATGCTTCGTAAAATGGTTCTAGAAGAAAAAGCCAGAATAATGAGAGAAACTTCTGACCCTATTGACGCTGGTGTTGAAGATCCTGAAGATGTCGATGCTGAAGAAGTTGAAGCTAAAGACCAGGCAGACACACTGGCAAAAGACATAGATCACATTAAAGCACTAAAGATAGAAGAAGACAAGATTCGTCGTCACTATCGTAGAATCCAAGAGGTTAAAAGAGCTTTAAAGAAAAGAATTGTTAAAAATATATAAGCATTTATTTAGGAGAAAAAAATGCCTACGCACAATCAAGGAACAGTAAAATCATCAGTAACTGAGTTTTCATTAGGGAAGACTGGCACAAACGCTGTTGCAACCATATTTGGAAATTCACCAATTCATTCAGGTGAGTTAACAGAAGCATCTGTAAAAGAACAGTACCAAAACGAAGTATTGGATGCAGAAATTAATGACGGTGGGCATACTTTTGGAACCTATAAAACAGGATATGTCGATGCTCCTGATTTATCTGAAGTGCCAACAGGCGACGGAGGGCTTCCAGCTTCTCCATATGGGCCTAATCCAATGTCTCCAGGAGAAGGTAGTGCTAATCCGGCTGATATGCCAGAAGCACCAGGCGGATGGGCTGATTCTCAATTAAGCAATCCTCCGTTCTCAGGAGTAGGCTCTCAGCTTTCACCAAAAGTGGCTTCTGAAAAGATATCAGGGACTACATTAGGTGCCTATGTTCTAGGAAAGAGCCCTGCGTCTGACGAGTAATATATAATGTCAGGAAAGATGCATTTTCAAACTGTTGACATTGTTTCGTCTAAAAACTATTCCTCTGTTCTTAAGGGGACAGTTAACGCTGCCAGTGATCCTGCAAGGCTCAAAGAATCTTTTTCTGCATCGCCTATTTTAAATAATCAATATGATCCTAAATTGGTATTCTTCGAGCTTGTGTTAGACTCTGAAGTAAAAGACTCCGTAGGAGACTCTGCTTCAATAGGAAAAGGGCACTGGGGCCTCAGCGCAGACTACAAAAGAGACTACTTTATTGACGGTGCGTCAAGTGATCATTCAGCTCCTAATTTGCTTGAAGTTGCGCCTTCTGCTAATGGAGGTCCTGGAAGTCCATTTACTCCAAACGGAGTATCTTCAAATTCTGATGGAATGTCAATAGGCACGGGGCAGCAAGAAGTGGCAAACCCCGCCGAAAATAAGACGTCTAGAGCACCTTTTGTAGGCAAAGACGCTGACTCTGAAGACGCGCAGCCTTCTTCAACATCTGAAATACATAGATCGACAACACTAGACATGTTTAGTCAGGATATTCCTGCTGGTGTCATGGGAAGTAATACTGGACCTGCTCCTAAGCCTATAAGCTAATATAGAGCATATTTAATAAGCAATATGGCACACGCTTTTGTAAATAGGGAACCTGGCGCAAGTGATAGACACTCACATATAGGTCGCGCACACGCTCGAGATGCTCGTCTTGACTTAGGGTACGGAACGCTAGAGCCAAAATATCACATTGAATTTGAGCAATCTTCCAGTTATCCGTATCTAGATGATGACGTTGACCTCCCGGAAGAAGATGTCATCGATGATAAAGACGTGGACAAGTTTCTTGCAAAAACAGGTTTAGGAAGAACAAGGTCAGACTTTGGTGCAAAGTATGGAACTGACCCCTTTTACTTTGTCGCAGGTAATACTAAGCTTTCTGATTGTTTTTTTCGTCCTGATAATGTCTTAAAAGAAGTTGAGACGATGGCCACCGCTTTAAAGCAAAAGCCTTACATGAGGCAGTCAGCAAGACTTTCTAAAAAAGGAACTGTAGGCGGCTCAGACGATCAGACAGACGATCACTTTCGATCGGCAAGCGGAGGCAAACACGGGGTTTTTCGCTACAAGCCCGCAGGCTCAAAAAAAGGTTACGCCGGGCAAATACCTGACATTATGAGTGATACCTTAGATGACGACATATCTAATATTAACACATTCAAGCTAACTGATATTCTTGATGATGATCTTTTGGCTTTAAAAAAACCGCTCGATGTTCGTGCGAATGTCGGCGCGCTCAGTCAAAAAGTTAAGGAAGTCTAAAGTGTCGGCAGTTAATGTTTCTGTAAAGCTTGGGGGAAGAATAAGAAATTCTGATCAACTTATTAGAAAGTTTATTAGAAAGTGCAAGGAAGAAGGGATTGTAAGAGAGTACAAGAAGAAACTTTTGCACGAAACTAAAGGACAAAAAAAGAGAAGAAAAAAGAGTGAAGGTAAACGCCGCGCTCAAAAAAAAATAGAGGATGCAAAGTCAAACAAGACAAATGCAAAATCAAAGACTAAAACAAGGAAAAAGAAATAGAAAAATACGAACAGGTAAAAACACTTTGCCTGATCATATTTAGTTCTACTACCGACTTGTAGAGAGAGTTATATGTCACAAAATCTTTATCATGAGGCAATTGCAGAAGCCAGACAGCTAAGAGAAATGGCCGAGCAAAATGCTAAAAACAAAATTATTGATGCCGTTTCGCCCAAAATTAAACAGATAATTGAAAAGCAACTCTTAGAGGTTGATCATGAAGTCGATGCTGACGCAGAAGATCTACCCCCAGAAGAAGGAGTTGATGCAGCTGTTTTAGACTTAGACGGAATGATGCCGCCAATGGCAGAGCCTGCCGGAGATTCTTCGGCTGCAGCAAATATTTCAATCGATCCTACCGGAGAGATTAATCTTAATGTTGGCGGCGTTGAAATTGAGATAGAGGCTTCTGGTTCCGGTGATGAAGATGAAGATCTAATGCTGAATCAGGAAGTTGCCGAAGCACTAGCACGGATCGTCGGAACAAACGGAAAATCTCCAAAAAGAGTATCCCGAAGATTAAAGATTCTAGAAGCAAGAGTAAAAAAACTCTCATCGGTAATCGAGGACATTCAAGAGAGTGGAACTCGATCACAAAAGATGGCAGCAGCAAAGATTTTCGAAACACTGTTGAGAGAGGCAGTAACTTTGAGGCGCCAGGTCATACTTACAGAGCAGGACACAAATAAAAATGTCCTAACGAGACGAACTAATTCTATTATTAAGGAGATGAATCAAATGTCGAGGCGAAGCAATAACGATATCTTCGATTTCTTATTCGAGGGTGAAGTAACAGAAGAGCCAGCCGCGGAAGAGGTGGATGTCGATGCCGCTTCGACTGCCCTAGAAGATCTAGGCACCGCACTAGGCTTGGAGGTATCTGTCGATGAAGAAGGCGGAGAAGAAGAGGAAGACGAAGGTGCAGGCGAGCTGGATCTAGGTGAGATGGACGAGATGGAAGAGATGGAAGAGACTTATGAGATTGATGAGTCTGTTCTAAGAAGAGCTCTTCAAGATATGCGCTCCAGACGTCTTAATGAAGAAGGCGACCCAGTTGACACTGACCCACATGCTAGAGACGACGACGGCGAAGTTGTTGGTCATCTTGAGGTTGAGGTCGACGAGGATGATCTTCTCAACGCTTTAGCTGATGAGCTAGGCCCAGTGTCAGAGCCAGAAGTTCCAGGAACTACTGCTCCAGGCGCCGGCGACGTTGTTCCAGAGTCACGTCGCAGATCGCGCCGAAGTCAACGCATTGCTGAGACACGCAGAACCAATCGAACAAGAATTAGTGAGGCACGTAAGAATCGTGCTCTCCAAGGACAGCTAGTTGAATACAAGAAAGCCGTTGGTGCTCTTAAAGGACAACTAACTGAGATGAATCTTTTCAATGCTAAGCTTCTTTATGCTAATAAGCTTATGCAGAATAGAAATTTGACCCCGAAGCAGCAGCGAGCCATTGTTGAGGCCTTAGATAATGCCAAGACCCTTCGTGAAGCAAAGCTTCTTTATAAGAGCCTGACCAGCTCTCTCAGAAAGCGAGGTAGCTCTCTGAACGAGAACAGGTCACTACGGACGCTCGGATCAGCCTCGAAATCAGCACGTTCGGCACAGCCGATAACAGAGGGTGCTGGTAGTGTTGATCGGTGGGCAGTCCTCGCCGGTATAGGCAATGACTAACCATCTATTAACTTAAGGAGATAAATTATAATGTCTAAGTCATTTTCATTAAATCAATTGACAGAAGGCATCCGGAAGCGTCATCTGGGTGCGCAGAACAAGCGACTAGTCGAGAAGTGGTCCCGAACAGGACTCCTCCGCGGCATGGACGGTGTTCACAGAGAAAATATGGCGCGCATGCTCGAGAATCAGGCATCCCAGGTACTGAAAGAGGCATCAGATCTAGGCGGCGGCACTGCAGGTAATGCAGATATCCGTGGTTTTACTAACGTTGCATTTCCAATCGTACGTCGAGTTTTCGGTGGATTGGTAGCCAATGAGCTAGTATCCATCCAGCCGATGAGTCTTCCTTCAGGACTGCTCTTCTATCTTGACTATGCCTACGGTACTAACAAGGGTGCTTCAGGAGCTAGCGCTGGTTTTAACCAGTATGAGTCTGGCAAGTCAATCTACAACAACCCAACAGGTAAGGGTGTACGTTCTGGTTCTCTAGGATCAGGCGGACAGTACGATCTTGCAGGTGTAGGTTATTCTAGAAAGTTTGCTACTGTAACTCCTGCTGACTTGAACGAAACCGCGAAGGTTTTCAGCTATCAGGGTGCAGACTCTCCAACTTTCCAGTCGTCTGATGCTCGATTCGGTCGTGCACATGCAACAGGTTCTGATGCTAAGCTTCTTCAATTCGATCCTCAGCTTATAAGAGAGATTGAGGAAGGCGCTCCGGACACAGAAGGTACAGGACAGTACTTCTTCCTAGTAGTACCATGGAATTCGACTAACTTTGCAAACATGGACACAACCATGGTTCAGGAGATTGGTCTCGTTACAACAGGTGCACTGGCGACAACCGCAGGAAATCACAACTTGTGGCCAGAGGCATTCCAGGGTGGAAACACATGGAACCTACGTCGTCTTAATCAGCTAGGTACTTGGGACGGATCTACTTTTAGAAGTAATCCACTCATCGCGCAGGGTGCTGCTCAAGCACACGTGCTAATGGTTCTAACTGGTTCGCATATTCTTTCGACAGAGGCAGGTAACGATACGAACTCCGACTCAGCTTACCAGCTGCACTTCCCAGAGAAGTTAGCTCTAAGCACAGGAGACGGCGATACACTCGTGGTACCAAGCTTCGAGTCGACCTTCACGTCTAACGAGCCGACAACCGCTCCGGTCATTCCAGAAATCGACATCAAGATTGAGTCGGTTGCTGTGACCGCGGTAACTAGAAAGCTCAAGGCTCGCTGGTCGCCAGAACTGGCTCAGGACCTGAATGCTTACCACAGCCTCGACGCTGAGGTAGAGTTAACTCAGATCCTGTCTGAGCAGATTGCTCTAGAGCTTGATCGTGAGATCCTTAACGATCTTCTACGACAGGCTTCCGGTGCTAATCTTTACTGGTCACGTGCTCCAGGCAAGTTCCTTAACAAGGAATCAGGTGCTGAGGTGTCCAGAACGGATACGCTCTCTCCAGGGCCAAGCTTTAGTGGAACAGTTCGTGAGTGGTATGAGACTCTCATTGAGACAATCATCGACGTTGCTAACCAGATTCACCGCAAGACCCTTCGCGGTTCAGCCAACTTTATCGTTGTTGGACCTGATGTGGCTACCATTCTGGAGTCGTCTGTTATGTACAAGCCTTCCTACACCCTTGACGGTGATGGGCAGGTAGGTGCTCCGATGACACTAGGTGCGGAGAAAGTTGGTACTCTCAGCAACCGCTTCACGGTTTACAAGGATCCTTACTTCCCACGGAATAAGGTTCTTGTCGGCTACAAGGGCGGAAGTTACCTTGAGACTGGCTACGTCTACGCTCCGTATGTGCCGCTTATCGTCACACCTACTATCTTCGCTCCTGAGGACTTCACCCCGCGTAAGGGTGTTATGACTCGCTACGGTAAGAAGATGGTCCGAAGTGACTTCTACGGCACCGTAACGTGCGCAGACATGAACGTCATCTAAGCTCATTGAGCATTGACACAATGTCAAGGGGCCACCTTTTTAGGTGGCCCCTTTTTTTATTTTAAAAGATGCAACATATTTAGATTTACGCATGATAGGAGGAAAAAATCATGGCATTAGGAACAACTAAGAAATCACCCAAGAGCAAGAAGGCAGCACCGGCAGTAAAAAAAGCTGCTGCCAAGAAAGTTACGCTAGAGGTAGGTGTAGAAGTAAACACACCTGATTCTGGAAAAGGCGTAATTGCAGAAATAAAAGTAAAGCCTCTACTCACAAAAGTAGTAGTATCACTAAGTGACGGCTCTAGAGCAGTATATTTTGATCACGAGCTGAGCTAGTTCGATCTGATCAGCCTATTTAATAACACAAGGCTCATTCTATGTAATCACCCGACACCCGCGGGAGGATGAGGCACCGGGAGCAAGGAGAAAGATTATGCCAAAGCTAACTTATACACCAAAAAAAGGACTAGTCCAATCACCTGGAACAGGTGTTGATCTAACCGCAGTTAACTCAGACGTTTGCTCACGAAGAAGAGTCATTTCTTTAACAAACGCAGCGACTACTGCCAGAGTACTTTTAGCGTCCGAATCCGGCGCTCTAGTATCATTGGACAATAACACAAACACCGCCACAACTATCACTGTAACAATGCCGGCAGTAGCCAGCTCCAAAGGTGTGTGGTTTGACTTTATTCTGCCAAAAGATGCTCAGCACAATGACGCTGATATTATTCTTAAAACAGAAGGAAATAGTGTTGACTTTATCGGATCAATCGTTGGCGGTGAGGCGTCGAACGCTAACCTTCTTACTGTAGCACACAGCAAGATCGAGAATATTCCAGACGGCACCGACGGCAAGAAGTTAGGTGGAACAACACTAGGTTGTGTCTGTGATGGAAGCAATTGGTATCTGACACACTTTACAACACCCGCTGACTATGACGCAGGTAGCAACGCTGGCCTTAAAGTTTCTGCTAACGTATAATTTTGAAACAAGGAGAAATATCATGCCAAAATTAACATATACAACTAAGAAAGGCCTCGTAACAGCAGCCGGAACTGGAGTTGATCTGACTGATACATCTTCAGATGTCAGCACTCGACGTAAAGTCATTGCTTTAACAAACGCATCGACTACTGTCCGAGCACTATTAGCAACAGAATCGGGTTCTTTAGTGACGCTAAACGCTTCAACAAACACAGCAACGACTATCACTGTCGGTCTTCCTGCTGCAACAAAATGCGCAGGATGCTGGTTTGAATTTGCCATTACAGCAGACGCAGGTAATGCAGGCGCTGATGTGAGCATAACAACAGGTGATGATGATATCGATATAATCGGAGCTATCATTGCCGGTGAAGACAGCAATACGAACTTAGTCACAATTGGCGGGAGTAAAATAACTTTCGACGCCGGCGAAACAGCCGGTCAAACATTAGGTGGAACTTTTCTTAGTATTCACTCCGATGGAGCTGATTGGTACGTTAAGCGCTTCGTGACTCCATCTGACGTCACAACCGCGCATATAGGTTCGTCATCAAAGGCAATTATAGTTGCTGCTGCTGCGTAATTGACCCACAAAAACTTGTTGTTTTATAGGAGATCCTTTGGGATCTCCTTTTTTTTGCTTTGCAAAAGCATAATTAAGTCTATGGTTTCACAAAAAACAAAAGAAAGAAAGAGTCTAAACAGGCTAAAGGAATTGTGTGATCAACTAAGTGATCGAGATGAACAGCTCAAGAAGGATCTGCAGTTATTCGAGGGATTCTTTTCTACCTTTCCCCTACCTGTTACCATGTGGTCTATTGGAAAGGATCACAGAGTGCTCTCTGTGCGTGGTGAGGGATACACCTGTTCTAAGGCAACGACGCTTGAAGACATGTTTGAGTGCCCACAGCTTAGAGACCAAACCATAGAAAAACATGAGCAAGCGCTTGTAGGAAATGTCGTATCTTTTTTTGTTGAAGCCGAAGACAGAGTTTATTGGACAAAACTAGTGCCTAGGAAAAACGAGAGCGACGAGATTGTAGGGGTGGTAGGAATTTCCTGGGACGTAACAACCAATGCTATAATGATTCACTGTTTAGAAGAAATTATTGTAATGCTTGAAAACGATGTACCTCATAAAGAAATTATGCCAACAGCCAAAAGAGGTCTTTCAGCCAGTCGACTAAGAAAAATGCTGGAAGACAAGGAGGCCTTTAATGCCTAGTGAAAGCCAAAACGGATGGAACGAATATTCTAGGCTAGTTCTAAAAGAATTAGAGACCTTGGCAGACGGTATCGATGGTCTCCGCGGAGAAGTTCAGGATCTAAAGCAGGAATTAGCAAAAATGCAGGTCCGAGAAGACAAAGTCGAAGATCTTAAAAGCTGGAAAGAAAAAATAGATGAAGTAGCATCACCTACGCAATTTAAAGAGTTAATGCTAGAAGTAGAATCCTTAAAATCATTTAAAGTAAAAGCAATAACTATTTTTGCAGTTGTACAGTTCGGAATGGCTTTTGTCGCTTGGGCGATGAAATTTGTTTAAAATAATATTCATTTTACCCCAGAAATATTCCTCTGTCGTCAAACATCGCTCTTCCAATTACATATTTAGTATAGAAGATTTTGTATCTACAATTGGGAGAGATTAATGTCGACATTTTCAAACACATTAAACCCAACACCTTTTTCTATATTTGATCAGGACTCAGATTTTCAATCTGAAGCTGATGCGATGGTCACTTTTGTAAAAAGAAAATTAGGTGATGACATCCTAAGTGTGGAGCTTACAAAGAAGCAAGTGTGGGCATGCTTTGAAGAGTCTTTTTGTGAGTACGGAGCCATTATAAACGAACATCAGGCAAAATCACAGCTAGCTAATCTATTAGGAATCTCTACAGGAAGTGTTCTTTCAGGATCTGAGCAGAAGTTTCCAAGAGAAAATCTAGAGTTTATGTTACGAAGAGCTGAGCCATATGCAATGGACGCCGGAATGGGAGGATCTTACAACACAGCCTCAGGATCGATCGATCTTGTCACTAACCAGCAAGATTATGACTTATACACAGAGTTAAAAAATGAAGATGGAACCGCGCTCTTCGAAACGCAAACTTCAAAATCAAAATTAAAAATTTTAGAAGTGTTTCATCAAAACCCACACGCAGCCTACAGATTTTTTGATACCACTAGTGCTATTAACTACCTTAACAACGAGTTTAGTTTTGAATCCTTTACACCGGAAACAATTTTTTATGTCCTCCCAATGTATGAGGATGTTTTAAGGGGTGGTATGATGGATATGTCTTCTCGCGTAAGAAGAAGTAATTATTCTTACAAGGTCATGGGAACTAAAATAAGAATATATCCAACGCCAACAGGACAGGATGAAAATGGAAAACCAAACCCAAAGAAGCTTTGGGTAAGAGTAGGGTTTAACCCTGATCCATTTGGCCCGGATTACGATGACGAGTCAATACACGGGGTGAGCAATTTGTCAAATGTCCCGTTTGGTAATTTAATTTACTCTAGAGTCAATAGTATTGGAAGACAGTGGGTAAGACAGTATACACTATCATTGTGTAAAGAACTTTTAGGGCTCATAAGATCTAAATTTTCTTCTGTTCCTATTCCTGGGTCTGAACTTTCTTTAAACGGAGGTGAACTTGTATCACAAGGAAGAGAAGACCAAGAAAAGCTAAAGACAAAACTAGTCGAGATGCTGACAGAGATGACATACAGTGCAATGCTTGAAGATGAAGCTGCTGCGTCTGAAAATTTAACAACAATTCTTAGAAACATACCCATCCCAGGCGGTAAAGCCATAATAATGGGATAGGAGTAAAAAATGGCAAGACTTTTCATAACACCTCGTGAAATAGACTTTATAAGTGATTTGACAAAAGAAGTCACTAAAGATGTGATAGGTCAGAGGATATTTTATTACAAAATAAGAGAAGATCTGACAAATGTACACACTGTATATGAAGAGGCACCAGAAAAAATATTTGATCCTCCAATTGAAATAGAAGCCCTAATAGAATGGCAGCCAGAAGAAATCGCTACAAACCGTTTCGGAAGTGAGGAGATATCGACTATTTCAATTTATTTGCACTCTAGAGATCTCTTAGATAAGGATATTGTTGTTGAAGAAGGAGACTATTTTAGTTATGGAGAGATGTTTTTTGAGATGACCTCTGTTATCGCAGATAAAAATGTCTTTGGACAAGTGGAACATACTGTAGGATATAAAGTAACAGGAAAGCAAGCAAGAGAAGGACAGATTAATTTACGTCCGCTAGGACCTTTGTCAGAAAACATTGACGAAGAAGACGCTGTGCAGAAAGAATTTGTTCAGCAGCGAGGACTTGAAAGAAATCGTCTAGGCGATACAGGTGACGTAAGAGAGCTCCAAAAGAATAAAAAGTTAGAAGGACCTCTCGAAACTGCAGAAATAAGAGAAGATGGAATAAGCTCTTCATTCTATGCTGATTAGGAGAAAATAATTGTCAACTAGACTAACAAAAAATGTGACAGATGGAAGCTCAGTAGCGACAGGGTATGAAGGCGATAATATTCCTGACGACTTTGAAATGCCAGCATGCACAATCGAAGATGTTGATAGAGCCCTCTTTAGCTTATTTGACAAAGAAATTCCTTTTCTGTACAAGCATAAAAATGTGACAAAAAAGATTCCTGTAATTTTCGCTACAGGTGAAAGGTTTGCTGTTCTTCGAAGAAAGAAGCCTTTAAGAGATAGAAATGGTGCTTTAATACTTCCGTTAATCTCTATAATGAGAACAGGAGTATCTCAAGAAGCTCAAATGGGACCAGGACAAAATGCTCCTATGACCATTAGAAAGAGACTAAGTCAAAACGATAGAGAATATCAACGTCTTATTAATAGAGTCGGTCTTCTTAATCAAGATGATGCCGCTTCTCCGAATCATAGAATAATAACAGAAGACGGTGTGCAAGATACAAACGCTCTGCCAGGAACTGTGGCCACGCGAAGAAGAGCGTCGTCAACGACCTCTCTTGATTACAGAAGCGGAAGACTTCTAGCACCAAGCGTGAGCAAAAACATTGTCGAAGTTCTTACTATTCCACCTGTAAAATTTTATACTTCGACTTACGAGGTGACTTTTTGGGCACAGTACACACAGCAAATGAACGATATGATAATGTCCATGATGAGTGTCTATCAAAATAATCATAAGCGAACATTTAGGTTAGAAACTGAAAAGGGGTACTGGTTTGTAGGATATGTGGGTGATGCATTAAGTCCAGGAAATAATTTTGACGACTTCACAGACAGCGAAAGACTAGTAAGATATAGTTTTGAGGTGACAGTCCCAGGTTATGTAGTCGGTGGAGAATATCCTGGTGCGCCGCCTTTCTTAAGAAAATTTGTTTCTGCACCTGAAATATCATTTGATAATACACAGACTAATTCTGCGCCTCTTGGAGAACTAGTAGGAAATGTTGCTAGCGGCGACCCTCATCGATATGTTCTAGAAGATCTCGCCACTGACGATGATCCTATTCCAGGCACCGGTGTGGCATCAAGAGGAAGATTAGATGGCCCTAGGACAATAGCTGATCCTAGGGACGCACGTGATATCACTGCTGCGTCAAACAATACATCAGCAACTATTGGAGGTTTTAAAGACGGCTCATCTGGGACTGTCTTTGTAAGAACTACTAGTGATCCTTTAACAGGTAAAAAGGTTTCACAAATTTTAAAAATAAAAACAAGAAATCAGCGAAAAGGTGAGACAGTTTACAGGGAACAGTCGACCATTGAGCTGGACCTAACAAGCTAATAAATCGTAGTGAGGAATTTTGTCCCCCATCGCGATACTTATCATAGGAAGACATGAGTCTAAGGAGATACTTGAATGGCTGAGCAGACTTTCCGATCACCAGGATTCTTTGAGAAAGAAATCGACCTATCTGCACGACAGGCTAGCCCGCTAGGCGTTCCTGCAGGTATTGTTGGTACATCTATAAAAGGACCGGCCTTTGTGCCGATCACAATAGGATCACTGGCAGACTTCGAAACAAGATTTGGATCTTTGGATCCTGATAGATTTGGGCCGTACGCGGTTAGAGAATTTCTAAAAAACCGTACGGCAGTAACATACGTCAGAACGTTAGGTGCAGGCACCAACGAAACGACTTCACACATTGAGACCACGAGGACTGAAGGAACGGTTCAAAATGCCGGCTTCGAGTTGTCACCCGTCGCAAAGGCCTTCCATGCCGGAGGCGTTGCAGGAACCGATGGTCTCACAAAGCATAAAGGCTGTGTACAGTTTCTCGTTGCATCGCACTCTATTGCTGAACATGCTGACAGAGGATTCCCTATCTTCCATGATAATGACTCCTTTGGAGAGCGAGGAGGTAGTCGTAAAGACGTAGCTCTTGTTCGCGGCGTTTTAATGACCACTACTGGTTCTCGCTTTGCTGTGATGGACTTTAACCAGAACTACGAAGACATACACCCATCCCAGGCTCATATTTATGAAGACGATGTTGCTACATTAGGAGATCTAGGCCTTGGTGGCGCAGACGCAAGAAATCACTTTAAGCTGATTCTTTCTTCGACTTCCGGTGCTGACTTTTCTAATGATGAATTTGCAGGGCTAAGAATTTACACTGCCTCTCTTGATCCAAACGATCAGCAGTACATCGGCAAGATTCTTAATACAGACCCACATAAATTCCAACAGGAAGAACACCTTCTTTATCTGGACTTTGCTGTTGAGCATGAATTAGCACCAGTCGTCGCAGGCGGCGTGGGTTCTGTGATGATTTGTTCCGGTTCTGATGGTATTACAGCCGACGGCGGAGACGGGACCACTGTCTTTAGAGAATTATTTGGTAAATTTAACACCAGATACACGACTCCTAAAACTCCAAGCATCATTTCTCAGCCTTTTGGTGCCAAAGAGTATGATCTCTTTAACTTTGAAACGATATCCGACGGCCAGTGGGGTAATGACAAGTTTAAGATCTCCATTGCAAACATTAGAAAATCAAGTGATCCAAATGATAAATTTGGAACTTTTGAAGTACAGGTCCGAAGATTTGCTGACAGTGACCTAGACACAGAAATACTTGAGAGATACCCAGATTGTAATCTGAATCCAAAGAGTGAAAGATATGTTGCACGACTCATTGGAGATAAAAAGGTATCTTACAATTTTGATGCTGATGATGCCGAAGAAAGAAGACTGGTAATTTCCGGAAAATATCCTAATATGTCAGCCAGAGTTCGCGTCAAAATGAACAGAGATGTTGAAAATCAAGAAGTTCCTGAAGAATCATTGCCATTCGGCTTTAGAGGAATCGAAATTCTTAAGACAAGCAATACTCTTACAGACACGTCTACCCAGCTAAAAGCTCCAGACGGCTCAGCTTTAGGTGACGATGCTCCCGCAACTGGCCGCCTAATAGGTTCTGGTTCAAATCTTATTTTAAGTGCATATAGCGGAAATGCTTTGACCGGCTCTATTGTTCCGCCGCTACCGTATAGATTTAAGGTCACCCGCGGTGATGTATCAAAGACCAATACAATAATGGGACATCCTGGAGACGACGAGAGAGTAGATTCAAGATTCTACTGGGGTGTTAAAGTTAAGAGAACCGCAATGTCGTCTTCATCCGGAATGGGGACACTGGATAACGCTATCTTAAATACAAACATGGGAACTGCAGTTAATCCTCTAGTAAAGGCCTACACTAAGTTCCAGGGCATCAAGAAGCTAGATACTCTAGTTACAGGTACTGGTGCAGACGTATTCAATAACAACAAATTCACTCTTGCAAGGGTGGCGCTATCTAACGTGCTTGTCAGTGATCACATAACTAATGTTTCAGGTACCGCAAAAGAGCATATGCTTGAAGCATGTTACCTTAGAAATGGTAATCCTGAAAGCAGCAAGTACACAATCACAGATCCGGGAGATGCCACCAGATCTAGAATTACAATGGCGACTCTTGTGCATTCCGCGTCAACTGTGTTTAACCGATTTACGGATTACAATAAGTTTACGACTATCTTCCATGGAGGTTTTGACGGTCTAAACATATTGGACAAAGACTCCCATCACATGACCGACAAAGCCGCGTCTTCCGATACAGGCGGACTGGCTGTTGATGGTGATCCTAATATCGGAATTGGAGACGGAACAAACAATCCATCAGGTGCAGGTGTTAAAAACAATGTTGTGAATGCATACCGGGTTGCTTCAAGAATCATAACTGATCCGATATCATCAAACATCAACATACTGGCAATTCCAGGAATTAGAGATGCTTTTGTGACAGACTTTGCTCTAGACAGAGTAAAAGACTACAGCATGGCAATCTACTTGATGGACCTAGTAAACTTCGGCGTCAACACCGCAGGCTCTTCAGAGCGTCTTTATGGAGACTCGTCGCTCAAACCTAATGTTAGAGAGACATCTGAGCAGTTTGAATCGAGAGCTATCGATAACAACTACTCTGCAACTTACTTCCCGGATGTGTTTATAGAAGATCCTGTAAATAATAGGAACGTAAAGGTTCCGGGATCAGTAGCAGGACTTAGCGCGCTGGCATACAATGATCGTGTGTCATTCCCTTGGTTCGCTCCGGCAGGATTCAATCGAGGTGCTCTAGATTTCGTAAGAAATACAGGTACTCGACTTACTGCAGAAGATAGAGATACACTCTACGATGCAAGAATTAATCCAATTGCCAACTTCCCGAACGGAGGGTTTGTAATATTCGGACAGAAAACATTACAGATGGCCAAGTCAGCTCTGGATCGTGTTAACGTTCGACGAATGTTACTGGAAGTAAAGAGACTAATTGTAGGCGTTGCTAATAGACTTCTCTTCGAGCAGAACACACCTGCAACGAGGGCCAGATTTGTGGCTCAAGTCACACCACTCTTAGCTCTAGTCCAGGCACAGGCCGGAATCGAGCAGTTCCGAGTGATCTGTGATGACACAAACAACTCTCAAGAGGATGTCGAGTCCAACAAAATGAATGGTCGAATAGTTGTGGTACCAACACGCGCTGTTGAGTTTATCGCGATTGACTTTATTGTTACGAACAGTGGGGTATCGTTTGAGTAAATCAGGCGACATATCCGCTAGGCATTATGAGGAACGTGTATAATGGCAGAATTGACGTTTAAGAGTCCAGGGGTAAGCTCTAGAGAGATTGATCTATCCGGCCCAACAAAGGCCAAGCCTCGGGGAATCCCGGCTGGTGTTGTAGGGACATCTCTTAAGGGTCGTGCCTTTGTTCCGATTTTGTTTCCCACATATCAAGACTTTGTGGCCGAATTCGGCGCATCTGATGGTGAAAAGTTTGGCCCTCTTGCGATTAATGAGTGGATGAAGAATGCTAAAGCAGGTGTTTTTCTTAAACTCTTAGGCGCTGGGGACGGAAAAAAGAGGACTAATGACGGAACTAACATGGGCCGCGTGAACAACGCAGGCTTTGTGGTAGGAAATCAGAGAGTTCAAGCTAATGGAAAAGTTGAAGACAATCCAAACGCTTATGCAGGGCAGGAAGCTGCCGTCCAAGCAACTGGAGAACTTATTTCTTGCGATGGTCAAACAGCCACATCTGCTGACACAGCTTTTACAATATTTGTTCCTGCAAATGCCGGAGGAGCTGCTACTGCCACAAAGATCATCTTGGACGATAGTGAAACAACCGACCCCGCGGGGGAAGGCGACGGCATTATTGCGATCGGTACCGGCGATAAGAATGACGCCCAAATCGCCGCGCTGATAGTCAAGGCGATCGCAGGCACGGCTGATGATAATATTGACTTCGCCACTGCCGGTGATGGTCAGACGGGAGTCGGTATCGCCGGTATCTCAGGCGAAGTGACTGATACCAATAAGGTAACAATAACAGTAACCCAGCCTGGTGCCAAAGGAAACAAAGTGGTTGCCGCTAGAGTTTCAGGTCTTGCGGGCATCGTTGCTGCTGCATCTCCTTCCGGAGGTGAAGAAGGACACACGGGGCACCGCGGTCGCACCTACTTCCTAGGATCATTCATGGCAGAAGCTCACACATCAGATGATGGTACAACTGTTAATGAATACAGTACAATTTTTACTGATGCACAGATCGGCATGAATGGGTCTAATAAGGCTTTGGCTAGGGTCAAGTCGCATCCAATTATTCGAGGTGTCTTAATGGCACCATCGGGTGTTCTTCTTTCTCTTTCCAGCACTTATGCTTCTGACAACGATATTCGAACAAATGTACCACCTGCTGGGGTATACACGAGCTCTATAGGCGACGGCGACGCAGGTAGCAGTGTAGGTTCAGTCAATGTTTCCGGAAATGACAATCAATTTGTGATGCTGCTTAACGGATTTTCGAACATTTCAGAGTACTCAAATGTCTTGACTGCCTCTTTCAACCCAGATTCACCATCGTATTTTCCAAAGATACTAAATACAGACCCTACTTTGTTAGAAACCAGAGGTCATTATCTCTATACATACTATGATGTTTACCCTTCACATGCTGATGTGACAGGATCAGGGGTTATGACTGCAGGGTCTGAAGTTACTAACCCTAGTGGCAAGATATTACATGATGTAGCATTCCTCTTGACAGGATCAAAGGCACACAACACCGGATTAGCTCTCACAGCAGGAACCACAGCAGGTATACCAAACTTTGAGAATTTTGAGGACAGATTTAGAACAGCTTTCTCTCCCTTTATTATATCACAAGAGTTTGGTGGAAAAAATAAAAATTTATTTAGAATACACGCTCTAGACGATGGATCATTTGCAAACGACCTGTTCAAGGTAACGATTGAGAACATACAATCATCAAACAATAAGAACGAACAATATGGGTCATTCGATCTCTTAGTGAGAGATTTCTATGACAACGACAACAACCCAAGAGTTTTTGAGACATGGAGAAAACTTTCTTTAAATCCTGACTCTGATCGTTACATCGAAAAAGTTATTGGAAACCAACACGTATACTTTGATTTTGATCAAAACAAGAACGCGCAAAAAGTAGTTTTAGACGGAGGTTTTGCTAATAAGTCTGCTTACATTCGAGTTGAAGTTGATGACATAGTGAAAGAAAAAGAGGTAGAACCGAATGCACTTCCCGTAGGGTTCCGAGGACATTGGCACCTAGTGACGAGCGGATCGGGTATTATGGAAGGCTGTCCAAGCACAGCCGGCGCAACTATTAAAGATTTAAGAAATGCGGTTCAACCTCCCGTACCTTTTAGAGAAAATATCGCTGTCAGAACCGGTGATAAGAAGCGAGTTAATAATAAGTTGACTTGGGGTGTCCAGTTTGAAGTAAACGATAGTAGGACAGAACCTAATAAGAGTGAACTGATAAGAACAGATATGAAGTCCTGGACAAAGTATTTCCCAAGATTCCACACTGATTTTCAAAATGTTGTAGTGGGAGACAATGCAGGGACCCAAGACCAAGCCGGAACTATTCTAGACGCAGACAGATTTAATAACAATAAATTTACTCTAGAGAGAGTCCAGGTTGTAACAGGATCAAATGATAAACCAGTGTTTGATCAGTGGACAGCAGCTGTCTATAGAAGAGACGGCAAGAAAGTTGATTTATCAGGCGCAGATGGTAATACCCACGCTGCATCTGACACAAGATTTCTAGATGTGCAAAAGGACTTTAATCACTTACCCACTAGAGAATTTTTAAAATTTACATTCCATCTCCATGGCGGCTTTGATGGCGTTGATATCTTTGATGAAGAAAAAGCAAAACTAACGAATACTGCTATTAAGAGAGAAGTAGACGATGAATCAAATCAGGGTGGGATCAAATCAGGCCCTACTGTTAACACTTATAGAAAGTCAATCGACATTCTTAAAGAACGATCTAATTCTGACATTCAACTCCTAGCAATTCCCGGCGTTCGTCATAAATCAGTCACAGATTATGCCATCGACGCAATAGAAGAAAGATTTGATGCACTTTACATTATGGACATCGAATCTCGAGATGAGTTAAACACAGTGGTTACAGGCTCAGGGGATAGAGTTCACGTCAGACACACAGTGAATAAGTTTGAAGAAAGAGACTTAGATTCTTCTTTTACAGCGGCTTATTTTCCGGATGTAATTATAACAGACCCAGCAACGAACACAAATGTTCAATGTCCACCCTCAGTTGCTGTTTTAGGCGCTTTTTCTTTAAATGACTCTAAAGCGCATCCGTGGTTTGCACCTGCTGGTTTTACAAGAGGCGCTTTAGACTCTGTTCTAGAGACAAAGGTAAAACTTTCTAGAAAGAATATGGATGCATTATATGATGCTGATATTAATCCGCTAAACGAGTTTGGCCACACACCGGGTGTTGTGGTCTTTGGCCAAAAAACATTAAAAGCTTCTGAAAGTGCTCTAGACAGAGTGAACGTAAGACGTCTACTAATAGACATCAGAAGAAAAGTTCGAAAGATAGGCGAGAGAGTACTCTTTGAACCTAATAGAGAAGACACCCTAAGCAGATTTTCTGCAGCTGTAGGCCCTGTATTGCAAAATATTCAACAGCAACAAGGGTTAAGTAAATTTAAAGTACAAATTGACACAACCACTACTACACAGCACGACATTGAAAATAATACTATCAGAGGAAAGATATTCTTGCAGCCCACCAAGACTGTTGAGTTTGTCTCTCTAGATTTTGTTGTTACTAATGCTGGAACTGTGGTATAGAAATCTAAAAGGGATGATATTTAGAGTGTGTAAATCAGGAGCAAATAGATAATGGCTGAACTAACTTTTAAAAGTCCCGGGGTTAGCACTAGAGAAATAGACTTAAGTGGACCTTCTAGAGTCTCTCCTCAAGGCATACCCGCAGGAATAATTGGCACTTCATTAAAAGGCAGAGCCTTCGTCCCCATTACAGTAGCGACCTACCAAGATTTTGTAGCAGAGTTTGGCGCTTCTGATGGAGAGAAATTTGGCCCGCTGGCCATGGCCGAGTGGATGAGAAATGCAAGATCCGGAACCTATGTAAAGGTGCTGGGCGTAGGCGATGGCAAGAAAAGAAATACAGACGGCTCTGTGACAAATTCTGGGTTTGTAGTAGGTGAGCAGCAAGTTCAGGCAAATGGAGTTGTAGCTAAAAACCCTAATGCAGCTGACGGCCCTAATGCAATCGGAGAAGTTAAGGGTAGAACCTATTTCTTAGGGGCATTCATGTCTGAGTCTTTAGACTCAACAGTCTTCTCTAAGGCAGGAATACAAACAAGCGGACAGAATATTGCTGCACCCATTGTTAGAGGTGTTATCATGGCACCATCTGGTGTTCTTCTTTCGCTTTCCAGCAGTGATGGAGCTGCCGGCGGAAACTCTGCGTCGTCTATAGCATATGGAAGTTTTGAATCTGCAAAAGATGGCGGCGCAATGACAGGTAGTGTCCAGCTAGGATCATCTAAGCAAGAATTTACAATGCTTCTGAATGGTTTTACAAACACAGTCGCATATCCTTCTGTAATAACTGCTTCTTTTGATCCGGCAGCAGCAAACTATTTTGCTAAGGTTCTTAATGTAGATCCTACCAAGACAGAAGAAAAAGGACATTATCTATACACAAGATACGATGTCTATCCTGCACACGCCGTGATTACAGGATCGGGAATCTACTTCGGCGAAGGCGTTGAGTCTCACGAGCCAGTAGCTTTCTTAGTCACAGGGTCTGAAAACAGAGACAGCGGAACAACGACAGCACCAAATTTTGAAAATTTCCGAGACAGATATCGAACTGCATTCTCGCCCTATGTAATATCTCAAAAATTTGGTAACGACAATAAGAATTTATTCAAAGTACATGCTCTAGACGATGGAGCATTTGCAAACGATCTGTTCAAGATAACAGTTGAGAATATACAAGCATCGAACAATACAAACAATCCATACGCAAGATTTGATTTACTAATAAGAGATTTTTACGACAACGATAATAATCCTGTGGTGTTTGAATCTTATAGAGGCATTGACTTAAATCCATCGTCTGATAGATATATTGCAAGAGTGATAGGTGATCAACACATACATTACGACTTTGATCAAAATCCAGGCTCTCAGAAGATTGTTATTGACGGAACGCACCCTAATAAGTCATCTTATATAAGAATTGAAATGCACGAGGACGTTACAGACGGTATTCTAGATGATGCAATACTCCCAGTAGGTTTCCGTGGCCACCACCACCTTGTGACAAGTGGTACAGCACCAATTGCTACTTACGGTCTAGGCGATGGCGCAGGACCTAACAGCACAGGCCTCTCGGCTGACGAGCTACAAAGATTAACGCAGGTACCTGTTCCTTTCCGTGGACACTTGCAAATAGGCGGCGGAGATAAGAAGAGAATTAATTCTTCTTTGACATGGGGAGTTCAATTTGAAATTAATGACAGCAAGTCTGAACCAAACAAAAATGAACTAATTGATCCAACATTGTCAAATTTAACTAAGTTCTTCCCGTATGAATCTGAGTTATCAACTCAAAAAGTAATGATAGGAGACAATGCAGGAGACGCTAATACCGCGGCAAATGGTGTTTTGGATTCTGATAAATTCAACAACAACATGTTCAGTTTAGAAAGAATTCAGGTCTCGACAGGATCAAATGACAAGCCTATTCCAGATAGATGGGGAGCTGCTCGATATCGAAGAGACGGAAAGATGGGCGGAACTTTAACAGACAACGACGGAACGACAACATACACAGAAGATGTTACCAGGTTCCTCGATGCCTCAAAAGACTTTAATCATCTTCCTTCTAGAAAGTATCTCAAGTTCTCTTTCTTCTTGCAAGGTGGATTCGATGGCGTCAACATATTTGATGAAGACAAAGCCAAGATGATAAATAATGCAGCTAAAAGAGAATATGATGACAGTTCTAATCAGGGCGGGGTTAAAGGGCCAACAATTGCTTCTTATAGAAAGGCAATTGATGTGCTCAAGGAAAGATCTGACTCTAACATACAGCTGTTATGCATACCAGGACTGCGTCATAGCACAATTACAGACTACGGTATAGAGGCTGTGGAAGATAGATTTGATGCGTTGTATGTTATGGACATCGAGGAGCGTGATGAATTAAATACTGTTGTTACAGGTTCTGATTCTAGGATACATGTTGCAAACACAGTAAGTTCATTCGAAGGCCGAAATCTAGATACTTCTTTTGCCGCTGCCTATTTTCCTGATGTTGTAATAACAGACCCGGCAACGAACACAAATGTTCAGTGCCCACCTTCAGTCGCTGTGATTGGTGCTTTTTCTCTAAACGATGCAGTGGCTCATCCGTGGTTTGCACCTGCCGGATTTACTCGAGGTGCACTAAGCACTGTCGTAGAATCTCAAGTTAAGCTTAACAGAGATAATCTAGACGCGCTTTATGACGCTGACATTAACCCTTTGACTGCTTTCGCTCACACACCCGGCGTCGTTGTTTTCGGACAGAAGACACTCCAGGCTGCACAAAGTGCTCTTGACCGTGTGAACGTAAGGCGTCTATTAATTGAAATTAGAAGAAGAGTTAGAAGAATAGGTGAAAATCTACTTTTTGAGCCGAACAGAGAAGAAACTCTTTCAAGATTCTCAGCTGAAGTCAATCCAGTACTTCAGAGAATTCAGCAACAGCAGGGCCTTGATAGATTTAGAGTTCAGATCGACACAACAACTACAACTCAAGCTGATGTTGAGAACAACACGATTAGAGGAAAAATATTCCTCCAACCAACAAGGTCTGTGGAATTTGTTTCCCTAGACTTTGTTGTTACTAATCAAGGTACAGAGATATAAAAACTCTTTGACGATAATACTTAAGAAACGCGTATAAGCGAATTAGGAGACTTAAAAAATGGCTGAGACACTTTCAGTAACCGATATGCTTCCCAATAAGTTTGAACCCAAAAGAAAGTTTAGATGGGTTTTTGCCATAGAGGGAATAGATGCATTTTTAATGAAGACAGCTGCAAGACCAACAATCAACACTGCAGCACAGGAAATTTCCTACATGAATTCAACAAGATTTATTGCAGGAAAAACTAAGTTTGATGCAATTAGTTGTACACTTCATGATCCGATCGCTCCGTCTGGAGCACAGCAGGTTATGGAGTGGGTAAGAACACACTTTGAGTCTGTTTCAGGTCGTTCCGGATATGCTGATTTTTACAAGCGAGACTGCCAGCTTAAACTTCTTGATCCAGTAGGAACTGTTGTTGAGCTTTGGGATCTCAAAGGATGCTTTCTAGAGTCAGCTGCTTTCGGCGACTTGGACTACGGTGCAGAAGATCCAGCTGAAGTAGCCCTAACGATTAGATTCGATAATTGCGTACTCCAGTACTAATTTATAAATTTTTGTCTCACTAATCTAAAAGGCACGTCACACCTGTGACGTGCCTTTTTTATTTCCCAGAGTATCACCGAGTACTGTCTGATGATCTTGTTTTACTATAATGAGTTTTCCTATATGATTAAGTAAAAGATGTCTAGAAAGTACGTTCTATGCGTTTAAAAACAAGTTTACAGGTAGAATCAATCTAGCAATACTTATAAGTGAATCATTACATGACAATCGTACTGGAGTTTAACTGTGTCTGAAGAAACAACTAGAGAAGCAAAAAACGAGGTTTTTGCAGCCTCACAAGCCAAAACAGCTCAACAAGTAGCAGGCGGTCATCAAGTAAGCAACGTAATGCGAGATGACTTTGGTTACGAAATACCTGTTGAAAATGTTCCACTGCCTTCCGGCGGTACAGTTTATGATGTCGACGGGCCACTTTATGGTCAAGAAACTATTGAAATTAAAGCAATGACCGCAAAGGATGAAGATATTCTAACTTCTAAGGCTTTGATTAAAAAGGGGACTGTAATCACTCAGCTCATTAAGAACTGCTTGGTAAATAAGCAGGTCGATGTTGACTCAATGCTTGTAGGTGATAGAAATGCAATAATGACTGCACTTCGTATTACAGGCTATGGTGCCGAGTATACTGTGGAAGTTGATTGTCCTGCATGCGGTGAAAGATCAAAGCAAGAGTTTAGCTTGACAGACCTGCCAATTAAGCGTCTTGATGCAAATCCTGTCGCTCAAGGTGCTAATTTATTTGAATTTAAACTCCCGATGACCGCGAAGAAAGTAAGGTTTAAGTTTCTTACAGGCGCTGATGAAGCAGAAATTACTGTGGCTATGGAGCGTAGAAAGAAGCAAGGAATGCAAGCAGATAGCCTTGTAACATCCAGACTCCAACATTCAATTGTCGCAATTGACGGTGTCAATGACAGAAATAAAATTAACATGTTTATCAGAAGCATGCCTGCCAGAGACTCACTCGCGCTTCGGAGACACATTGACAAAGCAGAACCTGGTGTCGACATGAAGTCCTGGATGACATGCCCACACTGCCTCGAACATTCGGAGGTACGGCTCCCTATGGGTGCCAGCTTTTTTTGGCCTGACACCGACTGATAAGACAATATACCTGGAGCACATCTTTTTACTGATGTACTACATGGGTTTCACTTATAACGAAGCATACAGCATTCCTGTTTGGCAGCGCATATGGTTCATAGAGCGGCTAAACAAAGAAATGAAAAAGTCAGATGGTCAGTCTCGGGCAGCTCATGCCAATTCTCCAGATGCCAGAGCACTAATGAATAAGCATAGATCACAAGTCCCAGCGAGACTTAGAAGATTTACTTAAATGTACATTTAGTGCATATTTATTGTCAGGAGAAGATAATGAGCGACATCTCTATACAGAATCAAACTCAATTAATGTCAGCCATAGCAAAGCATATTTTGGGAGAAGCAACCGGACTCAAGATTACCGGAAGCCCAGATAAAGTTTCAGCTACTAAAAATGTTATCATCGCTTCAAAAAAACTTTATGAAGAGTTGAACCTATCTAAACCACAAATAGAAAATATTTTTAGGCTAGTTGAAGAAAAGAAGGCAAAGGCTGAAATATTTGAGAACAAGACCGGTTTACGTTGGACTATATAACCTACGAAAATTGATTATAGCCATATTTAGGTTATATAGAAAAGTGTAGGTAACAGTCATGGCGACAAATGAAGATCTAGGCGCACAATTAAAAATGCAGCAGGACATTAATAAAGCCCTGCAGCAGCGCGCGGGTCTGTTATCTAAAAACACAAAAGAGATAAGCGCACAGATCCAGCTAGCAGCTGAGCTGTGTAATGCATTAGAGTGTAATGAACTCGAAGGTATGAATGATCGCCTAGGAGAGATACAGCAAAGTCTCTCACAAGTTGCTGACGAAGCAGACAAAGCCGGAACTTCAACAAGTGACGGGATGGCTAAAGGCGCCAAAGAAGCTGAAAAAGCAGGTAAGTCAGTACAAAAAGGTGTCGTAGACGGCTTAAATGCTGCAAAGGTAGCCGCTGTAGGTTTTGGCGTAGGTATCGTTTCAGGCGTTAGAAGCGCAGTCAAACAAATAAAAGGTTTAGCAAAAAGCATTGGAAATGTGACAAAGTCTCTTTTCAATGTAGGTAAAGCTGTTGTTTCAATCCCATTTAAGATGATGAGTGGCCTGATAGGAATGGCACAATCCGGCGGCGGTGGTGGGCCTAGTCCCATTAAAGTCGAGTTAGAAGCCATCAGAGGCGAGTTCGGCTCGTTAGCGTCAAATGAAGGACAGGCAGTAGCATCTTCTTTAGGGCAGATCAAAGGCCAGATGAAAGATCTTGCCGGTACAGGCCTTTCAGTTCGGCAGGTCTTTGGTGCAGGAAAGGGCGGAGTCGCTGAAGCGATGAAAGCTGTCCATGAAGTAGCCACAGCTCTCGGTCCGGCGCTTAATAGCATGACCGGCGCCTTTAAAGAAAATGCTGTTGCACTAGCAATGTACACCAAAGGCCTCACAGGTTCTGCTGAGGGTACTGCCGCCATGATGAAACACTTCAAGGCGATGGGAGATGACCCAGTCAAAGCCATGGACGCAATGGCGTCACAAGCTGTATTGATGGGCAAGCAATTCGGAGTGTCTTCTAAGGTTATCGGCAAGAACATGTCTGAGATGGTGAAAGCTGTATCTCAGTTTGGTCACCTTTCCAAGAAGGAACTGGCAGCCACAGCAACATATGCTGCCAAGCTCGGCATTGAAATTAAAGATCTAGGTGCTGTAACAGATAAATTCTTAAACTTCGAAGACGCCGCCCAAGGTGCTGCACAGCTACAGCAAGCGTTCGGAATGACCGTCGACTCCATGGAACTCATGAAGGGAGGAGCTTCAGCAATTGATGAGTTAAGAAAAGGATTCCACAACGCGGGCAAATCAATTAAGGATATGTCCGCCGCTGAGAGAAAACTTCTTGAAACTCAAACCGGCCTCAACGGTGCAGCTCTCGATGCCGCTTTCGCTGCAGATAAGCAAGGCCTATCTTATGAAGAACTTTCAGCAGCAGCTGGAGAAAATGAAGAAAAACAGCTAACTCAAGCTGAAGCCATGAAAGAGCTTTCTGATAATATTGCTAAGACTTTCGGCGGCGGCGGCGGCGGAAAAACTTTCAAAAGCTTTTTTGATGCATTTGTGCAAGGCTTCACCAAAGGAATTAAAAAGTCAAAAGATTTCCGAAAGGTCATGAGAAACATTCGAAAATCTCTTAAAGTTGTCTACAAGGCAGGTAAAGAGATTGGTAAAATGTTTGTTGAGATGTTTCCGGGTGTGAAGCAGATGATGAAAGGCCTTCAAGGCCTGTTCGATCCTAAGCACTTTAAGAAGCTGATGGGTAAAGTCAAGGATCTGTTTAAGCAATTCTTTACTGATATTAAGACTGACCCTAAGGCCGGCACAGAAAAGTTCATAGAAGGGCTCAAGAAAGCGTTCGGAGAGTTCTTTAGCGACAGAAAAGGTGCAGCAGGTGAGTTCAAGAAAGGCTTAGGCACATTTCTTAAGACAATGGGAGCCGTACTCAAAGTCATAGGCATGATGGCTGTTAAGGGTTTCGCCAAGCTCTTTAAAAAGATCGCTGAAAAAATTAGAAATCCTCCTGAGATGTCCCAGGGTATGAAAGACGCCCGTGATAAACTAAAAGCAGCCTTCATTGAGCTATTCACGGTACTTAAAGAAAAAGTACTGCCGCCTGTAATTGAAGCACTAAAAACTTTCTTTACAGCAGTATGGGAAAAAGCAAAACCTATTGTTACAAAAGTAAGTAAAGTCATATTAAAGGTAATGCTTACTAAGCTATTAATCACAGCGTTTATGAGCGCGCTCAAAGGTGGCTTAGTAACACTTCTTATTAAAGCAGTGGCGGGATTTTTCGGGACAGTCTTTAAAGGTGCTGCTCTTAAATCTCCAAAACTCCCTGGGCCTGGACTTACAAAATCTTTAGGCGGATTCTTTAAGGGGTTGGGTGCACTCCCTGCAGGTGACATTGCAAAAGCAGCTGGTAAACTTATGCTAATGAATGCACTGTTTGCACCTGCATTCATCATGTTTGTCCAAGTTGTGTTGCTAGGCGTGTATAAAGCCCTTTCTGGCGTCAATGTGCTTAAGTTTGTGGGATACATGTACGGCATGGCCACAGGTTTAAGTGCAATAAGGTTCTTCGTTGAAGCCATGCAATATATCACTATAGGTGGCATCTTAAAAGCCATTCCAAAGATGGTAGCCATGGCATTGATGGTAGGCGTAGGCATAGTTGCATTCTCCACAGCACTTAAGCTAGCTGCGAGCTCAATGTCAGGCTTAAGCGTTAAAGATGTTATAGTTGGCCTAGCTTCCATGGCACTAGCGGCTGTTTCTGCGGCAATAATGGCCAAAGCAGCTCAACAAATTGACCCATCTGCTGCTATAAAAGCTGCTGTGGGTCTTGTGGCTGCAGCAGCACTTATCCTAGCATCTATTCCAATGTTGTTAGCTCTGTTGTTGGTGTCTCCGCTGGCATCAGAGATGTCTCCTTCCGATGCCCTAGGGATATCACTGGCATTTATTGCCATGGCCATCATTTCAGTTGCCTTACTAGTAATGATCGCTGCGACTCTGCCGCTCCAACCAGGTATATTAGTTCCTGCAATGTTAGGCTTACTAGGTGCAGCACTTCTCATAACAGTGGGTGGAATAGCATTTACACTAGCATTAGGTGCCGTTGGTGCTGTAATGGAAGGCATTGGATTCAAAAAAATTGCAATGGCCTTCCTGATGATGGCAACAGTTGCAGCGTCGATGTTTATCATTGCAACTTCGGCTGCTTCGCTAATGGGTGTAGTGGTTCCTGCAATGATAGGAATGGTTCTAGCAGCAGGTTTTGTCTTGGTGATGGCACATGTGTTTCTTCCAGCACTTCAGGAAGTCGCCGGCATAGACATTCCATGGAAGGCACTAGGTCTCGCATTCTTAGCCTTAATACCAATAGCTATAGGCATAATGATTGCAGCGCCTCTTATTGCTGTGGCAGGTATGTTGGCTGTCTTGGGTATGATCGGGATGTATCCTGCAGCTGCCTTTGTAGGAATGATAGCAGAACATCTTCTTCCTAAAATCTCAGAATTTGTTAGTGCGGAAGGATTTTCATCCCTAGCCCCTGCAAAAGCTGGGTTTGAAGCTTTGGGTGTGATCATGAGAGTGATGGGTCAAGTTGCTCTTGCGGCGATATTAATGCTCCCGTTTGCTTTACCGTTTATTGGCGGTTGGCTTATGAAAAAAGGTATAAAGCTTGTTGCAAAGTTCTTGTCGATGATGGCAGAACACATAATACCTGAAGCTGAAAAATTTGCTCAAATGAAAGTAGCTGACCCGAAGGCTTTCAAGGCGACGATGGAAGGCCTCGCAGGCCTAATGGAGACAGTAGGAACCATAGGTCAAGTTGCTGCCGACCTCGCAGAAGTTGAACTAGGTGCCATCGAAGAAGCCGGAGCAAATGCCTCTGTCTTAGGCCCAGTGTCAGAATTTATGAACGTGTTGTTCACACATATTGGTGGCCTAGTCGACGTCATTATTGGCGCCATGAAGACAATAGATCCAAAACAAGCTAAGGTTGCTTCTGCAATAGCTGATGTCCTTTCAGCGATCGGAACGTTAATTGGCAACATTATGGAGCCTTTAGTAGGTGTTGTTGAAATGGCAATGGAGGCAAATGGGTCGTCTAGCTGGTTCTCGAACATGGACAACAAAGGCTTCGGGCAGACAATGAAAGCAGTGTCTGAATTTATAACCGCTGTGATGACTGCCATGTCCGGAAGCATCACTAAGATTGTTACAGCCATTCTCAGCACACCGATTCCGGAGGGCGCTACAAGCGCCTTGCTAGGAAAAGTAAAAGTTATTAAAGCAGTCATGGATGCGATGGCAGTGTTCTCAAAAATAGCCGGAGATATGGTTAAGAAGATAGTTGAGTCTATGGCTGCTCAAGAAGAGAACAGAAGCTTCTGGGACAAATTAAGAGGAAAAGGCGGTGCAGATTTTAATACTGTCATGAACCAAATGGGTGATGTCATGGACATGCTTGGAACTGCCTTGTCTACTGCCGTACCTAAAATTGTCAAGGCTATGATTACGGCTGTCGATTCTGCTGTTAAAGATCCAGCTGCTTTTGGCAAAAAGATGAATGTGGTCGCAAAAGTCATACAAGTTGTAGGCGACTCACTAAAGGCCATATCTGATGCTATGGAAATGGTTGAAAAATATCAAAAGTCTGGCGAGTCCTTGACCGAAAACATCCAATGGTTATTTGTTGACGGAGGTCCATGGATGGATCGAGCTGTGGTGTACGCTATAGCAGAAGGTATAGGAAAAGGCATAGTTGCAATCATAACTGAGCTAAATAAAATACCAGATCCGAAAGGTCTAGGACCTAAGATGAAAGTTGCGTCCATGGCCATTAAAATAGCTGGTGACTTTGTCAAGGCAATGACTGACATTATGGGAATGATGCCAGAACCCTCTCAAGCAACAAACATGACAAAGAGGCTAGGTGAAATCCTCGACGTAATTGTTTCTTTGACCTTAGTGATAGGCGCCGCAATACCTTATCTAGTTAGCTCAATTATAAACATTGATGTAGGAGACCCCCAGTCGACTGAGGCCCGGCTCAAAGTGATATCTACAGTCATGAAAGTTATTGGTGACTTTAGCAAGGCAATCAAAGATATGATGAGTTTAATGCCAAAAGCTAACGACATGGCAGAAGTCAAGAAAAACGCAGAAACAATGTTCGGCGGCGGCGGCGTGATGTATCTTATAATCGAGAGGCTTATGGGCGGCGGCGGAAAATATGGAATACCTGATCTGGTAGCAGCAATCGTAGAAGGTGCTAAGAAGATATCCAATCCAGCGCAAGCTGAAGCACAGATGAAGATAGTCTCTCTGGCAATGGGTGCAGTCGCAGACTTTGCAACTGCTATCGGAAGCATTATGAACCTTTCGCCTGCTGCCAAAGACGCTGAATATGTTTCCGAAAGTCGGTTGTCTTCGATAATAGCTTCTGTTCAGAGAATTGCAAATGCTGTAGCTGATAAACTTCCAATGCTAGTCAATAAAATTTTAGCTATAGAGATAAAAAATCCAAAAAACGCAGGCAGAAAGATGGAAGTTGTAGGAAAAGTAATGGAGGCTGTTGCTTCTTTCGCCTCAGCGCTTGCTTCTATTCAAGGAATAATGCCGAAAACTGCACCAGATGTAAAACCCGATGTGTTCGGGACTATCGCAGACCTAGTAGTTCCAATTGCAATTTTCTTGCCCGCTCTGGCTGGAGCCATTGTCGGAATGTTTAAGCGTGGCGGAGACTTAAGAGGGATAGGCAAATATCGTAGAGACATCAAAGCTTTATCAGGTGTTTTTGAGTCAGTAGGACACTTTGTTGAAGCAATGAAAAAGCTAAAAAGTTTTGAGGCTTCAGCAGGCGCCGCCGGCGGAGTAGGACCGCTTCTGGAAAGAATATCGGGAATCATTACAAACAACAAAGAAAAGATTCAGTCAATAGTCACAGACTTTGGTGGACTTAAGTCTAGAGGTAAATTTCCTAAAGATGCGTTTAAGAACTTTGGCGACTTTATCAATCAAGGGTTGACACCATTTATTATGGCACTTAACAGTATGCCTGACATGGTCGAGTCAAAGCTAGCGACATTACAGGCAGACTTTGATAAACTTAAAGACACTTTAAAGGGTGTAGGTAATTCAAGAACTTTGTCTAGCGCTGTGCAAGTTGTAGACAAAATTGGAAAGGCCGGAACTGTAAAGGTTACAGGAATTCCTGACAAAATTGAGCTTCATATTGATGTGAAGTTAAATGCAGATCAACTAGCTACAAAACTAGCTAAAACAGGTAAGCTGGTTGTTAGCACATAGGTATTTATAAATGGAAAATAACAATAAAACACTAAATGAGCTTAATAAAGACTCTGAGAAATCTGACCAAGAATGTTTGTCACCTGACCTAGGTAAAACATACAAAAGTTTTGTTTCTGAAAAATTGACTCCTGGGACGCCTGCTTTTCTTGTGTATCAGCTAATGTCAAATTTTAAAGAAGATCAAAAAGAAGAAGCTGAAGATTTAATATCCAAGACTTTAGCTCCTGCAGACTTAGTATCACATATGCTAAAAATGGCCGAAACAGACAAAGAAGCAGCGTCAGCAGTTAAAAATGAGCTTAACAAAAGACTTCAAAAAGCTGGTTTAGCAACAGAATAGCTAAGGAGAAGATATGGCCTCTGAAAACGGAAAAGGTGCAGGAACAACTCAGGAATCTAAACTAGGGTTTGAACCAAAGACTAGTTATGTGCCCGGGTTTCCACCAGGTGACAAAGAAGGCCCTCGCGATGAATATCTTTTGGTCCAGAACAGTAGAGATCTTTCCCTAGAAGCACGTAAAACCTTAGGAAACTTTCTGTCTGAAATGAGTAAAGGAAATCTTCCAAACTCGCCTTCTGCTAATGCTTTCTCCTTAGAAGGTGACTCTTCTGAGATGCAGCTATACAATAGACAGACAGGTGTACCTACAGAACTGGTAGTGGCTGGAAAGTCTGCACCATCCGCTGCTGTAAAACAATTTGAGAGTGCCGGAACCACACTAGGCGCTTTTTTGGACCTTGTAGAAGGATATGACACCGACGCCGCAGCTAAATTTAAGGTAACAAGCAAAGGAGAGTATGGATCATCAGAAAATCCGTTTCATGATTTAGACGAGTCCGGTGAGGTGCTTTATAAAGCAAACGAAAGAAAAAAAGGACACACACTTCTCCCTAATGTAAAACCAGTAGGGTCAACAAAAGAAGTCGGCAATGCCAAAGTTGACGATCTTCCAAAAAATGCTCCGTCAATTCAAAAAAGAATTTCAAATGTCCTGCTAAATAACAGATTCAACCCTAAGCAAGGGTCAAGTCCGTATTTAACAAATTTTGAAAAAACAGGCGGCAGGTTTGGTTATTCTGTGCAGAAAGACATGGGAAAATATTCACCCACAGCTCCAGACGTCCACATGAGCGACCTTAGAAAGATAGCGGCTTCTCTAATGATAAGAGCCACCGGTCACGGTGGAGGGATAGGCTTGGGGTTTGAATCGGACAACCCAGATAGTGTGTCTGTTGATCAGGTAGTGCTTCCAAGCACACTGCAGCTCGGAGCTGTAAAACAAAGCGTTGTTGAGATGAGGGCTCAAAACGCGTATGGTGCAGAAAAAATAACTAAAGTAAGAGCAGAATTGCTTTCTGAGTTAGATGAAGTAGAGCATGGCATTATGGGCTCAGGCGGTTTATCTACTACTTCTTACGGAAATTTAAACTCTTATCTTGAACCTTTTAATGGGCCCATGCCTATGGGTATGTTAACGCAAGCTGTTGCAGGAATAATAGGTCTACTAGTGTTTTCATCACTAGTCAATTTAATTACAGCTGGCTTCTGGAGCGGTACTGACGAAGAAGAGCCTGTCGATCCTAACAATCTTTCAAAAGGATTTCATAGAAAAGATGATTTCGGCGGAGACATGGCAGAGCTATTTGGAATCCCTAGAATAGATCACCATTTTTCAAATTGCATGTTGTATGGAATTATGAGCTTTTGTGGTTTTAATTTTGATCCGACAACTGCCATGCCACAGAAAATTCTTGATTCTGCTTTAAATTTAGCCATGGCCCCCGGATATTACGCAATAATCTTTAGACAGGTGATACGTGATATCGAGCAGATAACAAAAGCTGTGTCAGACTTGATTACTAAGCTACCTACTTTAGGAATTACTGGTGGCATACAACAAATATTTGTAATAGTAGAAGCAATAACTACTTCTGCGACATGGACATTCTTAATGACCATGGTAAAAATAGGAAATGTTGTGTTAAATGCTCGCCATGGCCACCCAAGATTAGAAGACATTGATGTGGACGAACTGCCTGTGAGTCCTAGAACTAGAGCAATGAAAAGTAGGATTGCTGGTGGTGCCAACGAATCAAATTATCTAAGGGCAAATAGCTTAGCGTGGAATCATCGATCAAATGTAAGTAGGTATATATTACCTGCGTCTCTTGACGCAGCTTACTACGCCACCGGAAGAGCACCAGCTAGTGCTTTGTTGACAGCTCATATGGCTGGCAAAGTAGCTCAAGGTGACGGAAAGCATGTTGAGCTTGACAAAGATGGACAAGGTGATGTCCACATGAAGTTTGATAAAGCAGACACCGAAAAAGCGATGCCTTCTCGCCTTTCTAACGAGTACGTTGAGTATATAGAAGACGCTCTAGAGGCAGAATATATGCCTTTTTATTTTCATGATTTAAGAACAAATGAAATTATTTCTTTTCATGCTTTCTTAAACTCTCTATCTGATTCTTTTTCTCCGGAATACACAAAAGTAAGCGGTTATGGAAGAATGGATAGTGTTAAGATTTACAACAAAACTGAAAGGTCCATAGGGATTGACTTTACTGTGGTTGCAACTTCTTCAGAAGATTTTGATAGAATGTGGTGGGACATTAATAAGCTAGTAACAATGGTATATCCACAGTGGTCTAGAGGCAAAATGAGGACTCAAGGTGACTCAGGTTTTATACAACCGTTTTCGCAAATACCTACTGCCTCACCTTTAATACGACTTCGATTTGGTGACTTAATTAAATCGAATTACTCTAAGTTTTCTCTTGCAAGACTTTTTGGTGTAGGTACTGAGGCTTTTAAAGTAGCTGCTGACGACAAAACATCAGAGAATGTTGCCGCATGGCTTAAGGCTTCTAACAAATCAAAAAAAATAATGCAGGACTATACAAAAAGAGCAAATACAGAACCTCTTGATCCTGACGCAGGAGGAAATACAGGAGGCATAGGCTTCAACGTCGGCGACGCATTTGGGATGGGCTTTGAAGGCAACTCTTCTTTTCCGGAAATCGGCTATCAAAAAGGAGATATAGTTGTCAGCAAGCCAGGAATAAAAGTTAAAGTAAGAGATTCCGACGGAACTAGAGTTAAAAAAACTCCATGGAAAAAGAGTCTAAAAACCACACTCCTAAAGCTTAAAGTAACCGGGTTTTTGTGGCATGATAAAAAAGTTAGAATATCAAAATCTGAAAAGCAAAAATTTGCCTTATCTAATAAGGGGGAGCCAACTTCCAAAAAAAGAAGAAAGGTAAAATATATATGCGAGCTAACTGACCCTGAAGCAACAAAGTGGTTGCCTGATAAATACACGAAGAAATACAAGCATCTCGTTTTATATCATGATCAAATAGAGACATTGCATAAAGAAACAATGAACAAGACTTGGTCCAACGAGATGCAATCGGCCGGGCAAGAGCCAGGAGGACCTCCGACCGGAGCAGGCTCAGCTGACCCTAGCGATAATGACACCATTAACAAGACAAATAATTTTTTTACTCCTAAGGAAAACTTTATAGTCAAAGCATTTGAGTCTACAAGAGGAAGAGGAATGGCAGGTGTAATAACTGCACTTTCTTTTGACTGGGGAGAATCTACATGGGATATAGAACAAGGAAGAAGAGCACCTCAGTGGTGCAAAGTTTCAATTAGCTTTGACCCAATACACGATATACCACTAGGCCTAGACCACCAAGGGGCCATGCGCGCACCGGCGTATAATGTTGGAAGGATTGTTGAAGAGATTGGAGGAGATCCTTATCACGATAATGCTAGAAACGAATCTGCAAGACACAACACATACTTTGCTAGCGAAGACAAGAAGACAAAAGATCCTTCAATCGAACCAGAAACAGAAGACAAAGGATCAAGTGGCGGAGTAAACATACCAGGGTTAGGATAATACATTATGTCAAGAATAGACAGGTATAGAAGAGTTCCTCTTATTGCAGGAGGAAGAAAAATTGGAACTTCACGTGTGTGCTATGCAATTCGCAGAGCCATTCAGCTTAATAGAATTTCTTACAGAGAGCACGTATTAAAAGAAGGCGAGCGGTTAGATGTGTTAGCTGGAAAATTTTTAGGAAGTGCAGAATTGTGGTGGGTTATTGCAGCTGCCAGCGGAATCGGCTGGGCTCTTCAGTCTCCTCCCGGCACATTAGTTAAGATTCCTACGCATATAGGACAAATAGAAGCACTGGTGGGATAATGATTAAGACAAAATTGGAAGAAGCTACAGAACAACTAGGAAGATTCTTCGGAGCAGTCTCATCTACAGCAAATGCAGCCGCAATGTTAGCTCAAAAGCAATTTGAAGGTCTGCCTGTTGCTGCAAAAAATATTCCTTTAACTTTTCATGAAAAAAATCCAGTTGTTCAATCTTTAATGGAAATAACTGAAGGCGGCACTTTAACCTGTGATCTTATACGGCAATATGAGACTTGGGCATCAGGCCAAGAAACAGATGATGGAATGACTGCGGAAGACGCAAGAAAAATGTTGCGAGTCGTATACGACGGCCATGACGACTTCTCTTCTGATGACAAGGCGCCTATTATTCACGATAAGTCAAAAATGGACGATCAAGGCACAGGTCTTCCTGAAGGTCAGAATGTATATTCAATGAACAGGATGTTAGGCATCGCATCCCCGGATGCTTCTGAAGACAACGAAGCACCCGTTAACTCAAAACCTACGAGTCCTAGGGCACCTCATGCACCTGCAATCTCTTGCTATCAGGTTTTTCCTGTGAATTTCAATATATCGTCTAGGGACACTGGAGCGATAACTTTATTTTTAAATTGCATTCCGTCTATAGAGATGTCTAGATGTGTTCCTGTCATTGATATAAGTGTCATAAGTAAAGTAGCACCTCTGGCAGCAGATGCAGAAAATAAATACGGAAGAATTCAAGCTTTGTCTCTAGGGCAGTTTATTTTAGGAAATGCAGCTGTGAAGATGGGGTCTGCAAATTACACTCTCGCCGGCGCAGTAGATTCAGAAATTTTAAAAGACTATCAAAGTGGGCAGGCTCAGGCTGATCCGTCTGCAACTGACGCACAAAATGCGGATGCAAAGGCCAAAGCTGTTGCTCCAGGAATTGCTAGTGCTGGAATGGAATTGTTTACTTCGCCCCAGACTCTTGTCCCGGGCGATGAAATACACTATGAGTACGATGACCCAGCTTGGCAGGATGTCAATACAAAGATTGAAGGAGAACCTGATGACGGCCTAAAGCTAACTTCAGGAGGAAAAAGAGCAGCACCAATTGTTGATAGGTTTCGTCCTTTTATGACACTAGGTGATCTCTCGATTAATGTTGCACCTTCTACAGGAATGATGGCATATAAATCTGCCAGTCTTAAAATAACCTTACATGATAGGTCTAGACTTGCTGAGATTGCTCCCTTGGTAAAACCTGACATGTTTGGTATGGTCCAGTTACTGATAGAGTACGGGTGGTCTCATCCTGATAATGCAATACACGCAGAAGGCATTCGAATACACGGAAGCCCGTTCGGATGGTTCCTAGGAAACTTAAGGTGCAAAGAAAAGTATCAAGTTGTAAATTCTTCTTTTTCTTTTACAGAGGAAGGACAAGTAGAAATAGATTTAAAGCTTGCAATGATGGGCGGAAATGACATGCATACTGTCAACATAGGCCGCGGCGGCAAAGTTGAAGAGCAAGTCGATGTCATTAACAAGCTAACAAGTGCGATATCTCTACTTAGAAGAAAAGTTTCAGGAGCTGGAGGTGGATCTGCTCAAACTAAAGGATTTGACTTTTTAGGAGCAGCTTCTTCAACTTCTAGAGCAGTCTCTTTAGACAAGGAGACGATGAAAAAAATTAAAAAATTTATACAAACAAATAGAGGAAAGGATTCAGGTTCTGATATGGGCCAGCTTAGAGATAGCTTGACAACTCTTTATGGTCCTAAAGCCGACGGCAAAGGTGGTGCTATGGCATCACTTAAAGACACTATTCAGCAAGAAGTTCAACGTAAGATGAAGTTGCTAAAAGAAACTGAAGACCCGTGGCTTTGTAATTTGGACACAAAAGATTTAAAAATTGACAAGGAAAAAAAGAAAAGAAAATACGTGTCCTTAGGAAAAATTTTCTCTGTGTTTTTAGGTCTCCCAATATCTTCTACTGGAAAGTATGATGAAATGCAATTTATTTTCTATTGCTTTAATGCCAAAGCTTCTTATATGAAAGACTATAATATCGCACAGTTTCCAATTGCTATTGACGACTTTGAAACTATGTTTAAAGAAGAAACTAAAACGACAGCGAACTTACCCATTAGAAAGTTTATGAGTTTTATGAATTCTGCTTTTTTAAGCTATCCTGGTGCCCCGGGCTACGGAATGACTAAAATCTACTCCAAAAGAGATAAGGAAGATTTAAAGAAAGCAAAAGTCTCAAAAAAGTTTGAAGACGAAACTAAGCTTTTTAACAAGAAGCAAGAAATTTTGGCGCATGCTTACGGTGAGGCTGGAACTCAGCAGTTTAAAAAACCTCAAATTCAAGTTAGGGTGGAATGTGTTCCTCAAAGGCCAGACCCAACACAGGCTGAATCTGGAGACCAAGGTGACCCGGGCTCACAACCATCAGGAGGAGAGAGATCCATTTTAAGAATGCACATATATGACAGTCAAGCAACGTCGTATGAGACCGTAGGCCAGATGCTCGAAGCTGCTACAAAAGATTCTATTGGTGTAATATCAAAGGATGCAGCCAAAGTAGCAAGAGAAGGCTCAGCAAACTCTGAGCATCAAAAAATGTTTAAAGAACATCTAAAGTCTGCAGTTTCCGATGGTCTTTTAGAGGCACTGCCGATAAATACCGGTGCAACTGCAAATGAATTGTCTGTAGAAGAGTTCCCACAACCTAACTTTCGCATAAAAGGAGGGTTCCCGGCACTTAAAAAATGGGTTTCTACAACAATGCCAACAATAATATACGGAGGCTCTGCTTCAGGTGTTATTAAAGCTTCTGTTCAATCTATAAACAATCCTCAGTTGGCAACAATTAATATGCAGCGTCAAGGTTTTGGAAGCCCGCAAGATCCACAAGGCTCTAGAGATGCAGGCGTACCAATGAGAATATCACCGACAGAAATGACCCTGGAGACATTTGGGTGTCCACTATTTAACTTTGGACAACAATTTTTTGTTGATTTTGGAACAGGAACTAGTGCTGACAACGTATACGCAGTGACAGGTATAGATCACTCCATAGGGCAAGGAACATTTACTACAAATGTAAAAATGATTCAGTTAGACACGTACGGTAAGTACGAAGGGTTAATAGGCAACGTGCAGAAAGCTCTTACGGTCATCGCTGATCATGATGCAGGATCACAAGAATAATGTACACAAATTCATGTTAGTATATGATTGTACGTGTTTATATGCATCGACAAACGAGCGACAGGAACCAAAAAGCACCTAGTATATTGTACTGACACTAGTGGCCTATCCTGGAGCGATGAAATCCCATTAAATGCATGGGTATTTTCGTCCGAAAGAGCTTCTTCGATTAAAGAAGCCTTAAGAATATCAGGCGATGATATTAAAGAAATATTTCCCGATCGATTTGCCGTGTCTTTTAGTGAATTACAAATAGATACAAAAGATCTGTTAATACCCATGCACATGTGTATGCCCACACATGTTTTTAAATCTTCTATACAGGAGTTTCTTAGAAGGTCCCAGAGTGCTCTAGAATCATTAGAAAGCACAGGCTATATACAAACCCTAATGGCAAATCAGAAAGTCCTTCTAGCGTTAACAAGAAGTATCGTAGATGAAAATAAAATTAAGAGATACATTCAAGAGTCAAGCTCAGGCCCTTCTGTAGTTTCTGCACTAAAATCTTTTATCCCAGAAAAAGATGGCTTTTGCAAACTAGCAAAATATTCTCTTTCTAAAACGGTTACTGGAAGGATGATCGTAGATACAGGCCCTAGTATTTTAACTCTGTCTTCAAAATATAGAGATATTTTAAAGTCTCGTTACCAAGATGGAAAAATAGTTCAAGTAGACTTTGTCTCATTGGAGCCTAGAGTTTGTAGATTTGTCGCAGGAGGCACAGCCAAAAGTGACATTTATAATGATGTCGCAAATTTTATTTTTTCCGGAGAACAAGAAAGAAAAACTGTAAAGCTGGCTGTTCTCTGCGCTATTTACGGAGTTTCTATTAAGCGTCTAGCTAATCTTTTAGGTAGTGAGTCTGAATCTAGAAGAATTGTCAGAGAAGTTAGAAAATACTTTTCTGTTGCTGAGTTGGAAAGAAACTTAAAAGGGCAGCTGTTGACTCATAAAAAAATATCAAATTATTTTGGAAGACCATTACAAACCGATGCTTTTGAATCACATGTCCTAGTAAGTCATTTTATACAGAGTACCTCGGTTGATGTTGCAATGTCAGGTTTTGAAGTTATCATTAGTAAAACCAGGACAAAAAATATTAAACCCTTGTTTCTAATACATGATGCAATTATTTTTGATGTAGATGCAGAAGGTTTTGAATACATAAAAAATGTTGCAGAACAAGGCATCGACTTAGATATGGGTCATTTTCCAACATCTCTAGAGATCATCTCTTCTCAAGATAATATTTAATTGTATGGAGAGCTTAATGAATGCTGAAAATTATATAAGAAAGCAAATTCAAAGAATTCTTTTTGAAGGGGAGAGCTCTGAAAAGCCCGCCTCAAAAACTCAACAGAAGCCAAAAAAGAAAAAGATATCAGGCAAAGTCATCGCAAAGTACGGAAAAGGACGACACAGTGCAGCTATCGCGGGATCGAAAGCCCGAGTAGAATCCGATCCAGGAGGCCTATTAGGTGATCTCGGTGCTGAAGTACCTGATGCAGATACAGATGTCGAAAAAATTCTAGGTCTTGTTAGAAGCGCGATATACGGAACTGATGTGATGGCAGCTGCTTATGTAGGTGCTAGTTTAATAACACGACAGGACGGATCAAAACAAATAAACATATCAGTTAAGGCACTTAAACCAAGAGACGGTGTATACTTTATGGAACATGTTTTGGTGGCTGCACAAAACACTGGAAAGCTTTCAGATTTGACACAAGATGTAACTCTAGAAACCGGAGGCGGAGGCCTGTCAATAAGGTTCGGTTAATTAGTGTACATGGCAACCTCAATAAGGTATACTTGTACTGGAGGTTTCATGAAGTATATTAAAGTAATTCTTTTTGCAGCAGTGTTGTTCACAGTTTCAGGGTGTAAAACACAGACATCAAACATCCCCGTAGATCCTTACTTAAATGTCAACGTAGATTTTGTAAAAGCTAACTGCGTACCTGACGAGCAATATTCTTTCCCAGTTTTTGGCATGTACGCGATGCCTTCACGCACAAAAAACTGCGCAGGAGTCAATGACATGTGGTTTGTTGCCTGGCCTGGAGAGAATACGGAGCTAGAACAATCAATTGCAAAGGTCTTGACGATCTTATACGTAAAATCCGAGAATGATAATAATGATCATGACATTAGAACGACTTTTATAAAGTACAGTTCTAATGCTGCAAACGATTTGCATGCTGCATTTTATGAATTATCTGAGGTGCCACCACCAAAGAAAGAAGATAAACCACAGGAGTAGAAATTGTCATCTGTTGATTTTGAAAAAGTAAAGTCTAATTGGGAGACTTATGAAAACTTGTGTAATAAGGCTGCCAAGTATGGTGTTGGAGATCTGTTAGAATCACTAGGAGAAAGACTAGTGATGACACCTTCTGCTCCAAAACTAGATCAAAGCGGAGCCTATCCTGGTGGTATGGTCGAACACGCGCTTGCTGTAACAGCTTGTATGCGTACCATCAACAAGTCTCAAAACTTAAAAGTCCCGGTAACTTCTATTTTAAAGGTAGGCCTGCTTCACGATATAGGAAAAGTAGGTGACCTAGAGAATGACTTGTTTGTCGAACAAGACTCTGAGTGGCACCGAGAAAAGCTAGGCCAGATGTATAAGTACAACGAGAGTCTAGAAAAGATGTCAGTGTCACACAGGACTCTTTTTCTACTGCAGCACTTTGGAGTGAGCTTAACACAAGAAGAATGGGTTGCTGTACAGCTAGCCCAAGGAAGCCATTTTGAAGAAAATAGGTTCTATGTAGGGTCAGAGCCTACGCTAGCACTGATTTTACAGCAAGCAAAACAAATGGTCCATCATAAGGATAAATTAGACGTCTAACAATCTCCTTCTCTAGACATATTTAAAGGTAGGAGATTTTATGAAGTTTTTAAGAAAATATATTAGAGCTGTTCTTCTAGAAGAGGTTGACCAAATTGATGACCCTGAAGACAAAAAAGAGCAGCCTCCTGAGAACTTGTTAATCGAGCCTGACATGCCTAACGAAGAAGAAGACCAGAAAGAAGCTTCTGCTATAGGAGCTGCTGGAGCTCCTTCCGGAAAGCTAGCCGGCTCTACAGCACCTTTAGGACGAGACGCAACCTACCCAGCAAAGAAGAGAAAAAAGAAAAGAAAGGCTTCAGCCCCTTCTGGCGGTGCCAGCTGGTACCTTCCAAAAAAATAGCTGATACACACATACATTTGAACATTTGAACATTTAAATTTAGACTTACATGTTGACTTTATATTAAAGATCACATTTGACCATTAAAAATTAAGGAGTTAAAAAATGGCAATTGACTTTGACGCAATTCGAAAGAAGCTAGGACAACTTTCTGGCAATAATAGCCGCCGAAATGTTACGTGGCGCCCACAAGAAGGAGAAGAGCACACTGTTCGCCTTCTTTCATTTCCAGACAACGACGGCCAGCCTTTTAAGGAGCGCTGGTTTTATTATAACGTAGGAAACAACCCGGGCTTGTTAGCCCCATATCAGTTCGGGAAGCCTGATCCTATTCAAGAATTAATTAACAAGCTCCGCGACGATGGCTCTAAAGAGTCATACGAGCTCGCTAAGAAGCTTTACCCTAAGATGAGAAGCTATGCTCCTGTTGTAGTTCGTGGAGAAGAAGACAAGGGTGTAAGAATTTGGGCATTTGGTAAGACAGTATACCAGTCTTTGCTTAATATTATGCTCGACGAAGATTACGGAGATATCACTGATCCAGAAGACGGTCGAGATGTCAAAGTGGTTTGCACCAAGGCGCCTGGTCGAATGTGGGCAACCACAGAGGTCCGCCCGCGAGGAAAAAGTACATCTCTTGCTAAGACTGAAGACCAGTCACAGCAGTGGTCTGATAGCATTCCTGACTTAGATGATCTATACACACTCAAGACGTATGAAGAGCTTGAAAAAATCGTAAATGATTGGCTAACATCAGATGAAGAGACCGACGATAGTCCTCGAGGCGGCGCAAAGTTCGATTCTCCTGCCGATTCTCTTTCCGAAGAGACTTCCGCAGGAAAAAGTAAGTCGAGTGAAAGCACCAAGTACAAGAGTTTGGATGCCGCTTTTGCAGATCTAGAAGATCTATAAGCCTCTAAATAAGGTTTGCTCAGGAATTGTACTTCCTGAGCAAACCTCTTTATTATATTACTATCCAGTCCCAGGAGGTCTAGAGTGTCTCGAACAAAAGCGCCGAGCGATTTTACAAATGACTTGATTAAATCACTCAACAAAGAACACGGAAGCAGGGTAGCTTACAACCTTGCGTACGATACCGCACCAACACATGTAAAGCGATGGATCTCTACAGGGTCTAAGCAACTTGATTATATTATTTCAAATCGACGAGACGGTGGATTGCCAGAAGGAAGAATCATAGAAATCTTTGGGCCACCCTCTATTGGAAAGTCTCATATTGCTATTCAAATCGCCCGCTCTACTCAGCAGCTAGGCGGAATTGTAGTCTATATTGATACTGAAAACGCAACTTCTGTTGAAAATTTAGGTTTGCTAGGTGTTGACATTGAGAAGCGGTTTGTGTACGTTGATACACACTGTACAGAAGAAGTGCTTTCTATTGCAGAAGCTACTATTATGAAAGCCAAAGCAATGGATAAAGATGTCCCAATTACGATTGTGTGGGACTCTGTCGCAGCATCTTCTCCAAAAGCAGAACTCATAGGAGACTACGACAAAGACTCTATTGGTCTTCAAGCCCGCGCTATCTCAAAAGGCATGCGCAAGATAACAGGAGTAATAGGCGAACAGAACGTTCTGTTTGTAATACTTAACCAGATTAGAACAAAAATTGGAGTCATGTATGGAGATCCTGATACTACTCCCGGCGGTAAGGCAATCCCTTTTCACTCATCTGTACGAATCAAGCTGGGAGCAGGACAAAAAATCACAAACAAAGAAAAGGAAGTGGTGGGCATTAATGTTTCCGCCAAGACAGTAAAGTGCAAAGTAGCGCCTCCTTTCAGATCTTGTAATTTTGAAATTCATTTCGGCAAAGGAATTGTAGAACACGAGCAAATATTTGACCTTCTTAGAAAACACGGACCTGAAGTGATTGGCGGCAAGCAGGTCGAAGTAGCAGGGTCGGGTTCTTGGAAGACACTCACAGTTTCGGATGGAAAAACCGGTGAGGTGTTTGCAGAGAAAAAATTCTACAAAGCAGAATTTAATGAAGTTATCGCCAACCCAGAGTACTCTGACTATATTTCAGATCTTTTAGAAAGAGCACTCGTTAGAAAGATGTCTTCAGCAGAAGGAATGGACATCGACACAGACTCTTATGAAGAAGTAAGATCTGTCGCAATGGAGATTGAAGAAGACCTAGTGATCGACCCGGAGGCATAAAATGAAAGAGCGACCCATACTCTTAATTGATGGGTTAAATTTGTTTATGCGTCACTTCGTTGTTAATCCTACAATGAATGAGTCTGGCGATCACGTAGGCGGCCTTGTAGGCTTTCTAAAAGGTGTCCGACTTCTGTGTGAGAGAATTCAACCTAAACACGTAGTCGTCGCATGGGAAGGAGGAGGTTCTTCTAGAAGGAGAGCAATCTTTCCGGAATATAAGCAAGGTAGGAGACCTCAAAGGCTAAATAGATTCTATGCAGATGAAATTCCTGACACTGTTGAAAACAGAGACGTTCAGCTTTCTCTTTTAATAGAATGCTTAAAGCAAGTGCCTGTCAATCAAATCTACGTGTCCGACTGCGAAGCGGATGATGTAATAGCATATCTTTGCAAGTACGTTTACGAAAAGGAAAGGTGTGTAATAGTCTCTTCAGATAAAGACTTATATCAGCTTTTGTCTGACAAAGTAATACAGTGGTCCCCTGGCCAAAAAGCTTTTGTTAATAAAGAGCATGTAATGAGAAAATTTGGTGTAAAGTGTCATAATTTTTGCGTAACAAGATGTTTTACTGGTGACCCTTCTGATGGGCTTCCGGGAATTAAGGGTGCAGGTTTTAAAACAATGTCTAAAAGGTTTCCTTCGCTAGCTTCGGACGAAGAAATAACAGTTGAAGATATTATTGAGACATCTTTAAAAATGGCAAGTCAGTCAAAAGTAAAAGTCTATTCTAATATAATCGAGTCCGCAGAACGTGCAAGAATAAATTGGAAGGTTATGAATTTAGGACTTTCTGTTTTGTCTGCGAGTCAAATTAAAAAAATCATAGGTGGGGTCAATACTTTTGAGCCTACACGTAATAAAATAGCATTAATGAGAGTGTTACACCGTGAAGGTGTAAAAAACTTTGATGTTGATTCATTTTTTATGTCAATGTGCACAATTAAGTGTTAGGAGTAAATAGAGTGCCAGACGATATTAAATTTGCGCCCTCCGTCGGAGACGCACACTTCCGGAAATATGGAAAGACGTTTCAGGAAAAGATATTTCAAGGACTGTTGACAGACCACGACTGGGGATCACAGATGATTGAAGTAATGGATCCTACATTTTTTGATGTAAGGTATTTGTCTTATTTGTCTGAAAAATATTTTAACTATTTTAAGAAATACAAATGTTTCCCCACGCTACCTTTGCTTGTCTCAATTATTAAGGATGACCTTTCTGAAGGCAACGACATAATTCTTAGAGATCAGATCGTTGAATTTTTGCATCGAGTCAAATCAAACCCTAATATGGGCGACATCAACTATGTCAAAGACAAGTCACTTGATTTTTGTAAACGTCAAGCATTTAAAGAAGCACTAGAGAGTGCTGTAGACTTAATTCAAACAGACAAATTTGAAAGTGTTGTGACGCTTATGAAGCAGGCTGTAGCAGTAGGCATGCCTAACTCAACAGGACACGACTTTTTTGAAGATGCTGACGCTCGCTTTGTCAAAGTCTCCAGGGTTGCATGCCCTACAGGAATTCCTCGCCTAGATGAAAAAGACATCTTGCGAGGAGGGCTCGGAAGAGGAGAAATTGGTGTTGTTACAGCAAATACAGGTGTAGGAAAGAGTCATTATTTGGTACAAATGGGCGCCAATGCGATGAAGGCCGGAAAAAACGTAATTCATTACACATTTGAGCTTTCCGAGCATGCTGTAGGTCTTAGATACGACTCAAATTTATGTGACATTGCCAGTAACGATGTCCAAGATAACAAAAAGAAGGTCTTGGAGAGGTACAAAGATGGAGAGTTAGGAAGGCTTATCATTAAAGAGTATCCAACTGGATCTGCTTCAGTTATTACTATTAGAAATCATATTGAAAAGTTAATGTTGAAAGGTTTTATCCCGAGCCTCATTATTATTGATTACGCAGATATTATGCGTTCGACAAGAGCCTATGACTCTTTGCGTCATGAGCTTAAACTAATATACGAGGAGCTAAGAAATCTTTCTATGGACATGAACGTGCCTATATGGACAGCGTCGCAGGCTAATAGAGATTCTGCTAAATCAGATATTGTAGGCTTGGAGAATATGTCAGAAGCTTATGGAAAAGCCATGGTTGCAGACGTGGTTATTTCTCTTTCCAGGAAGGCAATGGAAAAGTCTACCGGATCTGGGAGGCTTTTTGTTGCAAAAAATAGAGCCGGAAAGGATGGTCTGGTATTTCCTATTCACATTGACACAGCAATGTCTAAGATTACAATACTAGATGAAAATCAGTTAACTCTAGATGAAGCTGTCAAACAAGATGAAAATTCTATGAAAGATCTTCTCAAGAAAAAGTGGCGAGAAGTCAGCAATCACGAAGACTAGATGAAATTGTTGAGGTAAAGAATTAATGGCGAATTATAATGAAGCGTATCAACAGAGCTTAGCGTACTTCGATGGCGATGAGCTAGCTGCCAATGTATTTATTACAAAATATGCCCTGACAGACAAAGAAGGCAATATTCATGAAATGACACCAGACGACATGCATCGAAGAATGTCGAAGGAGTTTTCACGAATAGAAGAAAAATATCCTAATTCCATGTCAGAAGAAGAGATATACGGCCTTTTAAAAGACTTTAAGTATATTGTCCCACAAGGTTCACCAATGTCTGGTATCGGCAATCCATATCAAATACAGTCACTTTCGAACTGTTTTGTTATTGAATCACCTCATGACTCTTACGGAGGTATCCTTAAGACAGATCAAGAGTTAGTGCAGATCGCGAAGCGCCGCGGCGGAGTCGGATTTGACATATCTTCAATTCGCCCAAAAGGCTTATCTACTGGAAACTGCGCCAGAACAACGGACGGAATTGAAGTTTTTATGGACAGGTTTAGTAACTCTTGCCGTGAAGTAGCACAAGGAGGCCGAAGAGGTGCCCTAATGTTGACAATCTCTGTGCATCACCCACAAGTCCGTGACTTTATAAAAATTAAACGAGACTTAACAAGAGTAACCGGCGCAAATATTTCTGTGAGATTGTCTGATGAATTTTTACAGGCAGTCCGAGAAGAGAAAGACTTCGAACTAAGGTTTCCAGTTGAAAAAAATAAAAAGAGAAAAGTTTCTCAACTTGTGGATGCCAAAAATCTTTGGGACGAAATTATCGAAAGCGCACACGCTGCAGCCGAACCCGGGTTACTGTTTTGGGACACTGCTAAGAAATTAACTCCTGCCGACGTTTATTCAGACCAGGGCTTTGGATCGACTTCAACTAATCCATGCGGCGAGATAATATTAAGCCCTTATGATAGTTGCCGCCTTATGCTTGTAAATCTTTCTTCTTTTGTCAAAAATGCTTTTTCAGAAGAAGCCTACCTCGATTATGAAGAGTTATCTTCTGTGGTTCAAAAAGCACAGAGACTTATGGATGATATGATCGACTTAGAGATAGAGCAGGTAGACAAAATTCTTGCAAAAATTAAACAAGACCCAGAGCCACCTGAAGTCAAACAAATAGAAAAAAATCTTTGGACAAAAATTCGTAATCAAGCGCTTCAAGGCCGACGCACAGGATTAGGCGTTACTGCAGTTGGCGATACAGTGGCAGCGCTAGGTGTTAGATACGGCTCTGACAAGTCCATTGAAATTGTGGAAAGCCTCTACAAGACTCTAACTGTTAACGCATATAAGTCTTCTTGTTTCTTGGCTAAAGAGCGAGGCGCGTTTCCTATACACAATCATGATCTAGAACGAGGAAATGAATTTTTAGAGAGAATTTGGAAAGAGGCACCTGAAGTTCGAGAAATGTCACAAAAATTTGGTAGAAGAAATATTGCTCTCGTGACAACAGCCCCTGCAGGATCAGTAAGTGTATTAACACAGACAACTTCAGGAATTGAGCCGGCTTACATGCTCTCTTATACACGACGAAAGAAGTTGACTGAAAATGATTTAGATGGAAGAGTTGACTTTGTTGATGACTCCGGAGACAGATGGCAGGAATATCCAGTTTACCATCAAGGTTTTAAGAAATGGATGGAGGCGTCAGGCCTAGAAGAAGTAAAAGACTCCCCATATTCAGGAGCAACTGCAACTGAAATTGACTGGGTTTCAAAAGTTAAAATGCAAGCTGCAGCTCAAAAATGGGTGTGCCACGCAATATCAAACACAACAAACTTGCCCTCAGATGTCTCTATTGACACTGTTAAAGATGTTTACATGGCCGGGTGGCAGTCAGGATGTAAAGGTGTAACTGTATACAGAGATGGATCAAGAGCTGGTGTTCTCGTGTCAAAGGAAAATGAGGACATAAAGTTTAAGACACATCACGCCCCGGACAGGCCATTTGAGCTTAAATGCCACATTCATCATGCGACCATCAAGGGTGAAGCCTGGACAATTCTTGTAGGTCTAATGGATGGTAGACCTTATGAGGTAATGGGAGGTCTTCAGAAGTACATAGAGATACCTAAGAGATACAAGAAAGGAACAATCATTAAACATCATTACAAGACCAAGAACTCTAGATATGACTTAAGGATTGGTAAGAACGGTGACTCTATTTTAATAAAAGATATTGTTGATGTGTTTGATAATCCTAATCACGCAGGGTTTACTAGGACGATATCATTGGCACTTAGGCATGGTGCAAAAATAAATTATGTTGTTGAGCAGCTTCAAAAAGACAGAGAGATGGATATGTTTTCATTTTCAAAAGTCATTGCTAGAGTTTTGAAGTACTACATTAAGGATGGAACAGTACCGGGAAAGACTACATGTGAAAATTGTGGTGCAGAAGATACACTTGTATATCAGGAAGGTTGTGTGACTTGTACTGCTTGTGGAAGCAGCAAATGTGGTTAACAATAAACAAAAGGAATAAGGAAGAGGTAAGTCAATGAAATGGACAGTTAAAACTTCAGCGCTATTAAAAGAGTACGAACTTAGAAAAAATCCTGTAATTGTTAGGGTTAATAAATTTGATGAAGAGTCTGCAAAAAAATTCAACGATTCTGTCGCACAAGCACATAATACAGGTCAAAGTGTAATTCCTGTAGTAATTGATTCATACGGTGGGCAAGTATACTCACTTATGTCAATGATATCATCTATTAAATCGTCCGAGCTTCCTGTCGCGACGATAGTAGAGGGAAAGGCAATGTCCTGCGGAGCTATACTGTTCTCTTTTGGAGAAGAAGGGAGAAGATTTATGGATCCTAATGCGACAGTTATGATTCATGATGTATCTTCTTGGGCTCACGGTAAAATAGAAGAGCTAAAGGCAGATGTGAAAGAAGCCGAAAGACTTAACGATATTGTCTATAAGATGATGGCACAAAACTGTGGCAAGGCTGATAATTATTTTATCAAGTTAATGGACAAGAAAAAGCATGCAGATTGGTATTTGGATGCTGAAGATGCAAAAAAACACAATCTTGCAAACCATTTAAGAGTGCCAAAATTAACGATTGATATAGATGTTAGTATTGGTTTTGAATAGAATATAAAATTATAGGAGAAAAATATGAGCGAAAGCAATCAAGAAAAATCATCAAGCACAGCTAGAATAGTGGCTACTGCAAACTTAACTGAAAAGCAAGTAAATGAGGCACTAGTTAGCTTTGTGTCCCAAGATGATAAATTATCCGAACTTTTAAAAGACCAAAAGTCCGTCGCGTGGATTAACTGGCATGTTAATAAGTGGGATAGCCCAGAAAGATTTGCAACAATTTCTTTTGGTGTAGTTAATCAGTCTGACGAAGAAAGCTCTCCAGCGGAGCCAAAAGATGAGTTATAAAATAACACAAAACTTCTCTTTATCAGAGTTCAGGTGTAAAGACGGTACTGACGTTCCTGAAGAGTTAATGGATAACGTATCTCTTCTATGCGAAAATCTTCAAGTACTAAGAGATGAAATAGGAAAACCTATTAGAGTCATTAGCGGATACCGCTCCCCAAAGTATAATCGCAGAATCGGAGGTGCCAGAAGAAGTCAGCATATGACCGCAAATGCTGCCGACATTAAAGTCAAAGGAATGACACCTGCTGAAGTAAAAGCTGTTATTGTTGATCTTATTAAAGAAGGTAAGATGATGAAAGGCGGCGTTGGGCTTTACACAACATTTACTCATTACGATGTGCGAGGAAGAAACGCCCGGTGGTATGGTAAGGGTGTAAAGGATGACAGAAACTAAGATAAAGTCTATAGACCTCTATTCAGACGGCATCGGTCGCGTTGATTATGTTAGTCATATGGGGCATGACTTAACTGTTGTTAATGCAGCCAGAGTTAGTTTTGGAAAGCAAAAGGATATTCTAGATGACAAAGATGAAAGACTTATTGATTATCTTATTAAGCATCGCCACACTTCCACTTTGGAGCACAACGTTCTCACTTGTCGTTTCGTGGTGCCTCTTTTCATTCGTAGTCAGCACCATCGCCATAGAACTTGGGCTTATAATGAGATAAGTCGAAGATACACTGAAGTAGACTTAAGATTCTATGAACCAAGTGTTTTTAGATCTCAGCATCAATCAAATCGACAGGCCAGCACTAACAAGACCGATGATCCTGTTTTGTACCGGTACGAAGATGGAGGCGTTCTCAGCGCTAGCGCTGCTGTTCGATCACACCACAAATCTTCACTAAACCTTTATGAAAATCTATTAGAATCAGGTGTCTGCAGAGAGCAAGCTCGAGGAGTCCTGCCCCAGAACCTCTACACTGAGTACTATGGTACTTGCAACCTTAGCAACTTAATGAAATTCATAGAGCTTAGGATTCACGAGGGCGCTCAGTGGGAAATTCAACAAGTAGCTCAAGCTTTATTGACGATAGCAGAAGAAGTTTGGCCTATAACAGTTAAAGCGTTTAGAGATAACAAAGATTTCTAGACGACTAGAAAATACTTAACATAGGGTGGTGTTGTCCCTATGAAGGTGCTCAAGGAATACATAAGATATTATATTTCTGGTTCGTTAAGACAAGTTCGAGAAAATGATATCTCTTGCCAAATTAAGAAACTAAAGAATTCTCAAGGCACATCTGAAAACATCCTTAGAAACTATGTAAGATCCATAATTTTACAACACATTAATGAAGTCTGTGGCGATGTAAATGACGATGTAGCTGACGCTCTGGCCACTGCTCAAATGGCACACTTAGGACAAAAAAGAAGAACAGGCGAGCCGTATCTTGTGCATCCAGTTGAAGTGGCAAATATTGTCTACGCATACTATCCTGATGAGCCTGTTTTGTGCGCAGCTGCTTTGCTCCATGATGCTCTAGAAGATGCACTTTCGCAAGGAAATGTTAAATCCAGCGAAGAAATGGAATCTTTGATCGCAGGATCTTTTGGACAGCCGGACATAGGTTTAAGAGCACTGGATATTGTAAGGTCACTTACACATACCAAAGGTACTGATTATTCTGATTATGTTGCATCAATAGCAAACAAACCAGACGTGCTAAAAATAAAACTATCAGATATGTTGCATAATCTACAAAGTGCCCCTAGCCCAAAACAAAAGCAGAAGTACAAGGATGCTCTAGACACTTTAAGTCTTGGTGGTCCTCCACCCGGTATTAATCCAGCACATTGGAAAGAGTTAGTGCACCTAATTAATAAAGACAGCGAGGAATTAAATTGAAACGTAAAGATATTGTTGATATAATCAATGACATTTTGGAGTCTACATGGACTGACAATGAATGTGTAAATGGAAAAATAGTTGACATCGATCCAACATGGGGTCCTTACATGAAAACACTAGTTGAAAAATATAGAGCCGCCGGCTGGGAAGTAGAGAGAAAAGTAGAAATAGTATCGACTTTCCCTGGCAGTCCGAGAATATATGCTGTATTTGTAAATCCGGCATTTTCAAAGGCAGGTCGAGAGAGGTACGAAGCCAAGTACGGGAGGTAAAATGAGAGTTTCTAAATGGTTAAAGTCTCGAAAGCCATGGGAGTTTGAAAATAGCAAGATTCCAGTGTGGCTTTCAAAAATATCACCAATAGAGATTTGGGCTTTAAGTTTTGCATTTTGGGTGTGGTGTAGAGGAGAGCTGTCCGAAAAAACTAGAAGGCACGAAACAATTCATTACCAACAACAAATTGAGCTTCTTTTTGTAGGGCAATGGATTCTTTACGGGGTGTTCTGGTTAATAGGATTAATAAGATGCAGAAGCGGAAAAAAAGCGTATTATGAAAATCCTTTTGAGCGAGAAGCGTATACACATGACAAGTATCCTAATTACTTAAGCATACGCCCATGGTATAATTGGCGCCACTACGTGAGAAAATAAATGCTGAGAGAATTTGTAAGAAGAGTGTTGTTGGAGAGTTTTGTAAGTCACACATACGAACCTGTCAGCGGAGACAGCGTGGTGAATACAAACCCTAACTGCACACATTATGGCAGCGAAGGTGTTGTTGTTCTGGTTAAAAGTTTACCTAAAGATATGGGAAAGTCTGTAAGTTATGAATGTACAAATGACGGCCCTACTTGGGATCCTGGTGACGTCCTTACAAAGACAATGGATCAACTAGGGCCGATATAGATGAAAAATCTCACTGATCACCCAAAAGTAAGAGGCTACATTAAGCCTGAGTCTGCGTTCAAAACACTTAATGAGTGGGAAGAGATGGCAACTTATCTCTTAGACCTTCAGACCATAGGAATGGACACCCGTGGCGGAGAAATTAGTTGTAAGCACACGTCTTTTTGCAGAATAGAAGACTTTGAAAGATTTGTTGGGCAGCTTTCTGAGTTTTTTGGGTACCAGCTATCCACGGAAGTTGACAGGTGGGATCTATTAACTAGAAAGAATGTTCTGGACTTTATTGAAGACTTCGTAAACCACAGATTGTGGTCATTTGAGAGGCAGTTTGCTTCTTATTTTTCAGATATTCGAAGTCTAAGATTTGCATATTTTTATTCCAGAGGTGACATGGAACCGTATGTGTTGATAGACGAAGAATTTACCACACAGCTTTATGGGTCTACAAATAATCCAAAAGAGTTGCTTCATTACACGTCGAAAGAAGGCTTAGATAGACTCGAAGCTTCAATGGAAACAGGTAATCCTTTTGATATATCTACTTTTACTGTAGCAGTCAGGCCTTTTTTTAGGCCTGAATCTAATATTATAGTGCACCTTCTAGGTAATGTCCGAGCGGGTTTTCGAAGCGATATAAAATCAATGGCAGTCGACAACAAGAGAAGGGCACTTAATTTACACAGACTAGGTTACCCAGGCGGCGATAATTCAAACATATGTTATGAGTTAGAGTCTTGTAACGGAAGTGTAAAGACTAGTTTATGGAATGAGTACATTGCTACTCCGAAGAAGATACTTAACATACATATAAAGACTAGTCTTTAAAGAAGTAAAAGAAACTTATGAGAAAACAAAGAACGAGAAAATTTAATTCAGTCTATGGCCTTTCAAAAGAACAGGTAATTATAGAGACTATTCTAAAATCGAGCTTTAATGCTCGATCCCGATCCTCTATTAAAAAAGTAGATGAAGGAATACTTGATTTTATCAAAGGTCTTTTCACTTCAGTTTTATCTCTCTTCGGTGTAGAACTAGATAACGCAACACAAACTTACGAAACACAAACGACTGATTTTATTTCAAATGAAGTAGAGCGAGACGTATCTGGAGGGCAAGTCTCTCGCAAAGACCTAGGGCTTTCTAAAGACACCAAAGATGAAAAAATAAAATGGACTGCAATAAAGCCACAGACTGATAAGGGCAGAGAATATGTCAAGAAAGTTGCTGTCAAAACTTCCAAAGAAATTTTGTCCGGTGCTGCAGCTAAAATTCAAGAGCTTGAAGGCGTGCCTGCTTTCCCGTCACAGAAAAATGTAAATGAACGATGCAAATCCGATGCAGTGTGGAAATTATTAATGGAAGACGCCTCCGCTGCTAAAGATGCAGCAGCGACACAAGCTATGGCAGAAGAAATGGAAAAATATCAACCTCAAGTTAATTCTGCGCTCGAGGGTGTAGGGATGATGAAAGGTTTTGCCATGAGCCTAAAGAATGTCATTCCAGAGTTCGAAGACGTAGAAAACACTGCAAAACCAGTCACACCAGGAGATGTAGCGCAGTTAGCGTCTGCCATAGCACAAAAATTATCTGACGCAGGTGTAGAAGGAGAGCCGGCTCAGGTTCTAGACTTTTGCTCTGCATACGCACAAAAAAACGGTTTTAGTCTACAATCAGGAAATGTAGGCTATCTTCCTTCTAGTGAGCAAAAAGGTGACATTGGCAAAGCAGCAAAAGGTGCATCAGAAAAAGGTGGTAATCAGAAGCCTAATCAGATTGACCTTGCTGATGTAGGCATAGAGACTGAAACTTTAGAAGGCGATGGTATCGACGCGCAGCAGTCTGACAAGAGTATATTTGATGATGAATTCATGCCTACAGAAGAAGGCATGGCCTCTGCTGAAGGCGAAATAAAAAGCGGCGCTGAAGAAATACAGGGCAAAGTCTCCAATGCTGACGGCGCCGCCGAAACAGCTATGGCAGGCTTAAAAGGAATCGGCATACAAGCAGATAATTTTGATGATGCTATTAAAGAAATAGCTGAAAATCAGGAAAAAATAGCCGAGCTGGAGTCAGATCAAGATAAACTAGAAGCTGCGATTGAAGATCTTTCTGGAGGTAAAGGAAGCATAAAGGATAGACTTTCTAGAACAATAGGCATGTTTGCAGTTGGAGCCGGAACTATTGGTTCTTTTGGGGCTGCAGCATATGCTCATTTGTTCGGCGCCGGCGCATCTGCAACGATAACTACACCTTCTTTGCTCGCGACAATGGGCATGCCTGCCTCAACTTCTGTCAGCGGCGTCGGAGGTGCCATGACACACATGATGGCCAGTGCAACCGGCGTCCAAAGCACTTGGGCTGGCGGAACTTTGATGGGTGTGAGTGCAGGTATGTGGCTTGCCATAGGTAAAGTTCTGTTAGCTTTAGTAGTTGCCTATTGTGTAGCAAAAGGGTGTATTTGGGCCGCTTCTAAATTTTTAGACAAGGATGAAGAGTGGCAAGCACAGCAAAAAGACAAATTCTTTAAATACACTGTAGGTCTAATAAGCACTATGGCTAAAAAAGCACTAGGCTTTTTCTGGACCGGAATAAAAGCTGTGTGGGAAAAAGGAATTGATGCAGGTAAAAAATTAGTAGGGTGGTTTAAGAAGAAGTTTTCTAAAAACGAGTCGCTCGTTTATCACATGTATGAACCAACCAGAAGAGATATTAATGCTTTAGTCGAGTTTCATGACATGATCTGTGGTTTTAGAGTTGCGTGTACCGTAAATCAAAATTATATTTACCTAATGTCATAGCTGGAGAAAAAATTGAAACCTTTGCGCGAATGTATAATTGTAGGTGGCCAAATTTCAGGAGGCAATGTTCTAGGTAAAACTAGAGACAGAAACTATGTTCCAAAGCTCAGACTAGTAAGAGAGATAAGAAATGGAATGGAAGTTGTATACCTACACGATCTGTATACTAACTACATGGAAGGCATGAACGAGAAGGGAATTGGAGTGATAAACGCTGCATTACTCGTGGGTGAAGACGAAAAGGCTGTAAAAGGAAAGCTTCAGTCAGACGATGGTCCTAGAATGATTCATGCACTCGAACAAGAAACACTTTCAGACTGTATAAAATCATTAGTTTCCTATAGAGATGGAATTAAAGGGCACACCTTCGCGGGAAACAATAAGTCAATGTACAGCATTGAGATGACTAGTAAACACAACCCAATTATAAAAAAGCTAGACCCTTCTACAGGGTTTGATGTAAGGACAAATCATGGTCAAGACCATGATGGTGCGGGTTATACTCCAGACAGAAAACCTGATGATTACCTATCATCAAAAATAAGAAAAGCTACAGCAGAAATGGAGCTTTCTGATATTGATGACCATAACAAAATAATGCCAACTTTAACAAAGCAAAATTTTGATAAAGGAAGCAACTACAACATGATGCGCACAACAGACAATATGCGTTCAACTTCTCAGTGCTTAATGCATTTAGACGATCTAGAGTTTGTAGTGTATGTAGTTCCTGAAGAATGCAAATTTGTCGGCGTTATGGATAAGACGCCTGATGATCATATTCCAGTTATAAGAGTTCGTGTCGTCGAATATAATAAATAACATGACAAAAAAACTTACTAGATCACAACTTGTAGAAGAGCAACTTGTTCTAATAGAGTCAGTCTTAGAAAAACCTTCGCCAGAGCACGATGCTAACTTTCGATTGGCTATGCTTGAAGAATCATTAAAGTTTTGCATAAAAGAAATAAGAGAACTAACAGATGAAAACGATTCTGTTTGGGACATGATTGAAGAAATTCGATCAGCTGAAATTGCAAATCATTCTGAAGAGTTTCGTCAAATGATGGACAGGAAACTGGCTGAGATTAAAATTCTTGCCGCGATGAAACCAGGACAAGCTTAGTGCATACTTAGACAGTATGCTTCCTGGTGTAAGAAGATTTATAAGACACTCATCAATCATGACCATGATAATGTCGTGCATTATAGCATTTTGCATAGGAATGTGTGCGGCACCAACAGATGCCGAAGCTAAGCCACCTCGAAGCCCTAAGTCTAAATTTTATGACTTTAGCGATCAGCTTATTGATGGCCAGATTAAAAAGCCCACTGCACTCTACACAGACGCTAGAAATAAAGTCAAATTTGATAGGTTACTCAAACTAAAGAAATCTTTTATGAAAGAGCTTTTTGACACTGCCAAAGAGCGAGTTTTCAAGTAATACATCTTAAGATCTCTTTTTATAATATAACAAGTTTATAAAAGGAGACTCTGCATGTGGAGACCACCTCGATCACCAGTCGGAATGCTGCAAGAAGATTTGTGGCCTAATGAGTGGAAAATACTAGTGGCGTGTCTTCTTCATAATCAAACTTCTAGAAAACAAGTTGACAAAGTGTACGAGAAGCTTTTTCGTAAGTATCCCACAGCAGATTCTATGAAGGACGCAGATGTTAACGATTTGCAAAGCCTTATAAAACCATTAGGAATGTGGAAGAGACGTACAGAGACCCTTCGGAGATTCTCTAGAGAATACGTTGAGAAGGAGTGGTCATCGCCTAAAGAGCTTTACGGATGCGGAAAGTACGCTGAGGATGCGTGGAGAGTTTTCTGTGTAGGTGACTGGAAAAATGTACGCCCTAACGATCATGCCTTGAATAAATATCGAGACTGGCTGGAGGAAAACTGTGCCTGAAGGACCTGAAGTAAGAAGATACGGATTAGACTTGTCTGAATTTGTCTCCGCAAAGACTTTAAAAAGCATAAATGTGCTAAGCGGCAGATATACGAAAAAGCCAATTCCAGGACTTCTAGAATCTGTAGGTACGCTGCCGGCAAAAGTCACCGGTGTAGGTGTGCATGGCAAGTTTTTATACTGGATGCTAAAAAATGATCACTATATTTGGAACACGCTAGGAATGACCGGCCATTGGTCACCTAATAAAAAAAAGCATTCTAGAGTCGAGTTTTGTTTTGACGATAAAAGTAAGGTGTACTTCAACGATCAAAGAAATTTTGGCACTGTTAAAATAGTCAGAGGAAAACATTATTTGTTAGAAAAACTCAAGGCATTAGGGCCGGATATGCTAGCCACTGATGTAAAAGATGAAGTGTTTTTTCAAGCCATTAGAAAGAAGTCTAAGTGGCCTATCACTAAAGCTATAATGAACCAGTCAGTGGTGGCTGGCGTCGGAAACTATGTAAAAGCAGACTCTTTGTGGCTGTCCAAGATATCACCACACAGGACAGTTGACTCTCTTTCTGACAAAGATTTGTCATCACTTAACTCAGCAATTAAAAAAATATTGAGAGAAAGCTTTCGGTCAGGCGGTGCTACAATAAGAACATACGAAAATTTTAACGGAACATTGGGCCAATACGCACAGAGGTTCCTGGTATATAATCAAAAGAACGACCCTGAAGGTAATGAGGTTGTTAAAGAAAAGACACCTGATGGAAGGACAACACATTGGGTACCAAAAATTCAGAAATAAAAAAAAAGGAGAATAATATGTTTGACTGCTACAAGCTATCAGATTCTGCAATTGCACAAATTGCCAAAGTATTACAAGTTGCAATATTAACTGGGACAGACATCACTGATAACTTACGACTTATTAAGTTTGTAAGTAATGAAGGTGTTCTTGACCTAGAATCAGAGTATGAAAAGACTTTTAATAACAATTTAGAAGCTATGATTTCTGAGGTACAAGAACTTGTTGAGGAGACAAATGAGTCTGAGTAATAAAGATAAGCTGTCTGAAATGTTTCGCCTGCGTGAATCATTTATGGTAGAAATTAGTAAGGCAAACCCAGACATATACCCAGAATGGCCTGTCTCTTTGACACAAAAGAAGTCTCAGCAAGTGTTAAGAGATACTGCTTTGAAAGGTGTCGAAGAAATGTTTGAAGCACTTCAGCATTTAAAAAACTGGAAACCCCACAAGAAGACCGAAGTAGACGAATTTGATAGAGAAGAGTTTCTAGAAGAAATTGTTGACGCTTTTAACTATTTTTTGTCCTTATTAGTTCTTACTGGCGTTACAGCTGATGAGCTTTTTGACGCATATCGCAAAAAGGATGAAGTTATTCACGACCGTCTTAACACAGGCTACTAGCGCATATTTATATGTGTTATGAATGACACAATTTTAAACAGTAACGACAGCGATCAAACAGAAGAAAGGCTAATTTATGAGTCTTCTTCTAGTCAGATTCAGCAAAGATTTGATCTGAGGTCTGCAGCATCTCAAATCGCATACCCCATTGTGAGTGCCATTGTTAATTCGATTAATTTAAATAAAGGCTCAATTGACTCACAAGCTGTTTATGACACAATTGATTTTATCTATACAGACTTAATTTCTTCAGAAAATAATCAAAAATTACCGGAGCCCAAAGGCGAGTACTTTGACGCTCTACCAGACGTAGAGTTTCATTTTTTAATCAAAAGTGCTGATCATTCTGACGTTGATGCAGGATATCTTCACAGCGATGATTTTGAAGATGAGGGAATAATAGAAATAATTCTGCATATGCCGAAAGATTTAAGAGATCTTAAGCCGTTTTTGACGACACTCCCCATGGAGATAAGAGCAGCACTAGCTCATGAAATGCAACATTCTATTCAGCGTGTGATATACGGGTACCCACTTGATGATGTGACTAATGCGGATCTTTATACACACATGAGTAGTCCAATGGAAATAGACGCTCGAGTGGAAGAAAATATCGCATACCTCGAAGACAATGTTAATGAAGACAATCTGGAAAAATTTATAAATACACTTTCTGTTTATGTTGAAAAATATCTTGCCAGGAACGCCTTAGACGCTACTGAAGAGGAATTAGGTGTGTATAAGTCGAGAATGATGGATTCTCACACTTCCAGATACATTGAAAAAATGGGACTGACTAAGGTTGTATAATGTACTTAGAGACCAAAATATAGTGACACATACTGCCGCCTAGTACAAAAAAATGCCATATGGTGTGGTACCATCTTTTATCGTCTTTGTAATAAAAATAAGCCCCGGATGTGTAGATAATGCCGCCTGCTAAAAGCCAATATAATCCTGCGCTAGGTATTGTTTCTATAATGTCATGCACAATCAAGAGCCCTATCCACCCCATCATTAGATAAGTTCCGAGTGAATATTCCTCATGCTTTCCTGTGTATTTAGACTTGTACAGAATTCCTGCAATTGCCAACACCCACACTACAACACAATATAGCAGTCCCCAATTGTCCATTAGACTTACTAGAAGTATAGGAGAGTAACTCCCTGCTATTGCCAAGTAAATGGATGAATGGTCCAGAACTCTGTACCTATGCTTTATTAAAGGATCTGTTGAGATATGGTAAAAAGCTGACGCACAAAAAGTTGAAAAAAGAGAAACTGAATACAAAAAAGCCCCAGCAAAGTGCCAGGGCCCTATTTCCCAAGATTGTCCAATTAAAAAAACTCCGCCAACCAAAGCCAAAATCGCGCCAACCCCATGTGTCAGAGCGTTAAAGACTTCTTCGTTGTCAGGACGATTTTCTTGCACTATCAAGTTCTCATAATAATATTTGTTGCCTTACGAGAGCCAATAATCTTTATGACTTTAGGCACATTTAATAACTATGGAAAAAAACTACCCAATGCTGTTTAAATGTACTTTTTTTTAAAGGCGGCTATATTTTACTTATGTGTAGCGAAAGAGGTACTTTGGTGAAGTTCAATTCACACAGCGTAGGAAACTATGCGTCCATGTATGGTTCTCAGCAAGTAATTATAGAAGAGGACGCTGTAGGAATAATGCTCAACTACACTTCCGAAAATTTATGTGAAGTGCTTTTGCACGGTGAAGTTGTGTTCAACGTTGACCCTGTCGATCTAGATAATGTGTCTGTATAAGGAGAATTCTCTTGAATTTTGAAACTCTGGCAAAGTCTTTAATTAGACAAAAAGAATTTTCAAGTCTGTTTTTTAATAGTGAAAAACTGTCTACAAAGGAAAAGGAAGAGATTACAAAAACTTTTGTTCTCGCACTTCATTCTGAAGCCTCCGGAATAGGTTCAGCAATTAATTTTAAAGACCACAGACAAGTTAAAAATCAGGTAGACCACCACAAGATTTTATATAAGTCTGTCGATGCTTTCAGATATGTTTTGGCTATCTTGAATCTCTGGGATATTAAACCGGAAGATTTTGAAACTGCGTGTGAGTCAAAAGATGTATTCCTTCACATGAGACATTCTCTAGAAAGGAATGCATGGCAAGGACAACCGGTAGTCATATTTGATATTGATGATGTTTTAGCGCATTTTAGAAAGTCTTTTTTTGACTGGCTAAGAGTGACAAAGGGCGTCGATACTCCGGTGTCTTGCCCGGAATACTATAACGTATCTGACGTTCTCAATGCCGGCCTAGCTCCGGAACAAGTTTTTAGAGATTTCATTAATGAGAGCGGGTTTTTAATATTAGAGCAGAATGAAAAGCTGGTACGTGTCGTCAACAAGCTCAAGAGTGAAGGCTACTGGATTCATCTACTAACAGCACGCCCTTCTGACAATCTTAAATGCTATCACGATACTTACATGTGGCTTTCAGAGTCAGAGTTACAATTTGACGCACTTGACTTTTCCGGAGAAAAATTTAGGTGGTTATCCGATCAAGAGTTCTACAAAGAAGGGAAAGTGATCTGTGCAGTTGATGATTCTCCAAAGCACTCAACCGAATACGCGAAGCATGGTGTGCAAGTTTTCTCTCCCGCTTTGCCTTACAACACAGAGCTTAAAAACGTTGATTTAGTGACTTTATTTTCTGATAAGGATGATCTGTATGAACTTATTAAAAATTCATAAAAGTGTTCGCCGTGCTATCGATTTAATCCACTCAGGCACTGCACCTAAAGATTGTGTCCCGGACGAGTGGAAACTTGAGTCAAATCGAGATAAAATAGATGAAGCTTACCATGATGTGTGCATGAATCTTTGGTTGCATATGGGTGACACCGCGCTCAATCGATCAGGATATACCAATTCATTGTCGATCTTTTGGAATGAAATTATAGGCAAAAAAGATGACAAAAATAAGACATCTAGTGTTGAACACTGGGATGAATCGTGGTATTTTTAGTGCATTGACCTGGCACAAAGGAGGAAAGCAATGCCACAAAATACAGATCTAGAACCTATCGTTCTCCCCATGGATCTCAAGTTTGGTCAGGAACCTACGACCAAGTTCGAAAATAACCTAGAAGCTTTAAAGGTAGAATTGGTAGATGCACCTTCTACTGAGCAGGCCAGAAACGTTGCTTGGCATTATGTTAAGGCAACTTGGGCCGACACCCCTGACGAAATTAATCCGGACACTGCAGAAGACAGTTTAAAAAGCAAAAACTTGCTTGACGTTCTTCAGTTCCGAGCACTACCAACTCCAATGGAGTGTCTAGGATTTACCTTTCGTCTCTCCGGTCTTTCTTTTCAAGAGGTGACCCATATCATTCGCCATCGAGCCGGCTCTTTCGCAGCTCAATGCACCGGCGATCGAGATCTACGCGATGATGCAGCAGTAATTCCTGAGTCTGTAGAAAATTCTCCGGCGTTTTTAGAGCGATATAAAAAGCTAGTCTTAGAAGCTAAGGATCTTTATGCTGACATGACGGATTCTAAAGTTGTTTCCATGATGGATGCTCGTATGATTTTGCCAAAAGCATTAACTTCTTTTTATTACATGCGCCTTAATCTAAAAGATCTCATTGGATTTGTTCGTCAACGCCAAGATGTTCAGATTCAGCCAGCAGCTGATAACATTTTGGCCGCAAGAATGGCAATTGAGGCATGCAAGGCAATTCCAGAGCTAACAAACGTGTTCAAGTTTGATACACCTGATATGCACTATATCAAGACCTTTAGGGTGAAAGAGGGCGACAAGTGGATCAGTCGTGGCACAAATCTTTACTGGCCAGAACCTAAGAATGATACTTTTGACTTCCACCCGGACGACACGATCTACCAGTGCCGCCGCGAAGAACTTAATGGTACTCACGGCACTGGAGAGAAAGTATTTACAACTATGTGGCGAGATCTCATGTCGGAGTTCGCCCAACTCAAAGATGACTATAACAACAAGTTTTAGAAAGAGGCAATAATGAAAAAGATTTATTTAGCATCAGGCTGGTTTAATCCAGTACAAGCAGAAGAACTAACAAGTCTAGAGAAGATTTGCGACGATCGTGACTGGATCGACCTCGCCTCACCACGCAGAATTTTTGTGTGTCCACCTGACGCACCGAAGAGCGTACAGGATGAGGTCTTCTCAGGTAACCTTCACCACATTAAAACAGCAGATTTTCTTATTGTCAACACACGTGATAAGGATATCGGCACAATTTGGGAGGCAGGTTATGCTCATGCAAATAATGTGCCAATTGTTTATTTCTGCCAAGGTCTACCTGAAGGAGCAAAGTTCAACCTAATGCTAGCACGTAGTGGTGTCAAAGTATGCACATCTTTTGAGCAGCTTGAGGATTACTTGGACAGATGTAAACAAGCGGGTACTCTTATTGAGGAACCATACGATCTAGACATCGAGTAATAAGGAGCAAAAGTGAAAGTTCTTGTCACGGGTGAAAACGGTTTTATCGCAAGAAATCTAGTAAAGTCTTTTGCTAAAGTAGGCGAAGAGGCAGTTACTCTAACTTCAGACAGCCTAGAAAAAACGCCTTCTGGTGAATTGTGCGTCTGGAGAAACTCTGAGGCAGCTTGGTCAAAAGCGCTTTCAGAGAACGAAATTGGGCTAGTTGTACACAATGCAGCTATGGTAGGCACAGATGTTGTAGCTCTAAATCCACATGAAGCTACTAATTCAAACGTGACAGGAACTTACACAATTTGTAGAGCAGCAAATAGTCTAGGGATTCCTGTGTGCTACATGGGCACTACTGTCATATACGATACAAGTCTGTATCAAGATCGACAAATTGTTGAAGCCTCAACTTTAGGCCCTAATACTCTCTATGGCGCACATAAGCTAGCCTCTGAGTTTGTTGTCAAGTCTCATTGCGACCGATGGCTTATCATGCGTCCCTTATTTGCTTACGGCGGCGTTGGAGATATGAACTCACTCATAGCGAAATCTTTCTTCGCTGCTCTAGATGACAGCGTTGACAGCATAGACATGTTTTTAGATCCAGCCAAAACAAAAGATTATTTGCACGTAGAAGATTTTTGTGATTCCGTTGCACTTGCCTGTCACTTAGGGTTGTGGGGGTACGATTTTAACATTGCTGCAGAAACACCTGTTGAGGTTGGAAAAATAGTCGACATGATGTCCGAAGTCTCCGGCCTAGATATTCAGAAGAAAATTAAGTGGCATCCTCAAACTGACTATCTAGGGAATCACCTTCTTAGCTGTGATAAGTTTAGAAATATTACAGCTTGGAAGCCTAGCTATTCTCTCAGAGAAGGAATAATGTCTTCTTGGGAAAGCATTCTGAATAATGAAGGTAAAGATTATAATCCGCTCAAACATCTTCAGGAAGCCGAGAGAAAAAATATCGATCTTACACAATTCTTTTAGAAGAAAAAGTGTAATTCTTACGAACCTGGTATAGAATATCTATGCCAGGTTTTTTTATGTCTTCCGGAGGCTACATGTCAAACATTATCACAGATATCAGGCCACCCACAAGATTTGTGGGTCTTCATGCACATTCATCTTTTAGCACATTTGATGGCCTAGGATATCCTAAAGAGCATATCGATTTTGTGCTAAGTGATGCACAAGGAATGGATGCTTGGGCCTTAACTGATCATGGAAACGGATCTGGTCTTGCACATGCTAGATCACATACTGTTAAAATGCAGAAAGCTGGCCGGAAATATCGACAACTGTATGGTGTTGAGTTTTACTTTGTACCTTCTTTGGAAGACTGGAAAGTGTCTTACGAAGCGCACCGTCAAGCTATCAAAGACGCAAAGAGTGCAAAGCAAAAAGAAAAGCTCTCGACTGAAAAAACCGTAATCATCGCCGACCAGGAAGTCGAGCAGGGCGGTCACGTAATTGAAGACGAAGAAGAGACCAAACGGTCCAGAGGGAACAAGCCTGAATGGAAGCGTTATTACCATCTTGTCGTTGTCGCCAAAAATCAGGTAGGTCTAGGCAACCTCTTTACACTTGTTAAAAAGTCGTATAAGCACGGTTTTTATCGCTTTCCTAGAATTGATTACAAGATGCTTAAAGAGCATGGTGAAGGCTTAGTGGTTTCTACAGCTTGTGTAGGTGGCTTAGCTTCCGGTCTGATTTACAGACAGTTCGGCGGAATGATGTTTGATGAACTACATCCTGACTTGATGAATAGTCCCGGCGACTACAATCCAATCATGTCTAGGTTAGAAAATATGACAGACCGGTTTGTCGATTGTGTGGGGCCGGATAACTTTTTCCTAGAAATGCAGTTTAACGACCTTCCTGCACAGCACCTGACAAATCGGTGTCTCTTAGAGCTTTCTAAAAAGACCAATATTCCTCTTATCGCCACAGCTGACTCACACTTTCCCGATCCACAAAAGTGGCAAGCACGCGAGCTTTATAAAAAGCTCGGATGGATGGGTGCTAAGCTTGACCAAAGCATGCTTCCAAAAGAAGAAGACTTAAAATGTAAGCTGTACCCTAAAAATGCACAGCAGATGTGGGAAGAGTTCCACCAAGGATATGCGGAATATGATTTCTACAAAGGGTACGAGGAAACAGTTCGTGATGCTATTGAGCGCACTCATGATATTGCGTGGCAAAAGTGCGAAGACACGTGGATTGACACTAGTGTAAAACTTCCAAAGTTTGGATCTCCAGAAAAGCCGGCTTTTAAAATGCTGGCGGACCTTGTTAAAGAGGCGATGATTAGAGAGGACTTGGCTTCAAAGCCTGAATATGTCGAACGCATGAAAGAAGAAATGTCTGACATTAAGTACCTCGGATATGAAGCTTACTTCTTGGCCATGTACAAGATATTTCATCTTGCTGAAAAACGCACGCTTTTCGGCCCAGGAAGAGGCTCCGGAGCCGGCTCACTGGTAAACTATTTACTAGGAATCACTCAGATCGATCCACTTCCGCATGGTTTGCTCTGGTCGCGGTTCCTAGGGCGCCATAGAACTTCATGGCCTGACATTGACACCGACGCCGGCGATCGAGATGCGCTTATTGATGCTTCCCGGGAGTTGTTTGGTGATGATGCTGTTATTCCTGTCTCTAACTTTAACACACTCAAGCTAAAGTCACTGATTAAGGACATTGCTAAGTTTTACGGTATCGACTTTGCAGAAGTGAACAAGATGACCGGACCTTTGCAAGACGAGGTTATGAAGTTTGCGAAGGATGAGAATCAAGAAAAGTCTGTGTTTGTCCTAAAACATGAAGACTGCCTTAAGTACTCTAAGGGTTATCGTGAATTCATGGAAAAGTATCCTGAAGTTGGTAGGCACGTTGAAACACTTTTCATGGAAAATCGATCCATCGGAAGACACGCCGGCGGCGTAATCATTGCACCTCCAGATGATCTTGCAAAAACAATGCCAATCATTGGAGTACGTGGCGACTTGCAAACTCCATGGACAGAAGGTATGAACTTCCGGAATCTAGAAGACAATGGTTTTCTAAAGTTCGACTTTCTAGGACTCACCCTGCTAAAGGATGTTGAAAACTGTATTGGGCGTATTCTAAAAAAGCAAGGAAGCCCAAGTCCTTCTTTTGCCGACATTAAGGCATTCTTTGACAAGCACTTAAATTGTAGATATAATCAACAAGATGATCCTGATGTGTGGGAACATGTTTACCACAATGCTCGATTCACAGGCGTATTTCAATTTACAGCTGTCGGAGCAAGGCGCTTCTGTCTAGCCGCCAAGCCGACAACCATCACAGAGTTGGCTGCATTAACAGCTATTTACCGCCCAGGACCTTTAAAAGCAAATGTCCATAGGAAATATGTAAAAGCTAAAAAGAATGCATCAGAGATCAAGTATGATCATCCTGTGATTGAAAAAGTTCTAGGTCCAACATTTAACTTTGTTGTTTTTCAAGAGCAGTTTATGACACTTGCTGTGGAACTAGCTGGCTTCTCCCCCGGTGAATCTGATAAACTTCGAAAGACATTGGTTAAGAAGTCGCTAGACACGATGGGCAAAAAAGGCGGTGAACGAGAGGCAGCACGTAAGAAGTTTGTCGAAGGCGCGCACTCCCTCCATGGCATCGACAGAAGTATCACAGAAGCTCTCTGGAAGACTATTGAAGCGTTCTCTGTATATGGCTTTAATAAATCACACGCAGTGTCTTACGCCATCGATTCTTATTACGCAGCGTGGCTCCACACACACTACGAGCATGAGTGGCTAGCAACAATTCTTCAGTCTGAAAATAACAGCCCAAAAGGTCTTGCAAAGGCAATGTCTGAGATCAAGCAATATGGGTACAAGATAGCTGCTTCAGACGTAAACTATTCAGGCGATGAGTGGTCCTATTCTGAAGAGGTAGGTGCTTTCGTTCCTCCTCTAAGTGCTGTAAAAGGTGTAGGAAATGTAGCCATGGAAGAAATCATGATTCGGAGACCTTACAAATCTTTAGACGACTTGTTTTGGAATGAAGACGGTTCTTGGAAGCATTCAAAACTCAATAAGACTTGTTTTACATCTTTGTGCAAAATCGAAGCATTTGGCTCTCTTACAGAGATGCAAACTGGAGAAGTGATTAATCACAAACAGCTTTTGGCGGTCATTACCGATGGCAAGAACTATGACCTTTTGCGCAAAGGGAGGTATGGCAAAACCAAGACGCAAGTAAAGCGTGCAGAAAAGAATGGCGAAACTTTGACGCCAATCCTTTCTATGTTAAAGAAAGACTATGCAAGCCTTCCTGACTGGAATCGTACGGAAAAGATTCTTAATTATATCGATCTCACATCAGGTGTAAGCAACAATTTAGTTTTTCCAGATGAGTTTGTAAGAAGAATCGAATCCAAGAATGTTGATTCAATTTTTGAGGTCTCCCCGGGCACCCGGGGTGTAGGTTGGTTCTGCATAACCGATGTCATTTCTAAAAAAACCAAGAACGGAAAACCTTTCTATCGGTTTAAAGTAATGGACTTGGATAACAATACAGGATGGCTTCGAGTTTGGGGTTCTTTTAGTGAGCCGCCAGAGCTGTACACACTGTGGATGGCTGACGTCCACAACGATGCAAACTGGGGAATGTCAACATCTTCTGCAAAAGTTAGAAAAATTACTGCTTTTGATTGAGCAAGAGGTAAAAAAATGCATACTTATAGAATGAGGTGCGGAGGCCTCGCTCAATGTCCTTCTTTTTGACACAGTTTAGAACCTCCTTCGGGCTAATCGGAGGTTGATGATGGTGCTGAGTGCCTTAGTACAAATTGCACTTGGTATCATCATAGCAAATCTTTATGAGTGGCTCATACACAAATATGTTCTTCATGGTTTAGGAAAGAAAAAGAACAGTTTTTGGTCTTCACACTGGAAAGTGCATCATAAAAAATCTCGCAAGAATGAATACTTCGACGACGATTATCTTAAGCTGTTCAAAGGGTGGAATGAAGGAACAAAAGAAATTCTTTCTCTAGTTCTACTCTCTGTAGCTCAGATTCCTTCATTTTTTCTCTTTCCTTGGTATTCGGGTGCTATGATTCTCATGGCATTGGCATATTTTCTAATTCATAGAAAGTCGCACTTAGATCCTAGTTGGGCAAAAAAGTATGCGCCTTGGCATTATGATCATCATATGGGGAAAAATCAAGATGCAAATTGGTGTGTAACATTTCCGCTGTGGGATCACATACTAGGTACGAGAAAGCATTACCTAAAAGATCTTAAAGAGTCACAACGAAGTGTTGTAAAGCACACAAGAGCTGTGTATAATATCAACTATGATATTGTCAACGAACTCAATAACGATAGAAGGGCCAGATCTGGCTGGAAAAACGACACTGTACAACTCGATTCATATGATGACGGGGTACAAATGGAACATACAGGATAGATCTAATTTAAGCATGGTTTGCTATTCTCGTCTTTACGGCCGAGACGTGGTTGACCATCGCCGCCGTCTTTGGCAGGATTTGTGCAACCTCAATAACAGGATAGTAGTACTTCTGCCTGAATGGGAAGTAATTAGATACAGATATCATCTTAGAGGGGACGAAATCCAGAATTTGTCTTCACTTCGTCGCCTGTATGATATTTTTTCAGAAGAGACAGAAAAAATTAAACATCTGCCTAATGTAATAGTTGTCGAAGATGGGTTCTTAACAGAAAACGATCTAGCGTTAAGCTGTGTCGATCAAATTTATAATTTAGAAAATCAGTCTATTGAAAACATGGGAGGCATTATCTCTGATTTTGTGTCGTGTTCGGGTAAAAAAGAAGTGTCACCATTAAACTTGTCGCTTCAGTTTGACAAGATTGATTTATTTAATGACCCAAAGATTATGGATCATCCGCCTGAAAAGAATTACTATGCTACAATAAAAAACGGTGTTCTAAAAAACATAAAAAAAGAGATTTCCGGTGACAACGAATATGGCAGAAGTCAAGATCCAAAGACAACAAGAAGGTTTGTATTCACTCAAGATTCTTGCATATCTTTAATTCATACAATGCTCCGCAACAATGTTCTAAATGTACACGTAGTTTGTAGGTCTTCTGATGTTGTCAATACTTTTCCTTATGATCTCAAGTTTTTAATTCACATCGCAGCCTCAATAAGATCTGAATTAGACTTAAACAATACAGTGATTTTAAACTGCGCTATGAACTCTGCCCATATCATTGATTAATTTTAAACTAATATGTGCGTTTGAATATTATTGTTAGTTGAATTTTTAGGAGAATATGATGAGCTTTAAAAAAGCCCTGGTGACAGGTGGGTGTGGATTTATTGGAAGCAATTTAGTGCACAGATTAGTTTGTGAAGGCTGGCAAGTAGACATCATAGACGACATGTCTAATGGGCATCTTGAATTTTTAGAAGGTTTGGATGTAAGAACAGTCTTGGCTGACACCCTGCACTTATATCAGAATCAAAAGGAAAATACACGACCTAAGGAAAGAACACTATTAATTCAAGGTGACTTTGTTCATGATAATATTCTAAACAGCATCAGGTCTGGAAAATATGATATCATATTTCATTTAGCTGCTAACCCTAGGGTAGAGTATTCTGTGCAAAACCCTATAGTGACAACTGAAACTAATTTATTTAAGACTGTCGCACTGTTTGCTGCATCAGTAGGGTTTGTAGATAGAATAGTATTCTCTTCTTCTTCTGCTGTGTACGGAGATCAAAAAGATTTGCCAACTTCAGAGCAAGCACCAAAAAGTCCAAATTCGCCTTATGGCCTACAGAAGCTTCAGTGTGAACAGTACGCATCTATGTTCGCTGATCTATACGATTTAGACGTGGTCTGCTTAAGATATTTTAATGTGTACGGCCCTAGACAAACAGGAGATTCACCATATTCGACAGCAATATCTGCATGGTGCAATAAGATGCACTCTAAAAGCCCCTTAAGAAGTGACGGCGACGGAACCCAAACAAGAGACTTAATTTTTGTTGATGATGTAGCAACTGCCAACATATGTGCTGCCAATTGCCCTTCTGACTTTAAAGGCGAGTGTTTTAACATAGCATCTGGAATCTCGTATTCAAACAATGAAGTGCTAGACAAATTTAAAGAAAGATTTGTAGATGTTGAAGTCGTGAACGCACAGTGGCGATCGGGAGATGTAATGCACACATCTGCCAGGTGCGGCGCAGCAAAGTTTGCATTAAAGTTTGAGGCTCAGACAACTTTGGACGAAGGTTTGCGTCAAACTTGGCACTGGTGGAATTTTAACAAGAGAGGTATAAATGGATCCTGAATTTATTATTTTTACTGGGCCAATGTTTGGGTCAAAGACAACACGCCTGATGGCAGTAGTCGATAGATATTTGCATCAAAATAAAAAAATTATTGCTTTCAAGCCCATAATGGACGACAGATATTCGGATGTGGAAATCAGAACACATTCAGGCGCTAGTCTTGAGGCAGTTGGAGTTAATTGCGGTAAGGATGTTCTGGAGCACATTCAGAATTCTGAAAATAGCGTCGACGTCATTGCTGTAGACGAAGCTTTTATGATAGAAGGTGTATCGAAAGCTCTGTTATGCCTATTTAGATCGGGCAAAACGATCGTTGTTTCTTCGCTTCAGCTATCTGCCAGCGGTGTTGTTTTTGAAGAAGTCCGAGATATGATGCCATGGGCAACCAAGATTGAAGTGTGCCCTGCTGTCTGCCCTATTACAGGAAGGGACGCTTTTTACACACACAGAAAGCTAGAAGGACTAGACGAGATTGCTGTGGGAGGCTCAGATCTATATGAACCTAGATGTTGGGAGCACCACAATTACATGAACCAGAGAGACTAATGCTATGAATGTAATTGATCCGAATAGTGTTGACACTGTCATTTATCACGCAAGCTGTACTGATGGTTTTGGAGCTGCTTATGCGGCGTGGAAGTGCTTAGGCAACAAGGCACAATATTATGCACGCGCGCATGGCACTCCACCGCCGGACGTTACTGGAAAGGTTGTTGCAATTTTAGACTTTTCCTTTGACAACTCAACAACTAAAAAAATGATTAAAGATGCTGAGGCCTTGATCATCATAGATCATCATAAATCAGCGATGGTGGAGCTGCATGACATCTCTAATACACACTTTGACATGAACCATTCGGGTGCACGTTTGGCGTGGGACTTTTTTCATCCCGGAAAAGAGCCTCCTAAGTTTATAGACTACATTGAAGACAGAGACTTGTGGAAGTGGGAATTGCCTTACTCAAAAGAGTTTAGCGCAGCATTTGATATGGTGCCGTTTAAGTTTGAAGAGTTTGAGAAATTTGAAGACGACTCTGTCTTTGATGACGCTGTTAAACGCGGCTCTTATATACTAGCCTACTCAAAGACGGTCATTAAGAAAGTATCTCAAAAGGCTAAGTCGAGAAGTTTCAAGAAAAAGCATGTGCTCGTTGTTAATTCTTCACATTGGATGTCTGAAATTGGATCCAGTCTATCTCCTAATTGCGACTTTGCGATGATTTGGTATTACTGTCATGAATCGTTAAAGACTAAGGTAAGTCTGAGATCTTTTCATGATAATGTTGATGTCTCAGAAATTGCTAAAGAATTCGGCGGCGGCGGCCACAAAAAGGCAGCCGGGTTCACACTTTGTTCACCCACCCACATAGAGGATATATTTGACAAATGAGTATAGCTGTTAGTAGACCTACATGGAACGAAGTGTGGATGGAAATGGCATGCCTTATATCTAAAAGATCATATGATCCAAGGCATCAAGTAGGTGCTGTCATTGTGACTGAAGATAATACACAAGTATTAGCAGTAGGTTACAACGGAAATCACACCGGCGGACCTAATGAAGTTGAATCCACAGTTCCCGGTGAGTCTGGGATGCTCCATGCAGAAATCAATGCTTTGCTTAAGACTGACTACAACAACCCAAAAAAGAAGATTCTTTATGTAACACTGTCTCCGTGCAAGATGTGTGCAAAAGCTATTGTTAATGCAGGAATAAGCAAAGTCGTGTATTATGACGAATATCGAGACACATCAGGCTTAGATATACTTCAAGAGAGTGGTATAGAGGTTTGCCAATTTACGTCGTAGCGAGATATGTATACCTGTAAGCCTGAAAGTCTCTTGGAGTGTGATTAATGAACAAAACAAATAATTCCATTGCGGTCATGGCAAAAATTATGACTGAAGTCCACGCAAAGGTTCTCAGATCTGAGTATAGATCACACGGACTAATGGAAAAAAGCCTTACAGACATGAGTATGTCTTCTTTCTTGCTAAACGAGCAGGAAGAGGCATCTCTTTCAGACAGCGATGTTGATGAGCTAAAAGCTTCTGTAGAAAAGCTTAAAAGTGTTATTTCTGACTTATCAAGCGCGCTGGATGCCGCCGGCGGAAAAATGAACGGAACAAAATCAGCTGTTCAAGCTTTAGGTGGAGAAATTCCAGACCCAGGCACTTTAGCAGGCATGGTAGTTGATCCGGATCCTAAAGCTCTCGCAGCTGCTACTGAAGAAATTAACAAAGGTATCTCAAATGCCGGCTCAGCAGCGGCTTCAATTATAGAGGCTATTAAGGTATTTTCATCAAATCTTCAAGATGCAGTCGCCGATGTTCCTGAAGAAATGAAATCAGGAAAGACTTTAGAAGAGTTAGGAGAAGAAGCTAAAAAGGGCAATCTTAAGTCATCAGACGGCAAAGAAATTAAATTTCCTGAAGTAGCAAAACTTAAGAGCGGAGCGTCAAAAGCAGTCACAGTACCCAAGTGGTACCAAACAGCTTTTCAGGGAGGCATGGATTCTGCCAAAGCTGAAGCAGGCGACTTCATGTCCAAAGTAGGTGCTTTCTTTAAAGGCCTATTTGGCGGCGGCGGCGCCGTTGAAGGCATAGATCCAGCAACTTTTGCCGACGAGATTGTGAAATGCACTCTAGAAGAGCTAGGAGCTGTCACAAAGGCTGTCGAAGGTCTTGAACAAGATATGACGGGTGCTGTCACCGATAGCGCCGGCGACTCGGCCGCTGTGCAAGCAGGCGCCTCAGCAGCCCAAGCAGGAGAAGGCGGCGGCGGCGGAGAAACAGAAGCCGGCGAACCCTCCCCTGCTAGTGAAGAAGAAGGCGCCGAAGAAGCCGATGCAGCTCAGTCAGGACTTGAAGGTGCTGTTCAAGCCGCTGCCGGGGAAGGTGGCTCACCTGCTGATGCGATAATGTCAGCAATCGACGGATGGTATGATAGTCTTTCTGACTCCAGCAAAAAGTCCATGGATTCAAATGATAGAATTGGAAGCCTCAAAACAAGTATAAAGACTGCGGTCGACTCTGCATCTGATACCTTGTCTAGCTCAGTGGGTGACGCAGTATCACAGTGGAGAGGAGAAAATGAAGAAACTTTGTTAAAGTCAAGAAGGTTTGCAAAAAAGAACTTTGATTCACTAGAAGACCTAATACCTCAGCTAGCTGCAGAACTACTCAAAAAAACTAATGAGGCTGGAGTTACACTAACTAAATCTATGGTAAAAAAGTCCGTCTATCGGTTTTTGAATAAGAAGTTTAGCAGACAGCCTCTGCTAACAGAAGCATTTTTACCTGCTGCAAATGACTTATTAGGTTCTAGCACAGACCAATCGGAAACTTTTGACGAATCATACGAGTACACAGAAGATGAGTTAGTTCAGTCTCGGTGGATGAGAATAGCGGGACTAGAGGAAAACATTGATGACTAAAAAACTTACAGAAAATATGCTTATAGAGATGATGCGAAAAGAATATAAGTCACGCTTACTTGAAGTTATGAGTGAAACTGATATGTTCGACGATCGAGGCAATATGTTAATTAGAAAGGGCTTAAAAGTTCGGCACAAGGATACACAATATGAATATACAGTTGACGATGTGTTAAAAGACCAATCAGGTGATGTAATAGTAAAACTAAAAGCTCCGGATCAACCGAGATTTAAGACGGATGACAAAAAAGGCGATGAAGAAGTAATATCTGGTGGCAAGAAGAATGTACTCCAAGAGATAGACCCACCACCAGCATCTCCTACAGATCCATTGCAGACAATTCCAGAAGATGAAGACGAAGACGTTTTTGTAATTGATCAAGAAGAATTTGAAAAAGAATATGAGGTAAAATAATGTCTACAGTCAAAGAAAATGATATAATTCAAAGCATTCGAGAATCTTTAGGCTTACCTGACAAAGCCGTAAATGAGTCATATGTGACACAAGCAAAGAAGTACAAGCTAAATACAGAGTTTTTAAGCCCGAAAAACAAAAGCGCACGTCAAGAAGATTTAGAGAAACATGTAAGTGGTTTAAATGAGATAAGTGCAAAGCTTGACACAGCGTCTAGAGACGATGCTGACAAATATTCGTCAGAGTTTCGTCAGCTAAAAGTTGACGAAACACACCTCTTAAATGCAGCCTTCTTCAGAGCATACCATTTTGAAAATATTAGCGATTTAAAGAGTCAAATTACAATGGATACGATGTCTTTTCTTCGCCTAGAGAGAGACTTTGGAACTTTTGATGATTGGCAAAAAGACTTTATTGCTTGTGGAATGAGCTCTAGAAGTGGATATGCAGTTACTGCATATAATGTCATGTTAGGTAGATATATGAATTTTGTCGTTGACATTGAATCACTTAATGTTCCAATTGGGACTTTTCCTATAATTGTTCTAGACGTGTCTGAGGGCGCTTACTATAGAGACTACCTAGAAGATCGAAAGACTTACATTGTTGCCATGATGAAAGAAATAAACTGGGATAGAGTTGAAGAAAGAATTAAGAAGACTGAGAAGATCGCTAAAGTCATGAAGAGAGACTAGACAATGAATAAGCTAACAAGAGAAAAATTAAACAGACTTATTTTAGAAGAAATAAATCTTTTTCTGGAGGGCGAAGACGAAGGGGCTGACATATTCGGCGGCGATGAGGAAGAAGAGGCAGCTGATGAAGGGGGTGAAGACACTGAAGCTGCTGAAGACACCGAAGCCGAAGAGGGTGATGACGCGGAGGAGGGAGGCGACGCCCCTGAAGAAGAAGAAGAAGAGGCAAAAGCGATACCTGAACCAGACTTATCAGAATTGCCTCCTGCCGAGCGCACCGAATTATCAAAAGCCGTTGATGATGAAATAAATTCTCTTTTTATGGACTTCGAGGCTAATGCACTGCACAGTGTTGCTGTTGAAGACGAAGCAAACTCAGCTTTGGCGCAGGAGTCTTATGGCGACAGACTAAAAAGGTACCTTTTTGAAGGCGAAGGTGAATCACCTAAAATTGACGTACATCAGTTTGCTAACGACACTGCCAGACTGATAAACAATTATACAGATCTTTTGGACATGGAGCAGCTAATCTACAATAAGGCGAAAGTTTTCTTGATGTCTAAATACACAGATGTCGATGTGCAAGACTTTGAAGAAATAATGTCAAACGAACACGGCATTGACTTTAAAGGCCCAGAACACCCTGAGCCGTTTGGAGATGAAGGTAAGCCGGAAACCCCATGGCCACCTCGTGCTGTCGGTGCTCAGCCCCCGGCTGCTTAAATACTATTACTGTCGATACAGGAACAGAATGTCCAAAAGCTACTCAGATTTTCAAACAAAAAAGTCAGTCCATATAAATTTGACTCGAGGAACACACTCTGAATTTAGGACAGAGCTATTTCAGAGGCACCTTTCTATGCAAGAAGTTTTTGAAAATCTTGCTGTTTTAATAATTGAAAAAGACCCCTATCTTTGTGGTATTTTAGATAGAATTGAAGAAGATAAAAAGAACAAACAGATAAGAAAACTTCGTTCTTCTGACGCAGAATCAATATTTCGTGCAATTGAAGACGACAATCCGTTTACTTTAAGCGACAAAGATGGAACTATTGATTAGTTTAATATTAAGGGTGACCAAGAAAATGATAAGTTTATTTAAAAAAGACGACGCAGAAAAGAAGGCGCTTAGAGAAGAAGTGACTACTCTAAAAGACAAAGTGAAGGACTTAGAGGCAGTTGTTAATCAGCTCCATGATACAGTTTGTATAGTGACAGCAGCTCAGTATCAAATAGGAAATGATGTGAGTGCTATTTATACTGCACTTAAGACTGCTACAAAGCAATCTTCCATGGAAGATGACATATTTTCATTTAAAAAAGACGACGATGACAAGGGCTATCTAAATTAGGAGAAATCATGGCACAAGTTAAAGCATTTTTTGATAAGCACATTGAGAGATTTATCAGTCGAAAGTTTCTCGCTTGGGGGACAGCTACTTACCTATGTTTGTCCGGTAGTGTGACAAGCAATGACTGGGTAGCTGTGACTTTAGCTTACATAGGGACACAGGCTCTAGTAGATGCAGCTGTACTTTGGAAACATGGACCTAGCAAATAGCATGAAATGGTTGGTATTTAAAGCTTTTGTTAAAAAAGCATGGGCATGGTGCAAGAAGTACTGGCAGCTTTTGGTAGGAATGGCCATTCCACTAGTGATATGGGTTTTATCTAGAGACTCTGGAAAGTTAAATGAAGTCCTAGAAAAAACTAAGGAAGCACACAAAAAGGAAGTTGACGCAATAGAAGCGGCTCATCAAGAAGAAATACAAAAGAGAGATGAAGCTCTCCGATCTTATGAGAAAACTCTCTCTGAAGTCGAGAAAAAATATAAAGACGCAAACAAAGAGTTGTCAACTAAAAAAAGAAAAGAAGTCGAGAAAGTCCTTAAAAAAAATGTAGATGACCCTGAAGAAATTACGCGCCGTTTAGCTGAAATTACTGGGTTTGATCTGAAAGAGGAATAAACTTTTTTTTTCAAATATTTAATCATGTTAAAGTCAGGAGCATTTTATCCATGAAGAGACTAACTGAATTACAGCTAAGAAGAATTATTATCAAAGAGGCTAGTCGACACAACCAACCAGTCTCTAAAAAAATGCCAAGCCTCGCAAGCATTCTTTTTGAGTCAGAAGTTGAAAAGATAGCACAGCAAGTAGATGCTAAGCCCGTAACAATTGTAGCTCTTTACGGTCCACCAGCAGCAGGTAAAGGCGCCGCAAAAAGTGCTGTAGGTGAGTTTGCCGGAGTCGGAGCTGACAAAAATTATGAAGACTGGCTTGATTCGATGGGTAAAGAAGAAGCTAGCTCTTTCTTCCAGGAAGAAGATGCAGTTATGGTAAAGTACATGACTGATACTCTCCCTCCTCTAGTTTTTAAGGAGATCACCGGACGAGTTAAGGGCGGTGAAGAGTTTGATCAAGTTATTGGTGACTACTACCACATTAACGAAACTGGAAAGAATTTTGACTTGGAAGATATTCTCTCTAAGTCCTCTTTTGAAAAGATATTAGCTGACAACGAAGATGATGTTGAAGCAGCTGCAGAAGAGTTCAAAAACTTTCCTAATACGAATGCTTATTTCACACAGGCTCGAGGATTTTCAAAGCAGATCAATGGTGCCCCTGATGATTTAAATATGGTTTTAGGTGCTACTGATGATGAAGGAAGGACACTAGGAACGAGAGCATTGGCAGCTGGAAAATACATGGATGATGTCAAGTCTGAAATTCAAGGGTTGGGTGCTAAAGAGGTAGGCGATACAACATTTGCAAGTGTATATCTCATGGATCAAGCTGGTGAGTCAACAGCAGACACCGGCAGAATTGAAGCACTAGGCAAACTAAGAGAAGACCCAGACTTTCCTTCTGTTACAATTATTGGTGTGTATATCCATCAGCCTCAAGAAAGAACAGAGATTGCAAATCTTCATAGAGCAGCCACCGGCGGCCGCCGAGTTTCTTCGAAGGAAGTTGACAGAATCTTTGCCGCTGGACCTGAGATAGAAGGCGGCAAGATTGTAAAGAAAGGTGCCGCACTTGAGGCCATGGAATCCGCCGGATATGATCAAATTCACGTTTACTATCCTCCCAATCCATTTACTCCTGAAGATGCTAAAGAATTTGGAGATAAAATTTGCAATCCTCTCGGACCTGGAAAAGGCTCTCTCGACATAGAAGGCTGTGACGGAGGCACTGCAGCTAAATCACTCGCTGGAATGGAAAAGCAAGCAGCAAAAGCCGCCGGAGTTGAGGATGTAAGCGACGATGAGGGTCTTCCTACAGCCGCTCAGATGAATGACGAGCAAAAGGAAAAGGTTGTCCAAGCTTTAAATGACATGGGATTCAGTTCATCTGTAAGCGATTTGGAAGAGTATCTAGAAACAATCAGCCCACCTCGAATTCGAGGTGGTGATAAGCATGGAAAACTACCGTGGTCGACAGAACTCTTCGGTGATGATTTTAAGGGTGATGACGCAACAGTCACAGGACGCTCTCCAACAGAAAGAATCACAGTCAAGAAAGAGTCAGCAAGATCTAAAAAGCCTGAAGATGATCTAATACTAGAGCGATGGCAAAAACTTGCTGGTATCCTTAACGACTAACCTATATTTCTTATAATTGAAGTATGAATTGGATCAAGCTCACTACACCTGTAACCGTTTTATGCTTTCTGCTGCAGTCTCTAGTTTTCTCAATGCCTGTTGCCTATGCAGATACCCCATCACCTCCTAGCGAAGATCGAGAAAGAATAACCACACTTCGTCTAGGTGAGCCCGCACCTTTTGCCGGCACACTTTTTAGTACAAAGGCTGCTGCAAAGCTAATGGTTGATTTAAAGTTCACTCAGGAGACTTGCAACCTGGAGATTGATAGGAGACTAGGGCTTTTGCGTGCAGATATGCAGCTTAAGCTCGACATACTGCAAGGAAGCTATGATTCTCTTCAGACTAAACACACAAGTTTAATGAAAGTAAAAGATGAACAAATTGATTTTCTAGGAGAACAAATTAAACCTGTGGTGTGGTATGAGTCCGGAGAGTTTTGGTTTGCCATGGGCGTCGTAGGCGGTATATTAATTACAATTGGCGCCGGATATGCTCTAGGACAAACTAACAGATAAACTCCGAGGTTTCATTGCTCAACGACCGCATATTTATGAAGTGCAGTCCAGCAAAAAGGATATAGTAGGAGATTATTAAACATGCGCATAAAAAAAGAAGCTGTAAGAGAAGTAATTAGAAATTACTTGTTTGAGATAGGATCTTCTTCTCTCGCCAATACAAATTATGGGATTTACGATCAGCCAGGACCTTCTTGGGACGGAGACAAGGTTCCGGAAGAAGACATAACGGTTCAAGCTGAGGTGCCTTTGACACCGACAGAAATGATGTCGAACCAGCTTGTTGATGAGCGCCCTCCGATTGAAGACGATGAATATGCGCCTTCGAATCCCGAAGAGCTTTCTCGTGCTGCTAGAGCTATAGCGCAATTAGTGCCGGGCGGCCAAGTTGATTTTTTCTATAAAAATCTTCATCGTCTTCTAGACAAATCAACAGATAAAGAAAATAATCCAAATTTATCTTCTAATAATATTTCTAAAACCGAAGAAGAAGATTCTGCACCGGTCGAGGCTGAGAAGTCAGAAGAAAAAAACGAGTCCACAATTCGAAAAAATATAAGAACTATATTAGAGCAACCAGAATTCGAAGAAAGCCCAGAAGAGCTAGCTTCTTACAGGTACGGTTCTGAGATGCCTGCCGATGACGGTGAATTTGAAGAAGCCGCCAATGCTGCTGTTTCTCTTCCCAGTACTCAAGAAGGAATGACATTTGAAGAGCTAGCATCACAGTTTGGTTTTAGCGGTGTCCCCGGAGTAAGGCAGTATATAGACAGAATAACTAGTAGAATGGAATATTTTGTTTCAAAGACTGATCCAAAGGAAATTCAAATGTTACAAGACAGGGCTGTGGATGAGTATATTGATTTAATGATTTCTACTGAGTTAATTGACGATGAGGATGCTGTAGAGCTGCAGCAATCTCCAGCTATAGTCAAAGATTTGGATTCTTTTAGATTCTTTTTTGTGAGTGGCTTTGTTTTGCCAGCTTTCCAGCAACTTGGCCGCGACGCCGGAAAAAGAGTCAAGTCAGAGCTTTCTTCAATAGGTCTTCCTGAAAAGATGCATCAAACTGTCTTAAATCAAGTAACTGGAAAAGCCGCTAGAGATAGATCCGCAATTTCTCGGAAGCTCTCTGCTGCTGCCAACGAGACAGGAATGTCGACAGAAGAAAAGTTAGCTCTTTCTAAGCGTCTTGCAAAAATATTCCCTTCTTTGCACAAGTTAGCAGAATTAGATCAAGATATGGTGAAATTAGGGTTAGACAAGTGGAGCAGCTTTAACCAAAAAAAGAAAGAAGATCTTTTAAGACAAGCTTTAAATTCTACAGCAGATTTTCAACAACAATTTCAAAACTAAAGGTCTAGGATCGTGAAAAGGCAAATGCTAACTGAAGTTATGAGCGACTATTTTAACAAAAGTCAAGAAAGATCTCCTTTAGACATTATTGTCGGGACAGGAATAGCACAAAAGCCGCCTATTACACCTATGAGTTTTACTTGGGAGCGTGTGACAGACCCGGATCGTCTTATGAAGGCATACGAATTTGATTCTCATATCGAGTTATCAAATTTTGTCGGTGAGCTTCTAATTTTTGAGCAAGACTTTAATCACTATGCAAAAATGACAATTGATTTCCCTAAGGTTGTGATTGAAGTGTATACACACGATGTCAATGCCATAACAGAGTTGGACACGGACTATGCAACAAAGGCAGATCAAATTAGACAAGATGTGTCTTATTACAGCGAGGAAAATGATTATGAGTTCTGATACAAATGACAAGGACTACGGATACACAGTCACAATGTCATCCACAGAAGATAATTTTATCATAAGTGACTCTCTTAGAGGGTATTTACCTGAGGATATTTTTTCCAACAATAATTCTGAGCTTAGTAATGATTTTGAGACGCAAGTCTGCTTAGCACATGATAACAATTCTTATGTTGGTAAGCTGATATCATTCGAACTACAGAATAGTCAGTCTACTCTTTGTTTTGAACTAAAAAAGACTGAAGCGATACAGTTTATTGACGGAAAAAGGTTTGATACTGTCACAATTAAGCATGCAGATACTGAGCTCTGGAGCGCTGAAGAAGTTCCAAAATTAAAAGATACTGTTTCTGTAGATTTAAATAATTCTGAGGCAATTGTCACGCTAATCATAAGAAAGATAGCATACACAGAAAGACATAAATAGTAATATAGGAGTCAACACGATATGAGCGAAAGCAATAATAAAGAAGAACAGACCTTTCAATTCGACAAGTTTATGAAGGATTTTGAAACGAAAGACGCAGGAAAAAGAGAAAAAGTGAGAGAAAGGTCTGAGCTGATTGAGGAAAACCCAAATTTAGAATATTTTAGAAGACACCAGGAAGACTGGCGAAACAGTACACGCTGGAGAAAATAAATGTCTCAAGATTTTTTTAAAGAATTAGACAGGATTGTCGAGACTGCAACAAGACTCAGTCTTCTAGAAGCCTTAGGCACAGAAGACGAAGAAAAGATGCGCCAGAAAAAATTAGAGGATGAATTGTCAGCGCTAAAATCCGGTTCTAAAAAGTCTAGTAAGGACGAAGTAGAAGAAGGCGAAGAAGCTGCAGCTGAAGCACCTGAGACAGATAAAAAAGATCCCGAAACACCTACACCCGCAATCCCTACAGAAGAAGAAGTCGTTGAAGCAACTGTGGATGACATTGTAGACAAGCTTAACATGCTTCGGTCTGGAAAATCGACTAAAGACGAAGAAGTAAGAGACCAGCTTGCAGCCTACTGGGACACAATGCAGCCAGGCGAGCAGCAGTCTCTTTTTGCATATCTTACAGGACTCACTCAAATAATGACAGCCGGAGCAGTTGGTGCTGATGCGACAGACCCTTCTTCAGTAGGCATTAAGATAAGTGCAAAAAAGAAGTCCAGAGATCAAGAAGAACGACAAGAACCGGCAAAAGATCTGTCAGATGAACAGAAAAAAGCTGACGAAAAAGGTTCCGAGGAAGCTCCTATTATTGTAGGAGAATCAATAAGCAAGAGGCAGCTCCTAAAAAGAGTTAAGGAGTTAATGAGATGAGTATCTCCAGAGAAAAACTTAGAAAGATTATCCAAGAGAGTCTAGGACATCCTGAGAGTCATCGATGCATGGACGGCGCAATGGTGCCGTTCGGATCTAACGAGTGTGTTGCTGATATGCAGATGAGAATTGAGGATGCTATTCACTTTAGAGACGCTTGCCCAGGAAGAACTGATTCTAGGCAGCACTATAACGGAATTCTAAACGTTCTTCGACGAAACCTTCGTTCTGCCAAAAAACAAAACGATGTAATTAATGTAAGTCTTGAAGAACTGTGATATAATACACCCATGGCGTGAAAACCCTAGCTAAAGGAGCGAACACATATGGGAATGATTCATCTTAGACATCTTCACGAAGACCTATCCCTTACAATCGGCGAGCTTAAATCAATCGTAACAGCTGTAGAAGCTGGAGAGATGGAAGCAGTTGAAAAGTTTGATGGTCAGAGTATCTTTTTTACTTGGGACGCGAAGTCCGGCGGAATTCGAGCGTCTTACAGCGAAGGCGAACTGCGCTCCGGCGGCATGCCAGGTGATAAGTGGCTAGAAAGGTGGTCAGGTCATCCTGCAGAGGATGCGTTTGTAGGTGGATTCAAGGCCATCCAAAGAGGGCTTGATTCTTTAGATGCAGAGACTCTGACACAAGTCTTTGGGCCTGATGGAAGAAATTTTGTCATGGCAGAGATCATGTATCCTGCAAATCCTAACATGATTAACTACAATGGTAGCTATATTGCCATGCACAACCTCAGATCTTACGACGAAGAAGGAAAAGAGGTCGACGCACAGCTAAAAGGAGGCCAATTTGGTCAATTAGTGTCAGCTGTCGAGGCCGCAGAGCAACAAGTTGATCAGGAAGGCTGGAAAATGGTAGGCCCACAGATTATCAAGCTCAAGAATCTATCTTCTGGCAAGATAGGCGATGGATATGCATCAAAAATTGACGCAATTACTGGAATGTCTGACAGTTCCACAATCGCAGACTATGTAGAAGAGAAATTGCGCACTGAAATTGTCTCTGACCTTCCAATTCCTGTTATAAAGCAGGAGCAAGTCATAAAATTGATCCTCGGCAAGGAAGATGCGCCTTCTCTTCGGGATTTGAAGGCAGGCTTGGACAAAGAGACGCAAAAAAAGGTCTCTGCACTGGCCACAAAGGTAAATAGTAAGAAAACCATCCAAAAAGCAACAAAACCGCTCGAAAGAGTGATTAGTGACTTTGCTATTGAGGTTCTAGACGGACTTGCGTCAGCATTTGTCGAAGATCACGACAAAGAAACTGCCAGAATGCAAAAAATGCTCCAGGGTGCCCTTTCGCAGATCGAATCGGCTCAAGGTGGTGAAGAATTGATGCCGACTGTTGCTGCACAGATGGAAAAGCTAGGTGATGTTGCAAATGTGTCCTCTTCGCTAGAAGGGATTGTGTTTGAATACCCACCTGGAAGCAAGTCGCTGTATAAATTAACAGGTGCGTTTGCCATGCTCAACCAGATTGTTGGCAGGGCACGAAGAATGCCCTCTCCACAGTCAGAAGCTCTTCTAAGAAGATATGTAAGATACGTAATGCCGATCATGATGGGATGATAATGAACGAGAGACTGCTAAGAAATACCATTCGAAGGTTGCTTGAAGAAGGACCTGTCAATGAGATAAAGCTCTCTAACAAGCACTTTCCTGGATGGTCACAGTCTGATCCTTCTGGTAAGAGAAGGCAATCACGAAAGAAAGGCACCGAAAATGCATTGCGCGCTGGACCAGATCAACAGCAATGGGGCACGTTTTTTGTGGCAAGTGACACCAAATTCTATCCTAAAAATTTTAGCAAAGATCAGAAGATAGGAAGTATTCCGCTACCTGCTCAAACAAGTATAAAAGTACTTGCACAAGATTACAAAACAGTGGTGTCTGACAACGGATCGTTTGATGCTCTTGGCACAGGCTATGGAAAGAAAGTTTTGAAAGTTGAAATTCAAAATCTTCCAGACGGTTCTCCTCCGGGCACATCTAATGTCGGTTATGTACCCTTTGAGCAGGTACATACATCCGCTGGAGAAGATGCAGCTGTGTCTTTATCAAGCGACAAAGAGTTGGGATATGCAGCAGAATATGCAGTCAAACATGCAATTCTGATCGCCACCGGTAATAGTAGCCCTGAAGATATTTGGCCAGATGTTTTAGGCGCCAATGAAAAACTACGAGTAATAAATGACAAGGTCAAAGCCGGTGGGGCAAGCGAAGATGACTTTAAAGCTGTTGAAGATTTCAAACAGTCATATGGAAATATGGTAAGAGCAGCAATCAATGCTGTAAGACAATCAGAAATCAAATGGGTGTTGGAGCCTGACGGAGAAGAAATACCTGATTACCTGCTTCCAAGTGTTGCAACAGAAGATACAGCACCCGTGGATATCAATCTGGCTAGTGCTGACATCCATGTTAAGCTAGGATCAGATAGGCTGGGTGGTATCAACGCTGATCGTAAGTCTATAAAGCCTGTTGCAAAAGAATCGGGTGATAAGTCAGGATCTAAAAAAGTATCTCCTGATGATGTACATCAGAAGCTTGATAAGGCAGTTGAAGTAGGAACTCCTGCTGCTATAGCAAATAAAGCATTTTCAGATGTACATAGACTTGCTCAAGAAATGTCACCAAACCCTATGGATTATCCTATTAAGGGAAATTTGAAAAAGGCAAAGCAACAGATACTCAATGACCAGGAGCCAGGAGGCTTGAGAGAAAAGTTTATTTCTTCACTCGAAAGTAATAATTTTTCTACAGCAGTTACAGATGCCATAGAACCCTTTTTATTTAGTGGTCGCCGTCGAGGTGTGGATACATATTATTTCAAATTTGATCATGCTGGAGAAAATAATTTTAAGCTAGAGATCGAGAGGATGGCAATTCCTGATAATGTAGAGCTTGAAGCCGTTTTGAATACAACTCCGGGCAAGTCAGGAAAAGTAGCCACTGGTCAGCTCTATAAAATTGTTGACAAGAATAGTCCAGATAATGTGTATATGAACTTAGAGATTAGAACTGACAGAGGGCCTCAAATTCACAGAGGACCTATGTTTGGTGGCGCCGATGGCAAGCCAGGTTTGGCTGAAATTATTGCGCTTGGAGAGGGCATTGTGTCTAAAGAGAATTCAGAACATAAGCTAATTAGAGAATATGTTAGAGAGATGTTGACAGAAGCATTCACCAAGACAGATGAAGATAGAATTGGTGTGTTAACCCGCAAAGAAATCGATACCGCGTGGAAGAAAGAGTTAGAAAAGAAAGTCCAGACGATGCTCGACAAGCAAGTCAAGAACGCTTACCAGAATAATGACTTCTACAAGGTAGTGGGCAAAATATGGAAAGAGCTGATGAAGGTCTATGCTGAAGAACAGTTCCAACAAGCCCGACGCTTCTCTCGATACGACGTGCCTCTAGCTAGAATAAAACCCTAGCCTCTGTAACCAAAGCTTCGTTACACATTCACACTTCTCTGTATACTATTTAATATAGGATTAATTTGTGAACTCTTTACGAGGAGGTGTTTGTGAGTCGAAAACGCTTTGGTGTTTTAGTTGAAACAGCTGTTGCAGTCATAACTGTGCTTGTGGCGGCAATGATTTTTATCTTTCTGCTAACGGGATGTGAAGTTCGTACTTATTATGAACCATACCCACCAAAGAAAGTGTACTACACAGAGACTGTAGTGACGCATACTCCTGTCGTATATGAAACATACGCATGCTACGACCCACATTATGATCCATATTATCATTCGCCTGAGTGGTGCACAGAGTACGGCTTGGGAATAGGGTATTGTTGCACCTGGTCTACTTACGATTCGTACGGATACTCATGTGAAGAAGAGTGGTGCTGGTGGGATGATATTTGTGACTGGGATTTTACCGAGGAGACGTGTTATCACGGTTACTTCTAATATCCTTCCTTCCCCTCCATATTTATAGAACATGACAATTGAGAGAAAATATCATGAGCGCTGATGCTTGGCTCGGAGCAGGTATATTACTTTCGTGCTGTACGGTTTCAATCCTCATAGGGGCATATGCAGCCTCCAGGGGTTTTGAAAGAGCACTGAAACAGGTTTTAAAAGACCGTGGAATAGATCCGGACAAAGAGCCTAACAACCCCGAAGAATAAAAATGTCTAAGTACGTTTCTAGTTATTTCAGCCCAAAAAGAGGTGCTGCTGACACAGTAGTGGGTTTCATAGATAGATGTGTCGACTCCATTGATGCAGCAGTCTATGCAATTACTCATGATGATATTGCAGAAGCACTAGTTCGAGCAAAAGCTAGGGGTGTTCATGTTAGAATTATAACAGATGACTTGCAGGCTTCAAATAAGTACGCTGACGATGAACATTTACTAGAGCACGGTATACCCTTAATACGTGCCAGACAATCGGGCTGTATGCACAACAAGTTTATAATCGGAGATAAGAAATCTGTAGGTACTGGTTCCTTAAACTGGACCAAGAACGCAGATACCAGGAACAGAGAGAATTTTGTGATAATAAGACTCAGATACGTTGTACTAGAGTTTCAAAAAGAGTTTGACACAATGTGGTCTCATTTTACTTCTTAGGCTCAAATATTCCATAATAGGAGAATGACGTGCTTTTAATCAACATATTGCCCTTCGGAGGTTTAGGCATCTGGAGGCCTGCACGTAAAAAGAGGAAGAAAATGAGTGGAGTAGGAGGAGTCGGCGCAGCCGGCGGAGCAGGAGGCGGCGGAGGCGGCGGCGCAGGTGGTGTAACATCTAGCGGCGGCGCTGCATCAGTTGCAGCAACCCCAGCGGACGGATCATCATCCATAGGTACAGAAACACCTGGAAAAATAGATTCTAATGGCGGCGACACAGAAAACGCTGAAAAGTATGGGATGGGTCACAATATCCATATGGAGCAAAATGTCAATGTCACTAACAACATTAACATGAGCACTCAGGATCATATGCAGTGTCGAGAAATGAGCAGTATTGGCGAGTCTCAACAGTCGCCTGAGATAGATCTCAAGAAGTTAATTGAGATGATGATTATGTTAAAAATGCTTCAAGCAATGCAGCAGCAAGGCTGAAAGCAAGATCCGAGGGTATCATAGATGCCTTCTGTGTGTTCTTTTGATTAAACACACATATAAACTAAAACAATCCCACAGAGAGCATTCTAGAACATCCTGTGTCTATCCTGAGATGATAGCGCTGATGTACTGCCTAAGTACATTCTCATTTGTTTTCATTGCAGGACAGAGTGTATTAAATATTTTTTCTGAATCAACACCTGCAGGCATGCCAGCACTAAAAGTCGCTAGGTCACATGCTTCAAGAGACTGCCTTAGTGCAGTTCCGGAGACATTTGGAGTTCCTGTGCCTCTAGTAAATGCATCAGGATTTTCTTCAGCAGCAAATAAAACATGCCCTCGTTTGTAAGCGTTAGGAAAATATTTTTGTCTTTGTGCTTCACCAAAGTTTCGTGAAGTATCCACAGGATCAGAATAGACAGTATAAACATGTTCAAACTCATCTGTTTGCTCAAGTTTTGCCTCTGCGTCTTGAAGCACTTCGTACACACTTCTTACTGGAACACCTCCATAAACCGGAGTGACATTTCCTGGAAGAACTTTTTCAATTTCTTCTTTCCATATGGACTGCATGTCCGCACCGTAAATTGGTATTTCGCCTTTTCTTTTTCTGTCTGAAAGAGAGACATAAAGAAGAACTTGATCATTCTCAGCCGCTGCAGCTTCTACAAGTGCATGATGTCCAGCATGGTAAGGTTTTGCTGCCATCGGTATAAGACCAATTTTCATTCTACACTCCTATTGGTATAATTATAGACATGCTTAAGTAGGTGTATCAAACTATGAATGTCGACAACACATCAGTAAAACTTCAAGAAGAAAAAATTAGAATTTGGGTTCGTAATATTTTAAGAGAGACTAGGTCCAGAGAAGAGCTTTCGATCTTGGTTGAAGAAGGCCGTCTCCTTAAAGAAGACGAAGCGCTATACAATACATTTGTGGCACCTTTTACAGATGTTCTAAAAGCGACTGCCCTTGCAGGACAAGACATCTTAAATGCAATCAGGCTCAATGTTGAAATGCTAGTAACACTTGACCCTGACAAGATGGATAAAGTTTTATCAGAGTACGATAAGCGCCATGAAGCAATAGCTGCTAAATGGAAGCCTCTAATGGATGCAACTGATGCAGCGTTGACTGCAGGCGATGCAGGACTTGTAGCATTTGTTCTAGCACCCCAGATGTATTTAGGTGCTAAGTTAGGTAGAGCCGCTTATGACAAAACGGGTGACATATATCAGTATTTAGATGAAGCAGGAATGACAATCCCATTGATGGGTATGCTACCAAACTTTAAACCTCCGAGACAAACAGATGCTTCAGGTGGAGGCGGCACCACCGGGGGAGGTGAGAGCTCAGGCTTACTAGGGACTGCTAAAGGTGTGTTAAAGGGCTTGGCTGACATGTTCTTTATCGCACACCACGCGCCTTCAGGCCCTCTTCTTTCTGAGGCGATTTTAATCGAGGCTGAAGAAGAAGAGCAGCCAAAAAAGAAAGGTACTGGAAATTTTGAGGAAGATTTGGCAAAATTTTTTGAAGATACAGGTTTAGACGAAGAGTTTGAAAAGTCTACTAAAGAAATGATTGACGCAAAAAAAGATTACATAGATCAAGTCATGGAGGTTGCAACTTTACAATTAGAAGCAATTACACTGCTTGGTCAAGCAGATTCCATAGAAAAGTTTAACGAGTCACTAAAAAAATTCGAGGAAGTCGGTGTAGATGTTCAGGCTTCAGGCGCTGATAAAGTTGAAGCTGAAGTCGAAAAAGCAGCTAAAGAATTAGCTTCTTCTGAAGAGTTTTTGAAGACAACAGCTGAAGAAAACGGCTCAAAGGCAAAAGAGGGAGAAACCCCAGAAGTTTCTGAGCAAGAAGCTATGGAGGCTGCTCGAAAAGTTGCTTTTAACAATGCCAAACAAAACTTACAAAAACAGTTGGTCGATGGAATTGATAAATTAAAAAAGTCTACGCTAGAAGCATTAACGAAAGATTCACCCACAAAAGAAGAGCTATCAATAATCAAAAATTCTGATGCCGGGAAAGATTATACTAAAATGCTTGAGGAAGCAAAGTCTGAAGTTGAAAGCTATACACTTTCTTTGTAAGGATTTACTAATAAAATATTAATATTATAATGCTGTCTATGCTGTAGGAGGTTGCAAAATGTCACCAGGGAAAAATTGGGTACCTGAAATCATGTACGAAGAGGCTGAAGAAGGGCTTAGTTCACACATTCCTTTTATTCCTGTACCTAAAAATGAGGAAATGCCAAAATTAATTTATGTTTTTGAGTCTAGGGAGACAGGAGAATTTGAACCGGGCCCCGCAGGAGAAGATTTGCCTGTGACTGAAATGGAGCTGCATCAGTATGCAGATTTAGCCGTTTTAAAAGAAGCTTTTGACGAGAACTCCTACGACACCATTCGAAAAGCTCTAGGCCTCGAACCTCTCAGAGTTGCCGCAAAAAAAGGAATCAAAATATCAGACAGTATTAGAGCTGCTGTAAAGTAGCTTGTTGTTTGTTGCTTGATTAAGTGTAAATATTTCTTTTTTAGGGTATAATAGTAGTGTTTTTAGATTTGCGCCCAAGAAAAGGAGACACTTATGCAATACCTTACGCCTAAAATGGCAAAAGAAGCAATAACTTCAATGAAGACTTTTCACGAAGATGTTGTTGCTGTGTACAACAAGCACAACATGGACCTTTTAGACAATCTCGGAAGACGAAATATTGTGATGTCACAATCACAGGAGAAGTTTTTTGCTCAAGTTCTTTCCAAATTTTACGAAGGTGTCAAGGAAGACGGCAAAACCGGTCAACCTGACATTGTCATTGAAGCTCTAGATAAAGAGCTGGAGTGTAAACTTACCAGCCGACACAAGTCCGGAGCGATAAGTTTTCAGTCAGACTTCGAAACACTTCAGGCAAAAGGATCATTGGATTATCTGTATGTCATTGCAGATCATGATTTTAAGAAGTTTGCTGTGCTTCACTTCTTAGGGCTTACTGTAGAAGATTTTCGCCCTCTCTCTTCTGGTGCTAGAGGAAAAGTCTCAATGTTTAAGCATAAAGGGATGAAAAAGTGCAATGTCCTCTTAGGTGAAGTAAATTCTCTTAATTCAAGACACATCAAGAGACTAAATCAAAAGCTGGAGGAAAAGAATCCTCCTTATATTTTAAAAAAGATTCAAAAGAGTCTAGAATACTGGAAAAGCACCGATGAAAAGTATGAAATTTCCCTTGAGGAAGTTTAATTGATAAACACATACTTATTCATTGAACAGGAGACCAATGATGCGTTTTGACCCTGATAGATTTGAAGTTTTGGCCGGTGTGAGATCACACACTGACTATAGATACAAAAAGCTCCAAGAAATGGAGACAAAAATTGTTCTTTCACCTGAGAATGAAGAAGAACAGGCGATGGTAGATCAGCTAGTTTCTGACATTCCAGCTGATGAAGTAGAAGTCGAGACTCTGCCAGGCATGGCCGCCGGTGCTTCTGCTGGCGACGCCTCCCCCGAAGCTGCTGCACCAGACGTCCCGGGTCCTGAAGAAGTTGTTGCTGATGATATGTCAGCTGCTTCAGTCGATCCCGAAATGGAAGAGCCCCTAGAGGAAAGGTTACGAAGAATTATTAGAACCGAGGTTCGTCAAATAGTTTCTGAAGAAATTTCTAAAAGAGATGATCGACAAGTCGCTCGAGCACAAAAAAGCAAATCCGTCGCTGATGCCATGGGATTTTCTTCATCGACTGTTAAGCGTTCAACCCCGAAAAGGTGGTCGCCTACTCTTGGATTTACTGGGCCAGGTTTTAAATAATCCATTGTACAGATCCGTGTCGGCATGATAGAATTTAGCTAGATTCTATTGTGGAGGTTTCATGTACGATGTTGGTCAAGTGCTTTACGTCATCTTATCTAAAAAACACACGATTCTTCCAGTTCGAGTGACAGAACAAATAGTTCGTCGAACTGTTGAAGGTGAAAGTATATCATACAAGGTATTAGTGCCGGGTCAAAACCAAACTGTAAGTCTCGCCAGCCTAGGCAAAGTTCATTACTCTTCCATTGAAGATGTCAAAAGAGAGCTTCTTTCAAATGCAGAAAATGCGATCTCTTCTATGGCAGAAAAAGCTAAGTCAATAGCTAAAGAATTTTTTCAAGCCGCTGAAGAATCCGAAGCATCGGTTGTTATTCCTAAATTGACATCCCCTAAATCATTGGGTGAAGACCCTGCAAAGGTCGACCTGGGCGGCGGCGTGCTTGCTAATGTAGATCTGTCATCAATTGGAGCAATTGGAGGTGAGAGTGAATAAGGTCCTACTTTTAGATGGTTACAACTTGCTTTATCGAGCTCGTAGCGGCTTTACAGGAAGTGAGTATGCTATTGTATACAACTTCTTTAGAAGTTTTCGAGCGATTATTGAAAAGTTTGATCCTGACACAGCTTACTTTGTGCTGGAAGGAAAACCTGTAGACAGAATTGAACAATTTGAAGGTTATAAGGCACAAAGAGTCTATCATGATACAGACGGATTCCAGCGACAAAAAGACATCATCATCAATCTTCTCAGGCGAAGATTTCCGATCAATGTTGTACGCCACCCAAGATATGAATGCGACGATGTGTTAGCAGCCATCGCGACGTCTTTGCATAAAAATGACAAATGTACCGTAGTATCTTCAGACACTGACTTTTTACAGCTGTATGATCAGCATAAAAATATTGAAATATACAATCCTATTCGTAAAAAAGTTTTGGAAAAACCTCAGGTTGATTATGTGACTTGGAAATCGCTTAGAGGCGACCCAGCGGATAATATTCCCGGATTTAAAGGTGTGGGTGACAAGCGCGCTCAAAAGCTTGTATCTGACAAAGCGCTTTTAGAAGAGTTTCTAGACAAGGCGGATAATCGACAGACTTTTAACAAGAACATGTCTTTAATAAGGTTTCATGACTTAGGCGAAGGTCTTCAAAAGATTGAGAGATCAACACCCGAAATGGATTGGGAAGCTGTGAGAGCATATTTTAATCAGATGGGATTTAAGACGATTACAGAAGAAAAATCTTGGATAAAATTTAGAGACACTTTTATTGATCGAGACTAATTTTACTCAGTCAGAGGTCGTAGCTTGAAAGAAGACAAAGAATTTACAAGATACGTTGACATTATCGACACAGTCCTTTGGGAATCCGCCCGCCCAGGAGGATTCGCCCTGATGTTTTGTTTTAAACCGCCAAAGGCTGCAGTTGTTGAGTCATTACAGTTGCAATCGGATGTTGCAATTGATCTTTTTAACTTTCTAAACAGCGCCAATGGAATGGTTGAAGTCCAACCAAATTGGGAACCTCTAGCAGCTTACGATCATGTATTTCTCATAAAGAATACAAAGTCCTTAGTTGATAATTGGTCGTCCTATTTAATTGACACAGGTCATGACCCTTCGACCGACAGCTGGCAACAGCACATGGTCAACACAATCATTCATATTGCGAGGAGCTGTGTACACCTCTGGGGAGGCAAAACAGTTTTGACCAAGATAGGATACTTTAATAAGTACGACGACAAAACGTATTATCAAGAGGTTATCGCACCTTCACACGAATTGTCATCAATGACAAGAACAGAGATAATTCAAGAGTTAATAGACAGATTTGAGTACAAAAATTACCTCGAGATAGGCTTAGGAGATGGAAAAAACTTTAAGTCTATAGAATGTGACAGAAAAACCGTAATAGAGCCGTCGCTAGTACTTGATAGCAACGCTTTTGTTCTTTACGAAAACGAAACCATGTTATGTCAAACTTCTGATGAGTTTTTTGAGGCTAAAAGCCAAAAGAATCCTCAATATACGTTTGACATAATTTTTATTGACGGACTACACACGTATCAACAGGTCAAGAAGGATATTGATAACTCACTTAACATTTTATCAGATGGGGGTACAATAGTCGTTCATGACCTTAATCCTAAAAACTGGTTTTCGCAAGCTTTTCCGCCCGAATCAAATGGAGACTGTTGGAAAGCATTTGCGGCACTAAGATCAACCCGTGCAGATTTAAACATGGTCTGTATTAACACTGACCAGGGATGTGGGATAATAAGAAAAGGAAAGCAGGCGATCTACTCCCCAAAAGAGTTAGAATTTGAATTGTCATATGAATACTATGACACAAGAAGAAAAGAAATTATGAACATGATATCACCTGAACAACTTTCTTCGTGGATTAACAACCAAAATAAAGGAGACTAAAAATGTCAGAAAAGACTGTTTCAGATGCTGATTTACAAAAGCTAAGGGCGTCTGGTAAAATTGAACAAAATGAAGTTGCACTTCTCGTAGGAGATGTGGTCGTCGCGGAAAATGTCTTAACCAAAGAGAGAAGAGTCATTGAAACCGCTGGCTTAATTTTAGAGTCAAAAAGGTCTCTTTTGAGAGGCTAACCATGGTATTGTCAAAGGGATAAAAATGCCTGAAGAAACAAAAGAGCTAGTTTTTGGCGACGAAGCTCGAGATAAAATTTTACAAGGTGTAGAGACTCTTGCTGACGCTGTAAAAGTGACAATGGGACCTCGAGGCCAGAACGTAGTAATTGAGCGATTAGGTCAACCGCCTCACTTGACAAAAGACGGCGTGACTGTTGCTAGAGCGATCAATCTTCGCGCGCGATTTCAAAATCTGGGCGCGCAAATGGTAAAAGAAGCAGCACAGAGAAGCGCCGAAGTTGCAGGCGACGGTACCACAACAGCAACTGTATTAGCACAGTCTCTATACAGAGAAGGCTTGAAAATGATAGCATCGGGATACAATTCTACTGATATTACAAGAGGTATCATGAAAGGTGTGGATCTAGTTGTCAAAGATCTACAGGCTTTATCTGTTCCTGTAACTAGTGAATCTGAGATTGTCCAGATTGGAACTATTTCAGCAAATGGAGAATCAGAAATAGGCGAGTTTTTGTGTAAGGCGATGGGCGAAGTTGGACGTGACGGAGTCATCACCATCGAGGAGGCAAAGGGATTTGATACAACTCTTGAAGTTGTCGATGGGACAGAGATAGAAAGAGGTTATCTGTCTCCTTATTTTATAACTGATAATGACAAGATGATTTCTACTCTAGAAAATCCATGTGTCTTTCTTTGTAGCAAAAAAATTAGTGCGCTCAAAGAGGTCCTGCCTCTTCTAGAACATGTACACTCAGAGCAAAAAACATTGCTCTTGGTCTGCAGCGACGTCGATGGCGAAGCACTGCAAGGTCTAGTTGTTAATAAGCTCAAAGGGACATTAAATGTCTGCGCAATAAAGTCTCCGGAGTTTGGTACTGCGCAAATTAGTGCCCTCGGAGACCTCGCTGCAATTCTTGGATGCGAAGTTTATGACGATGTGTCTTCTGGAGAAATTAACGTTGATGAAAAATATTTTGGAAAGTGCAAGCGTGCAATAGTAACAAAAAATAAAACAACATTTATTAGTAGCAAGGCCGACTCTGAAAAAGTAGAGTCTAGACTTCTTTCTGTGAAGGAACGCCTGAAAGATCCAACACTTCTGCAGCCTGAGATAGAAGCACTTAAACGAAGAATCACAACTCTTTCCGGCGGCGTAGCAATACTGAAGGTAGGTGGGTCGACTGAAACTGAACTAAGAGAGCGAAAAGACAGAGTCGAAGATGCATTACATGCGACACAAGCTGCAATCGACGAAGGCATTGTCCCAGGCGGCGGTGTATCATTAGTGAGATCTTCAAAATGCTTAGAAAGAGAAATTAAGAAAAAAGCGAACACAGATGAGAATGTAGGGCTGGAAATCGTCCGACGGGCTTGTGAAGCACCTTTACTCCAGATTGTTAAGAACTCTGGAGGTGTGTCTGAGGTTGTCTTAGAAAAAGTCATTCGACTAAAAGGGACTAAAGGCTACGACGCGAGAAATGAAAAATACGTGGACATGTTTGACTCAGGGATTATTGACCCACTTAAAGTCGTCCGTTCTGCGTTACAGCATGCGGCCAGTGCAGCGTGTAACTTACTTTCTGTAGGCTGTGCTATGGCGCATGATGAAGAAAGCAACACTTCAGATTCCACATTAATGTCATTTTAATAACAAAACTTGTGCAAGTCTTGTCAAACTGTTGTATAATAAACATGTACTCGGAGGTAGGACTTGAAGAAAATTCTTTATTTGCACGGCAGAGGATCGAAACCGGGCGGAACAAAACCTAAGTTTTTGCAAAGCTTAGGATATGATGTTATTAATCCTCATCTGCCTGATGAAAGCTTTGATATGTCAATCAATATCGCAAAAGATGCAATTCAGATACACCAACCTGATGTAGTTGTTGGCTCGAGCAGAGGTGGCGCTGTTGCTCTTGCATCTGCAAACCCTGATACAAAGTTAGTGTTGATGTGTCCTGCATGGAAGCATTTTAACGTAACTGTGCCAGAAAACCTACAAGACGTCACAGTTCTTCACGCTGAAGAAGACAAAATAGTTTCTCACGAAGACAGTATTAGACTGATCGAAAAGTGTGATGCTGTTCTAATTACGTGCGGCGAAAATCATCGCATGATTGATAATGTTTCTTTAAATACTTTAGAAGGTGTACTTTTGACAAAATAGGATTACTATATTATAAGCTGTTAGCTATTTATTCGAACTTATTATGGACATGATTCAATTTAATACACACAGGAGGAGTTCAATGTCCGACAAGAGTTACAAGAAATACAGGACCTATTCACGAGACGAGATTATGGCCTTTACTGATAAAGAGCTATTTTTCGCCGTCAACCAAATGCGATCGAACATTCGAGAAGCACGAAAGCGAGGTGAAGACACAATATCTCTTGAGGTTGAGTTTTGTTATCTCGACAACGAGCGGCAACGGAGAGAGGCCTGGGGATCTTCATCTTCTTCTGATTCTAGAAAGCGTGAGTATCGCAAAGAGAAGAAAGAGTCTCAACCTGTTAAACCTAGATCATACAATCGTTAAAACAAAACAACAAAGGAGGCCATAAATGGCAGGCACTTTGCAAGATTTTTTCACTGAAGTCGGTAAATCCAATTTGCTTACGCGTGAAGAAGAAGTAGATCTCTCAAAACGAATAGAGGCGGGTGATAAAAATGCACGTCGAAAAATGATTCAGTCTAATCTTAGGCTCGCGATAAGCATTGCAAAGAAGTACCAGAATAAGGGGTGTGATCTAGAAGACCTTATTCAAGAGTCAAGCATAGGCTTGATTAAAGCTGTGGACAGGTTTGATTGGCGCCGCGGATTTAAGTTTTCAACTTACGCATGCTGGTGGATTAAGCAGGCTGTTCGCCGCCATGTTGCTTCTCATTCAAGCGCCATAAGACTTCCTTCCTATGCAAAAAACATGCTTTGGAAGATGAGACAAGCCTCCGAAGAGTTTGAGAAAGAGTTTGGAACTGCACCCACACCTGAAGAGCTAGCTGAACTGTTAGGCGTAACCAGAGATACTATGGAATCCATTTTAGGGTGTTCATCTACACCTATTTCTCTGGATACACCAGTCAGGTATTCTTCAGGGGATTCAGGTCGAACACTCGCTGAAGTAGTACCAGATGAAAATTATGTGTCACCAGACGACGTAATTGACAGGCAGTGTGTGGTAAGTGCTGTCCGTGCCGCATTTAATTCTCTTACAGATCGTGAAGAGAAAATTCTGCGATTGAGGTTCGGAATATCAGACGACCCACATAATCACACTGTTCATCCGATCACTAAGGGAAAAGTATTAGAACTTAAAAAAAGGAGTGCAAAATGAGTATGCCGAAAGGACATAAGAGTGAGCATGGATACGCTACAGTTAGTGGTGAATATGGCGGTCTAGACTATAGAAAAATTGCTGAGACAATGACCGAGCAAGGTTATAAGATGAATCATGCAACCGCCCGGAATGTTTTTCTTCGAGCTATGAAGAAGCTAGCTGAGCCCATCCATACAATGTATGGAAAAGAGGCCACAGAAGATGTTATTACTCGAACAGCGAAAGATCCTCGCTTTCAAGAAAGTATGTTTGAGATTGTAGGTGATATTGTGTCAGATCGGTGCAAAGATGAGATCGATCTATAACACTGAGCCTGCACAGGGTTTGGTAACAATAAAGCCAGGAAAATACCCTGTTGTAGGTTCAAATAACAAGACTCTTGACGTTCAGGATAACACACACGGTTTAACTATAGAACATGTAGGATATCATACTGACAAAGCTTCTTGCTGGCATGTATTGATTGACAAGGATGTGTTGTTGGTTTGGGACCATGACATGGTGAGTCGATGAGAAACTTAGGACAAGCTTTTTGGGCAGTGCTTATCGCCTTAAATACTGTCTTTATTATAAACAACATTGTAATAGATCAGCTAGGATACGCTGCAATTAATTTTGTCGCTGCACTGTGCTGTTGGGCAGGATATTTTAGATCCTCAGCCCCGAACAAAGAAGAAAAGGAGAAGTAAATGGCTATTAAAGAAGTAGTATTGGAGTTGGTAGAGCGCCTTCTTAAGATTGAGAACGAACTTAAGCTTTTGCAAGAAGACAGAAAGATCTTGTTCGCTGAGTACAAGGACAAGCTTGATGTAAAAGTATTTAAAGCAGCATTAAGAATCGCAAAAATCAAGTCAGGATTAGGTGAGGTTTCTGGTGCCGAACTGGAAAACATCTTGGGAACTGTTGAAGATAAGTTGACGATAGATTTTGTGGAGTGATAAATGGCTAACCGTACAGTTTTGACATGGCCTAGTGCAAAGCTTAAAAAGCTTTCAAAGCCTGTCCCAGAAGAAAAGTTCGACCAGTCTTTAGAAAGGCTGGTTGATGATCTCTGTGACACTCTCTACGTCAAGATGGGTGCAGGATTGGCTGCACCGCAGATAGGAGTGCATCAGAAAGTTGTCGTTGTTAAGGCATCCGACTTTGTTGCACAAAATCCTGATCCTTATGAGAAGGACGGCAACATCCTCGTGCTTGTCAATCCGGTTGTGGACCTGGAAGGAGATGATATTGTTTGGACAGAGGGTTGCTTGTCAGTTCCTGGTTTTACAGCAGAAGTTTCTAGAAAGTCTGTGGCTAATGTGTCTTATCAGGATGTGAAAGGGAATCAAAAGCAACTCACAGCCCAGTGGCCTTTTAGTGGTGCGATTCAGCACGAATGCGATCATCTAGATGGGCGCCTCTTTATCGACAGAATCGGTAGATTTGCGAGTGACAGTATTCGTAAGAAAATTAGAAAGAGAATCAAGGACAAGAAGCACCAAGTCGAAAGAATTAGGCGAGAAAGTCTTGTAGACGTTCATGGCGAAGCCGCTGTTCGAAAGATGGAAAGGCCCACAAAGCCAAAGAACAAAAATCTTGCAAAAATGAAAAAGTTGTCAAAGAGGCGTAACAGAAAAAAGTAAGCCTCTAAGTGCAAATTATTTTTGCGTGGTGTATAATAGAAGCATCAACAAGAGGAGATTTACTTGTCTAATCTAGGACAAATCAAACTGCGTGTTAGGCCCGAAACTCTAAAAGAGGTCAAGCAGCAGCTTTCTAACGGCAAGAAGATTGGCGCAATCAAGGTGCTTCGGAGTGCTGTAGGCTGCGGCCTAAAAGAGGCCAAATTAGCTGTCGACAAGATGCAAAATCCATCCCTCACTGGGTGCCCTGATATCGTAACGATCCCACGTATTAAGTCGATCACTGTCGATATGGGCGCCGGCGCAGTGAAGATGGATCTTGACGAGTTTAACATGATAACTCTTATGAATATGCAGTCTGTAGGAATTGAAGATACACGTCGTCTTCTCGACCTGTATGATTTATTTCGCACTTGGGAAGAGTTGCCGGAGCATGCTGATGAAGAAGAGCAAACAGAAGAAGGTTAGAGCAATTCTATCGGCTAGCCGTGCCGTTAAAGGGCATATGCGTGAAGCGCACTTTGCATCAGGTGGAGATTTAGCATCATGGCGAGGGCGCCATGACGTGTATGTTGACAAACGTAAAGAGCAGTCTCGGCGCGCCTGTCGAAAAAAGTTTGGCAATGACATATGGTAATGGAGAAGAAAAAATTTGCGTTCATAATGAGGGGCGTCCCGGGTTCGGGAAAGTCCAGCACTGCTTTTTATTTGGCAGGTGAGGACGGAATAATTCACGCTGTTGATGAGTACCATACTGATTCTTCAGGAGTATTCTTTTGGGATGAGGCTCAAGCAGATAATTTTTACCAGAAGAACTTTGAAGCGTTTAAAAACAGCTGTAGAATAGGACACCCCGTTGTCGTCTGTGACTGTATTAATATTGAGCGCAAAGACTATCAGAAGTATATAGATATTGCCAAGGAACACGGTTACATAACCAGTACTGTAGTGCTGGATAAGCCTAAGGCTGATGTTGCCGCATCTCGCAACAAGCATTTTGTGACCGATGATCAAATTAAAGATATGTACAGTAGGTGGGAAGACTAATGATGGGAAGTATGAAAGATTTATCAATACAAATGAGCTTACCTTTCGGTGATGATGTCATCGAGGGAAAAGTATTCGAGCTTTATGTGAAAAATGGAAAAAGAGAGTTCCAGAGGCACGTGAAATTTATCCAGGCAGACTGTTTGGAAGAAGCTGAGGATAATGTGGTGGGGGTTAACCCGGACTACTGGAAGACGATGTCAGTACGCCCAGTAAAACCAGAATATATTTGGAAGACGTTTGAGGACTTGCATGTGGCTTACAACACATGCAAGTCTATTTTAGGTTTGGATGAGTTGTTGGAAAATAGCTAAAAGAGGAGCTGCTTAATGCTAGTATCTGATATTTTGGAGCAGATAAAAAACGTCCCGGGTTCTAATGCTAAGAAGGAGATTCTTCAGGCACATGCCGAGAACGATTCTCTAAAAAAGGCATTGAAATTTGGTCTGGATAATTTTGTACCTTTCCATGTTGTAAAAGTCCCAAAAGTAAAAGCTGAGGATAGAAGCGTTGGAAAAAACGAGACTGATCGATGGAATATGTTTTTTGACTGCGCACAAATTTGCGCTGACAGGTATCATACGGGGAATGCTGCTGTAGAGATTCTTTACAGAGCTTTGAGCACTGCGACCCCGGAGGAAGAAAAGTGGATGCGCAAGATTCTTAAGAAACATCTTGCGATCGGTGCCTCTACAAAGACTGTCAACAAAGTTTTTCCTGGCTTGATTCCAACTTTCGATGTTGCACTAGCACAGAAGTTTGAGGAAAAGCGTCTCAAAGGTAAGGTAGAGGTGGCAATTGAGCCAAAATTAGACGGCATCCGTTGTTTTGCAATTGTCGAAGGTGACGAATCACTGCTTTACGCACGTTCAGGAAAGTTAATTTCTAATTTCGACAGTACTATTGGTGCTGATTTGGCAATGCTTCCTGATGGTTGCTACGACGGCGAGATTATGGGAGAAGATTTTACTTCACTCATGCGCCAGGCATACCGCAAAGAAAATGTTGTAACTACTGACACATATTTGTCTTTGTTTGATTACATACCGATGAACGAGTGGAAAAGCCGAGAAACTGTTATGACGTGTGAAGACAGGTATAAGACACTTTGCACCAACCTGAACGGCAATAGCGGAAAGTATATTAAGGTAGTCCCAAGGACCAAAATTGCCGCAGACTATCTCACTATCAAGGGTTATCACGATCAATATGTTACCGAAGGGTACGAGGGAGCAATGATCAAAGATTTGGAAGCCCCATACAAGTTCGGTCGTGGTCCTGAGGTAATGAAGCTAAAAGCATTTCATGATGTAGATCTTAAAGTTGAAAGGCTTCTAGAAGGAACAGGAAAGCATTCTGATAAACTTGGTTCTGTTGTGGTGGTTTACAATGGTGTCGAAGTTCAAGTTGGTTCTGGGTTCTCTGATGACCTTCGTGATACAATCTGGGCATCACCGGATAGTTTTATAGGGCGAACTATCGAAGTAAGATATCAAGAAGTCACACCTGACGGATCACTTCGATTTCCGACGTTTGTGTGCTTTAGGAACGATAGAGATTAAAGACACCAAAGAGGCAAAGCATGCGAGACACAAAAGAAATATTAGCTGCTATAAAAATGGTCGAATTAGGAATTGCTCCATTTGAAGGCCCAAGTTTTTTCTCAAAAGATGAGATCACTAATGCATTAGAGTCTCTCTCTCCTGAAGACCGTAGAAAAGCAAAAAGAAAATTTCGAAAACTGCACAAAAAAGCTTACAAAAAGCTAGGAATAAGATGCATGTCCAACATGCAGCCTTCTGCAGCAGAACTCAGAAGACGAAGAGCAGCAGTGCATAGAATGATTTTATCCGATCTCTCGGATTGAGAAATATCCTATAGTGCGAGATACTTATGTCATGTAGGAGACAACACAATGGCAGTTACTGATAAAGAGCTAGCGGTAATAAAGGCTTTGACCGGCGGGCGTTTGAATCTAGAAGAAGCCGAAATTCTTTTTGACATGGAAGTTCGAGACCTAATGGTTGAGCATGATTTAGACCATGTCCAAGCAGAAAAGGTAAAGTCTTGGGTTGAGTTAGAGTCTTACAGGCATAGGTCTCAGCATTTAATGACACCAATTGATGATTATGATCTTCCACAAAAGCCCCAACACCGGCTGCCGCAAGGTGATTATACTCTTCCTCTGAGAGAGGCACTTAAAATGCGCCTAGCTAGAGCTATAAAAAAACATACAAAAAAATAGTCCTACTGCTTGGCACACATAGTGCTGTTATTCCATTCATATACGTCTCCATCCTCATAATTATTTGAGTTGTGTTGTCATGTTGGCAGCACAACAAGCCTCAACTCTCTGGGGCATTTCACTATTGAGGAGATTGTTATGAGAGAGAAAATGGAATCCATCCTAGGATGGATGAAACTTTCATGCGACCTTGGTATTTCATTGCTTTGTCTTGCTATTATAGCAGGGCTGTTGTTTGGATCAGCAGCGCCATTTTTCCCGGTTGACGTGACCGGAAACGTGGTTGCACTGACTAAGCAGTTAGGCAGTGAGGGACTAGTGGGTCTCGTGGCTGTTTGGGTGCTGGCGAGCATCTTTAATAGACAGCTGGCAGAGTAGAGGCGCCTCGGAGGGTCGGGGGTTTTCCCTCGGCCCTCCACTTTTAAATTTTAGGTCACGACCAATGGTCGTGACCTTTTTTATTTTCTGACAATTAGTATACTAAGATTAGTTTCGCCCATACCTATTTTATATGGGCACTAAACTACGCAATCTGTATTACCCTTTATTCATTGCCCTTTTCCTGTTTGGTTGTTCACAAGACAAGGATGTGGCATTAAACCCTTCTGGCGCCTTTGACGTTGTTCTCCCGCCGGCGCTGGATAGCGAAGACGTAGAGGCACTTGAAGAAGACGCAGACGTTGAAGAAGACACTTATTCTATATGGACAGATCCATGTGTTGACTGTCAAATGTACTTCTGCCCACCGTTAGACTCTGTTTGGCAAAAGCAGATTTGCATTAATCAGTGTGATGACCCACCCACAGTAGTATATGAAGGACAATGCATAGAGTATTTGCAATGCGATCCTACACAAACCATCATAGAGGCAGACTTACCGTGTCAAACAGACGATGGATATCCCGGACTCCAGGATAAAATATGCAACAAAGGCCAGATCCAGTATACAGACTGCGTGACAGAGTGCAAAGAAGAAATCTGTAATGGAATTGATGATGACTGCGACGAAGTGATAGACGAAGGTTTTGCGGAAATAGAAGAAGTCTGCAACAACATCGACGATAATTGTAATGGAGTTGTTGACGAGGGCGAATGGGAATGCGATCAAGGGTGCGGACCTGGTCCTAACTTATGCCTTGCAGGAGAGTTTGTTTGCATGGCCGAGCTACCTGAGGAAGAGATCTGCGACGGCCTTGACAACGATTGTGATGGAGAAGTTGACGAGGGCCAGTTAAACGCATGCCTTCAGTGTGGGCCTGTTCCAGAGGAAACCTGCAACGGCCTTGACGACGATTGTGATGGAGAAGTCGACGAAGAGTTAATATCGCCTTGTAGTACTGCTTGTGGCGAAGGGTATGAGACTTGTATTGATGGAAACTGGGTTTCTTGTACTGCTCCTCCTGTTTTTGACGAGATCTGCGACGGTTTAGACAATGACTGTGACGGCCAAATAGACGAAGATTTGCAGTGTCTCTGCACAATACAAGATGTGGGAACACTTTTTCCGTGCCAAGATAGTCCACTTCTCTGCGGCCAAGGGTTCAAAACATGTGAATGTGTAGATCCAGAATGCAAGACGATAGTAACGACCCAGTGTTTTGCACCATGTTACTGGTTGGCTCAGCCAGTAGGATCAGATCCACTTTGTGATCCACAGATAGGCATGCCCTTACAGCAAGAGCAGTGCAACAACTTTGATGACAATTGTAATCAACTAATTGATGAAAATCTCTTCGCAGGATGCTATACAGGCCCAGAAGGCACCATCGGAGTGGGGATATGCCTGCCGGGAGAGATGACATGTGACGTAGGCACATGGGGGCACTATAATGACAACACAGGACTTTTTACACCTGGTTTCTGTAAAGACGAAGTAACGCCCCAGACAGAGATCTGCGATGGCGTTGACAATGACTGCGATGGAATCACTGATTACGGAAAGGAACTTGAAGACACCGACATTCTTTTTATAATCGATTGGTCGGGCTCCATGTCTGACGAAATTAATGCGGTGATGATCGCCCTGAACCAGTTTGCCGCAACCTATTCTGACGAAGACGTGTTACAGTGGGCTACCATTCTTGGGCCGAGAGACGAGCCAGGAAAGCCTTGGGGCGACGACATCCTTGAGCTTTACCATAATATGAGCGGATTCACTGACTTCTTGACAGCTATGAGTGGCCTCGGAGGCAATATGGGTGGCGGAAGCGAAATGCTGTTAGATGCGATTTACCTCTCGATCCAAAACATCTCAGCTTCTCTGCCAATTCCAATTGCTGACCTTGATTGGGATCACTACAGTATTGCTGAGTCTGTTCCACATCATGACAATTTTAGCATTGATTGGAGAGGCCAGGCAGAAAAAATTATTATTGTCTTTACAGACGAAGATCCTCAAGCCTACCTGAAAACTCCGGAAGGACAAAAATTGGCCATGGCCGACGTAATGGCAGCTTCTCAAGGCACACCAAAACTCAAAATATACGTTTTCTCTACTGACGAGGACTGGGAATGGGATGAGTTAGCTGTGTTGACCGGCGGCGTGTACTATGAATTAACTGATAATCCTACAGAGATGTACAACAGCTTAATGGAGATCTTAGATGAGATCTGCAAAGGCCCATAGTGTATACAAAAATGCTCTCTGTGACATCTTTAAATGTAAACCTAAGGTAAACTATTATTAGGGCACAAAGAGCATTTCTGTGCTTTCTGTCAGCGCCCCTGTCCTCTAGGCTTTTTTCTGTAAATCTTGGAAACTGTAGAACCGCTTTTGCCTCCACCCTTGCTACCAAACTTTGAAAATTTGCCTTTTCCTTGTCTTGTCTTTTTCTTCTTTCCTTTGTGAGTTCCCTTTCTGTAAATCAATTTAGTCTATCTCCTTGTGTCTTTTGAGTTTAAAGGCTCATAAATGTAGTATAAACTTTAGTGTACAATTTGTTTCATGATAGTACATTTAAATCACATATAGGAGGAACTGATCTTGACTGAAGAAAATAAGACCACAGCAGCAGCTATCTCACCGTACCGCGACAAGGGAACACAAAGCAGCAGTGCGATAGGATTCACATGCGGTGCGTTTGATCTTTTGCATGCAGGCCATGCTTTAATGCTAGCCGAGGCCCGAGAGCAGTGTGATCACTTAATCGTAGCAGTCCAGTCAGACCCTTCAATAGATAGACCAGAAAAAAATGCTCCAATACAGAGCTATGAAGAAAGACTCACAATGATAAGGGCAATTAGGTGGGTAGACGAAGTAGTGACCTACGACACAGAATCAGATCTATATGCACTTCTTCAGAAAATTTTACCAGACATCAGGATCGTAGGTGCTGATTGGAAAGACAAAGAATACACGGGCTTCGACTTGCCTATAAAGGTATACTTTAATTCACGTGATCATAGTTGGTCCACTAGTGATCTTAGAAAAAGAGTGTACGATGCAGAGAAACTAAAAAAAGACTGGAACAATGCTCGGAGATAGAACTTTTCAGGGAGACCGATAGATGGAATACATTCTTTTCGTATGCATATTTTTTATAGGATTCTTGGCTAGAGGCACTATTGAGCGACTCTCCAGAGATTCTTTTTTAAAAGATGCAGAGTTTCTTTGGTTCAACCCAGCTGTTTTTCAATGGGAAAGAATTAACAAAAACTCTGAGGTTAAACCTCACTCTAGAGTTTTAATGGGGATACCTGTTGAGCCGTCTTCTCTAGATCTAGAAAGAATTCATGAATTTCAAACAAACAAACTAAAAGGAATGTAGGGTTATTGCAAAATGTCGTCAGAAGGGAACAAAGAAGTAGAAAAGCTCCACGAAGAGCTAGACAGAGTTTATCGAGAATTGGCAGATGGTGTGAGAGAATTTCTTGATCTTCGAGAAAATTTTCGAAGAGTTCGAAAGGAAAAACAGGATCTAACTGAAGCTGCTATTAAGGCAATTACTTCTTCTTCTAACGCTTCTGAAGACACAGCAAAAAAGATGCTTGATGAGTGGTTTAAAACAGTATCAAATACAAATAAGGAGGACAACGATGTCTAACGATAAAAATGTACTACATGGAAAGCCATGGACCAATAATTCAACTCATGACAGCTATGAGTCAGCAACTCGATGCAAGGAGTCCTTATCTGAGGACCTGTCTTTGCAAGTAAAAGTACGCCGTAGGCCAGACGGTACTTACACAGTCAAGACGAGGTCTGTGACTTTTGATGCACCCAAAGAGAAGAAAGTGTCAAAAGGCACAGGAAAGCCAAATAGCAAGTCTGAAAAAAGAAAGATGCGAGAGCAAAGAAAAAAGCAAAAAAGTCAAGGATGAAGCGTGCAATTTTCCCCTAGGTAGGGTATAATAGGGACGTACCAAGGAGGAATCATGGCTCGAAAATCTCTTGAAGTTCGTCTTTCACAAACTCATTCTCTCATGAAGCAGTTTGATGATGCTGGTCTAAAGTCTGACCGATCGTATCGTTTTATGGCAGACATGGCCTATCGTATGGAGCGAGGCAAGGGAATGTCCAAGGGACAGCGAAAGTACCTTGACAGCCTGATTGATCAGGGTGTACCTACTCCCAAGAATGAAGAACGTGTTAATCAGATTCTCGCCGCGGCAAAAGTTGACGGCATGCAACAGGTTTCTTCTACGCTTAGCGACTTTGCTTTCAAGCTAGGCAAGGGGTGGTCACTCTCCGAAAAGCAGGAGAAGTTTTTATCTAGTCTTCTTGCCAAGGCAGAAACTCTCAGAACTGAGGGTCGTTTTCGACCGTCTGGGGAGATGCTAGAAGATCTCAACAACGCTGTCGCTATCTGCAAGACAAAGAACGGCTGGTATTGGCAACACCGCCCTGGAACGGCAAAAGCTTTTAGCAAAGTGGAAGATTGGATCGACTGGAATGCTCGTCGTGAGGTCATTGAGGATGTAGAAGCTCTCGACGCCGAATCTACTCATATTTTAGGCGAAGAACCTATCATCGATCAGTGGGCATGTGACAAGCTTATTAAGGCTGTCAAAAACCCACTTAACGAACTCAAGAGTCCCAAGCACCCTAAAGGTTCAATGGCGTGGAAGGTGATGTACAATGCGCCTAAAGCCATGGCCCTGGTGACAGGCGCTCCTACTGTCAAGGGCGGGAAAATCATGTACCCGTGCTTGATCAACGGGGTGCTGGTTTCGGTGCCTTCCGGGGATCTTAGAAAACGCCGTGGGTAAGCACTGATGATTATATGTGTGTGTTATGGTGTAACTGAAGAGGACATTGTTGATCTCCTCGACAGCGGCATCGACACATTTGATGAAATTTCAGAATTATTAGGAGCTTCCACTGGATGTGGCATGTGCGAGTGCCAGATAAGAGGAATGGTGGACGGCTATCGCCACTCCCAACCATCACCATCAACTACAGGTAATTCTGCAGTGACGTTGTCTGAGTCCTCTTCGTAGAAATCTTTATTTTCATGAATCGCTTCAGTGTATATTTCCGCTTGCAGGTCCGCTAAATCACCAGATAGACTTTCAACGCGCCTGTTCAGCTCCATCATTTCTGCTAGCACAGCGCTGAAATAGTTTTCAAACGTGCTTTTTTGTGAGTGATTTATAATGACACCCACCGCTAACCCTAGGGCTACTAGCGCAAAACATATAGCGACGCAAAGAAAGGTTTCCATTTGTTCCTCTATATCTTAAGTATAAAGATGTGAAACAACGGTGTATTATTAATGTTTTGGAGGGTGTTAATGGATAAATTTTACTATAATACTGTAGGAAAAACCCCCCTGATTCAGATAACTGACAGGATCTGGGCAAAGCTAGAAACTTATAATCCGACTGGATCAATAAAAGACAGAATGGTTCACTATGTTGCCAATATGTCTAAACGGCAGGGATCGCTTAGACCGGGCATGACTTTGGTAGAAGCGACGTCAGGTAACACGGGAATTGCTTTGTCTGCATATGGCGCAGCAAATGGTCACACTGTAAAAATCATAATGCCTAAAAATATGAGTGAAGAAAGGAAGCAGATGATGAGGCTTCTAGGGGCAGAGATAATTGAAGTAAATGACAGCGATTTTCAAGGTGCAATATTCATGCGAGACGAGATGTGCAAGGATGAAAATGTGTGGAGTCCATGCCAATTTGAAAATGAACTAAATGTAGAGTGCCATCAGCTAACTACAGCGCATGAAATTCACGGTGATTTAAGAAGTGTCGGTATGTGGTCCAAGAAGTGGGATGCATTTGTTTGTGGCTCTGGCACGGGCGGAACTATGATGGGTGTAATCAGTCACAACAAATCAATTTCTGAGTGCAAGCATGTAAAGCATGTCTTAATGATACCCGAAGAGAACGCCACCGAGCACGGCATTCAGGGTGTCAATGATGGGGCCGATTTTTTATTGAACAGGGCACTTGTCGATGATATTATTAAAGTAAGGACGAAAGATGCTATCAACAGAGCAAAGCTTCTCGCTAGAGAAAACGGATTATTGGTGGGAATTAGTGCCGGCGCAAATATTTGTGCTTCTGAAGAATGGATTAGACGAAACCCAGATGCAAGTGGTATCGTTGTTACTGTACTTTGTGATCGAGGCGAACGTTACATGAGTGTATTTAGCTAGCAGAACATGATCAAGATTTTAGGAAAAATCCCAAGAGAAGTGACTGTCGCATGCAGCGGCGGCGTTGATTCTATGGCAGTTTTAGATTTTCTTAGAAAAGGAAAAAAGAAGATCACTGTCGCACATTTTAATCATGGGACTGTTTACGCTAGAGAGGCTGAAGATGTTGTGCTTTCATATTGTCGTAGGCATCACATCCCTACAATAATCGGACGCTTATCAAAAGAAAGGCCACCAAAGACAAGTGTTGAAGAGTTTTGGAGAAATGAAAGATACGAATTTTTCAGCGGCTTAAAAGGCCCGATTGTTACAGCACACCATTTGGGAGACGTTATTGAGTGGTGGATATTCACAGCTCTTCATGGTAACCCTAGGCTAATACCGTATCGACGAGATGATGTGGATGTGATAAGACCTTTTCTAACAACCAATAAGAAATGCTTTTATAGGTGGGCAAACAAAAGCAATGTGCCATATGTGGAAGACCCTTCTAATGATGATGACAGCTACATGAGAAATCATATTCGAAACAATATGATGAAAATGGCAATGAAGGTTAACCCAGGCTTAGCGAAGACAATGATCAAGAAAGTTGAAAAGGAATACGCGTGTATAAAGGAAGCTTAGTGAAACTTCGATCTCTTCCAGTTGAGAAAGGAAAGTCTGTCTTGCTCGAAGAGTGCGATGAAGAGACAAAGGCTAGATGGAATGACCCGGCTGTTGTAGTTCGAGGTCCGTACGAATGCTCTTTCAGAAGAGAGTTTGATGATGGAAGTAAGCTGACTACTGTTTATAGAGCGTGCGACATTATGCATAAAGGTGTTCTTTATGAGAAAATTTCTGTTGAACACTTGGAGAGAGTTGGTTAAGATATAGACATGAGGAATGAGGGCCTCTAGCTCAATTGGTAAGAGCATCCGGCTCATAACCGGCAGGTTCGGGGTTCAAGTCCCCGGAGGCCCACCAAACATGGATCTGATAGATGAAATTTGATAGCAAAACTATAAAATATGCGGGATTAACAGCAGTGATCATCGTGCTTTATGTGGGAAGCGTGGGTTACATGTTTTCGCAATGCCCGGGCTATTAATACGAGCGCGAGTGGCGGAATTGGCAGACGCGCAGGATTTAGGTTCCTGTGCCTTACGGCGTGTGGGTTCGAGTCCCACCTTGCGCACCATTATTTTTAAAGGAGAAGAGATAATGAAAAAGTTTTTTGACAATGATGATATTAGATTTTTTCGAATCGTTGGATTTACAGCTGTAGTTGTATTTTCTATTGTTGGGTTTGCGTTCTAGATATTAATAATGGATACATAAAATGAAATTAGGCGTTTGTTTTGATGATGTTCTTTTGACACCTCGTTATTCTGACATTAAGTCCAGAAAAGAAATTGACCTCACAAGCAATGTACCCAACATAGGCACACATAAATTTAGTTTGCCGATAGTGTCGAGTCCAATGGACACGGTGACAGGTACTTCAATGGCAGTCCAGATGTCTGCCCAAGGTGGTCTAGGAATCATCCACCGATACAATACAATGGATCAACAATCAGAGGCTGTGTATTCGGCGAAGAACGGTGGTTGTCCTGTTGTTGGAGCAGCTGTTGGTGTATCTGGTGATTTTTTACGCCGAGCGCGCTCGCTTGCTAAAGCCGGCGCAGACGTTATTTGCGTAGACATCGCGCACGGACATCATGTAATGATGAAAGATGCCTTGCGCTCCTTAAGAGAAGACCCGTATGTAGGCAGTTTGCATATCATGGCAGGAAATGTCGCTACGCTAGAGGCTTTTAACGATCTATCAGACTGGGGCGCCAATTCTGTCAGAGTTGGTATCGGCGGAGGATCTATTTGTTCTACTAGAATTCAGACAGGCCATGGCATGCCAACTTTACAGTCGATAATTGAGTGTTCTCGTTCTGACAGAGATGCTGCACTAATTGCTGACGGAGGTATTCGAACCAGCGGTGATATTGTTAAGTCTCTCGCTGCCGGCGCTGATTTAGTTATGCTGGGGTCACTTTTGGCAGGTACAGATGAATCCCCTGGGGAAGTGATTGAGAAGCCCGAGATTATCAACGGAAGACAGGTTTATACAAAGCACAAAGTATACCGAGGAATGGCATCTGTTGAAGCTCAAATTGACTGGAGAGGTCATACATCTTCTGAAGAGGGTGTATCTTCAACGATCCCCTATAAGGGGCCAGTTGCAGATGTTCTCGAGCGTTTAGAAAAAGGTATTCGCAGCGGACTTTCTTATAGCGGATGCCGGTCCTTGTCCGACTTTAGATCGAAGTCTACCCTTACACGACAGTCTTCAAACGGGGTTGTTGAAAGTAGCACTCACGTGAACCGTCTATAGGGTTTACCCAAATGAACATTTTATTATAATAATCTGTAAGGAGAATAGCAATGGCATGTGCCAATAAAAAGTGTAATTCTAGTCATCCAACCTTGTTAACTGCAACTCGAAAATACTATGAAGCACAGCGCGACGAGGCAATTGCGGTGCTGAACATATATTTTAGCAAACCTGTAGCCATAGCTGACCACTCTAATTTTATGGACGAGATAAAGTCGTGGACTGCTAAACTCTCAGAGGCAGAAGAATGCTTGGCCACTTTGCAAAAAAATTGGATGTAATATATTATTGGAGAAGATCTTGAGTAAAAAATCTGTTTTAGTTGTAGGAACAGGCACCATTGGTGAGCCTCTTGTTGGGTTGCTAGCAACTCTTAGAAAGCGTCTAGGTATTGAAAATGTCTATTTCCATAAGCGAACGCCGCTTATCGATGAAGTAGGAAAAGTCAACAGTATGTGCCGAAAAGGTGCAAAACTTGTAGCGACTGATCTTGCCTGTGCTGAAAAATTTAATGTGTATGGTAATCACGCCAAGGACTTGTTGGACTCAGTATTTAATAAAGTTGACGTTGTAATAGATTGCACTCCTGCAGGAAATCAAAACAAGGATGAGAATTATCTAGGGCTAGACGCTGCTTATTCTGGAAGAATTCTTTTTGTCGCGCAAGGAAGCGAAAAGGGGTTCGGTGTGCCATATGCGTATGGTATTAACGATGACATCCTTGGGGATCCTCATTTCATGTCCACAAGATTTGTGCAAGTCGTCAGCTGCAACACACATAATATCGCATGTCTGTTAGCGACACTTGGGTCTTTTGGAAAAGTAGTAGAAAGTGACTTTGTTTGCATACGGCGCGCAAATGATGTGAGTCAAGATGGAAGTTTTGTGGCTTCTCCGACTTTAGGGAGTCATAGTGACAAAAAATTTGGTACGCATCACGCAAGAGACGTCAACGACTTAATGCAAACTGTTAAAAAATCGGTGCCCGTTTATTCTTCTGCGATGAAAACAAATTCTCAGTATATGCACACAATAAGATTTTCTATTACAGTCGACAAAGCCATGTCACATGAAGATGTAGTAGGAATGTTGAGAGAAAATAAATTTATTGCTCTCACACACAAAGCTTGCTCGAACAAGGTGTTTTCATTCGGTCGAGACCACGGATACTATGGGAGAATCTACAATCAAGCAGTAGTTTCAGTGCCGTCACTTCAGGTGAGAAAAACAAAAAATAACAAAACTGCAGTGACTGGATTTTGTTTTACACCTCAGGACGGCAACTCGCTTTTAAGCTCGGCGGTAACTGCGCTTTACGGAATCCATGGAGATGATTACAAACAGTATCTCCATGTTTTAGACGAACTACTTTTTGAGCAGGTCTAAGACTGTCCTTCTTGTGCCTTAGATCATACTTAACATATGAAACTATTACACATAAGGTTACTTTATGAAAGTCACAAATAGACAACTTAGAAAAATCATTAGAGAAGCCATAAAAAGCCAATCAGCCACCCCTTTTGGAAGTGGCATGGATCAGGCAGACTTATCTCATTTGCCCGATGAAAAAGAAGACCTCATAAGCCATCAATGACTCAAGCACGGTAAGCTGGGGTCCCCAGCTATGAGAGAAGTTCATGGAATCGGTAGAGATGAGGTGGGTACTGTGTTGTGGCATTCGCTAAGCGAGAGTGGAGATATTAGGTATTATGACCTTAAATTCGGAAAACAAATTCTTAGAAATGTGCCGACAGCTCATGTCGTTCCCGTTCTCGAGACGAGGGAAGTCCACGAGCACGAATCCCGAGATGAGAGATAGTATGATCCTAAAAAATGGGCATGCGGGACAAGAAGTTAAAAGGCTCCAGACCTTGTTAGGAAATTTATCAGTTGATGGGGATTTCGGCCCTAAGACAGAGGCAGCACTGATTACGTACCAAGCTGCACACAATTTAGATCAAGACGGCGTCGCTGGACAAAGAACACTGTCTAGTTTGGGGATGGACGTCTACTCAGGTGTGGATGTAAGTCATTGGAACGGAAAGATTGACTGGTCTTCTGTAGATCAAAACCGAGTAGCATACGTCTGGGCCAAGATAAGTGAAGGCAGGACGTTTAAAGACAAGCGTCGAAAGAGAAATCTTGAAGGCTGCCGAAGAAACGGAATACCTGTAGGTGGATATCACTTTGGTCGTCCCGAAAACAACGATCCAAAAGTTGAAGTTCAGCACTTTCTTAAGTCTTACGGAAGCTCTATTTTGCAAGGCGATCTAATTCCTGTGCTAGACCTCGAATCGGGTGTCAAAGGCGATCCGGATCACAACAGGCAGTGGGCTCTAGAGTGGCTGCAGGAGTGTGAGAAAGAAACCGGACGAAAGCCTTTAATATATACTGCCAAGTGGTTTATTAGAGGGTACTTAAAAGGTGACTGTAGTGGTCTGGATGACTATCCTCTTTGGGTAGCAGACTATATTAAAGATCCTCTAGATAGGGTCGAGCCTGATTATATTTCCTCATGGAATGAGTGGACAGTTTGGCAGTGGACATCTAAAGGCACAGGGCTAGCAAAAGTAGGTTCTAGTGCGTGTGACATGAATTGGCTCCCCGGAGGGCCTTCTGCATTAAACGCTCTGCTTAAGTGATATTTAATAATATCAGGAGTATATTATATGAAAATTACACAAAGACAATTGAGAAGAATTATTCGAGAGGCCGTCGCCGAGATGCTAGACGCCGAGCACCCATCTGAAGTTGAAGCAGAAGAAGATGCATGGTCTGGCTTTGATAATCTTCACAAAGATGTAGATCACGCAAACGTTCATCATGACGCAGATCCTGTAGTTGACTCTCCTGAAATGCTTGATGTTGTAGGCGAACACCGCTCCGGAGCAGGAGCACACATGGCTAAGCAGAAACCTTCTCCTATGCGCTCTCGTGCCAGCGAGGCGTTGGCCAGAGTTATTCGACAGCAGCGACAAGGGTGATTTTATGCGCTTGTCAGAGGTACAGCTAAGGGCGCTGATAAGAAAAGCATTGCTCACCGAAAAGAAGTGGGCTGATCTAGATGCCCCAAAAGGCACAACTATTCCTTTAACTCCTGACGATTTTGAAGAAGAAGAATGGGAAAACCCAGAAGAGCTAGACCTAGAAGATGATGTTACACTTTCTGATGAGATCTTTGATCTAGTTCAAAATGCGTACGCAGATGTCGAGCTAGAGCCCGGCAAGTACGGCAATGCCAAGGTCCAGTCACCGGAAGATTTGCCTGCAGGATACACTGTTATGAAAGCCGCAGATATCGACGGCGATCCAGAGCCTGACTATTTCCGAGGCGGAAAAATGCGTAGCGGAAGATACAAGATGGGAATTGTAGGACATGATGGAAGTCGAGCCGCAATTGACATGTACTTAGAGGAAACTGCTAAAGATCTTATGGCGGGTGGAATAGCAGAAATGTCCGGAAAGATCGCGCATATCATGATCACTCGCTACGGCGTGCCTGCAGTAACTTCTAAGGATCAGGTAGAATCCATGTTAGGAAAATCTGTTGAATGGGTGGGTGTTCATCCTAACGAAAAATATGCGAACAGATATGGTTCTGCGTACGAAGGCTGGTACAATAGAGGAATCGGTGGCAAATCTCATATGAAGATTCTGCTAGGCGGTGCTTAATGCACGTTCTGAGAAGTTATATTCGATCGCTGCTGACAGAGGTGACAAAGCTTCCTAAAGAGTGGTTTTCAGAAATAGATCGAGCTGTGATGGCTTCGAATTTCTGGCTAGAGCCTAATGAGGAAAGTGATGTGGACGCAGGAAAGTCAGGGTCTTTGCAGACGCCTTCAGCTAGCAAACTAGAGTCTGCCCTTAGAGAAGTTTTTTCCGAACTCGGAATCGATGTTGATGTTTTTGTAAGTTCACATGACTCTGGCAACCCGGATCTGATGCTGCACCCAGAACACCCTGCATATCCTAATAGGTGGCTTATGGATGCTAGGTGGTACGTTTCGAAACAAAGACCGGGTAGAAATACAGTTGACATGGAGATCATGGTTTTTGATGAAACTGCTGATCCAAATGACGTTGATCCTGCTGCATTAGTTCGGCACATAAACCAATCTGTTCGTCATGAACTAGTTCATTACACTCAGATGAAAAAGCAATCACTTAAGAAAGGCCTATATGACGATATAGAGGCTTTTGACGAGATGCTCCAAGACCCAAAACAGGTACCAAATGAGGATAGTCCAAAATATTGGGAGAAGTTCGAGCCTACCGGGATGATGGATGAAGAGGGTAAAGAGATAATCGAAAAAGAAGGCTTTGATCAAAAACTATACACACAAGACTACCTCACAAGCCACATCGAAATCGACGCGCATGCTCATGATGCAGCAGAAGAAATGCTAGCGATATACGGTTATGATAAGTCCTTAGAGCTTATGAAGACTGGAGGGTTCGATTTGTCTGATCCTAAACTTCCGAACGCTATACAGCATTATTACGAGTATCTTCAGGATGATCATCCAGGAACGATTCAAAAGCTACTTAAGAAGATGACAAAGTATGTCGATTACATGAAGCCCTAGGTATGATATAATGTTTTTAGAGAGGTATCATAATCATGATTAAAGTTGGTGACAGAGTATATCCGATATTTGCCATGGACATGGCAGGTGTCGTTGTCGAAATAAAAGAAGCGGAAACCACTACTTGGATGGTCGGAGGCGCTATGAGCGCCGAATTGGTAGCAGTCGTAAAACATGATAGAGATGGAGTTTTGCAGGAATATCGCTATTCAGAGGTGATGCAGGAGTCCTAGGACTTTGTGGTATCTTTACGTCGTTGAATGTTCGGATGGATCTCTCTATACCGGTGTAACAACAGATGTACATCGTCGTCTAAGTGAGCATAATAATTCTTCTAAAGGCGCAAAATACACCAGATCTAGGCGTCCAGTGAGACTAGTTTATTATGAAAAGCATGCAGATAGATCTAGTGCATGTAAGGCAGAATATGCCTTGAAAAAGTTGAGCAGAAAAAAGAAACTAGAGTTAATTTCAATGCCCTACGCAACAATTTAGCGAAGTTGAGCGACCACATCAGCCACTCCAATTATGTGCCACATGAGGACGTAAGCGTATACGCAGAATACAGGCCATATGAGCACTCTTGCCAACTCTCTATGAGAGACTCTATACAAGCCAAGAAGTGCTAGGAAAACAATTGCAATTTTAAGGAAAAGAAAAAGCCCAGGGCTATAGTCGTAAAGCCATGCCATGAGAGGGTTGGCTTCCCATGCCACTTTATGTTCTAGCCATATAACTGTCAGAAGACCATCAACTGCGTTAGCAGCGAATATAAATCCTAGAATCCATATGAATGCGTTAGGAGAAGTTAGGTTATTATAGAGTTGCGTGAGGCGATTCATACCCCTTTCCCCTGTTTAATCGTCTCCGTCGTCGTCGTCATCGTCGTCATAGTCATCACCATCACCATGGTCCGGACCATAACTAGCACCTCGCTCACCGGCGATTTCTCTCTCGTAGCCGCCTAGACGGTCGAACATCTCGTCTTTGTCGGAGCCTTCCCACCGATTCGTAGTAGCCCAGTCTCCTTCGCCCTCGATACTCGACGCCCATGGAGGCTTCCAGCCTTTAATTTTTTCTCCTCCGATCTTTTCACTTAAGATAGCTTCTCGAATTATTGATCGAAGTTCTGTTAAGGAGATATTATGTGTGCTAGATTTAGACATTATTACCTGCTTTTAAAACAAAAAATCTTTTTAACCCATTTGATAATTGAGTCTTTTCTTTTTTGCCACGTTTCAATGGATTTAATTTTTCTTTCAAGACGTTTGACTTGTTTAGACAGCTGTTTGTTTTCTGCCTTAAGTTGCAAGACGGTTCGATACAGCACGAGGACCTTCGCCCTCCATACAGTTGGATCTTTTTTGGTCTTGCGATCCATGGTGTTGTGTGCTCCTTGCCCATCAAGAAATAAATATACACCCGGTTGTTGAGTGTTAACTTAATTCCAAAAAACTTGAATACACACGATAATAATTGATAGGCCTATACACAAGAGTGTCTTAGGTGTTAACATAGACTCTCCAAGAAGCATCCACGTCATAAGTGGAAAAACAAGATATGATGTTCCAAACCCGATAAATCTCACACTCCACGCGCTGTCATTTAACGCATTATAGCCAAACCTAGAACCCCAATACCCGCAAAAAGTTATCGGAATTGATAGCATGATAGCAATGAAAAGTGATCTGCTTTGCCAAGATTTATTGACAAATTGAAGATTTGTGGACAACCATACGAAGATATGAAGTGCTACAAATAGAAGTGAGGCGTATATTAAATTCTTGTTCAATATGCGGCCTACTATATGGATTGCAAGCTTTTAAGCAACGATCTGTTTCTTTTGTTTTCTTTATCTAAGTCTTCAATTACACGGATGAGTAAAGCTTTAAGCTGATGATTTTCTTTTAAAAGCTCATCCTGCTTCTTTGTGAGCTTCTCGATTTTAAGGTCTAGGCGTTTGATCTTTTCAGATTCTATAGAATCTTTGATCGCAACAGCCTGCTCCTTAACTTCGTCTAAAAGTGTCTTAATTTTACTCATAGACAAATTATAGACGAATATTGAAAGATTATAAAATTAACTCGGCGTGGACTTCGGATCTTCGCCGAAGACTTATCTTCGTCTTCGACCACAGTCCTTTGGCCGGGCAAATCGAAGTGTTTCTAGCGCATCTGTCACCTCTTT